ACACGCAAAAAGGTTCATTGGGGTTGTGTGGTCGATGGACGTGATAGAACGTATTACACCCCGGTGGATCAATGATCGTACCGGCGGAGAAACTACTCGCCTTGAAGATATGACGAGTACCATCAGGACCTTCGGCTTCGAACATGTCGCCAGTGAGCTTTTCTGGCTCGCTCTCATCTTCTGTGATTGCTTTTTCAGCCTTTTCGGGGGTATCAATGGGATTATCCCCATTGCCCCTATCGGTGATAAGAGACTTATCAATATCGATGTTGAAGATGTCGCAGAAGCAATCAAGAGCGTAGTCGAGATCGGTCTTGACATCGAAGTCGGATTCATTTTCTTCAGAGATTTCATCGGAAAAAGTATCGTTGAGCATGTCGTTGAGAAGTTCAATGAGAGCTTCTGCATTACCTATGAATTTTTGATGGTTAGGCATATGTATTCCTTTGTTGTATCAGATTGTTGCGAGACACATTCCAAGAGCTATAACGCCGAGAACGATCAAAGCAACGTCGAGTGTGATCTGTAGTTTGTTTTCGTCGCGGATGTCTCGTGGGAGCGAGGCAAGACCCCAAACGGTAGTCAGGAGCGCGATGATGATCCAGATAGACATGTGGTGTTCTCTTTTAGGTTAGTAGTCGTAGTCGAAGTCTTCCCAGTCCACGTCTTCTGGATATAAGTGGCTGGATGGTACTGAGTCCCAGTTCAACTCTTCTTCATCTTCTTCGTCGTATTCCATATACGTGGTGAGGAAACCGTAATCATCACGAACGCTCATGTGGGATGCCTTCTTTCTGGAGATGTGGGTGGTGGTATATATGTCAACCCACAGACCATGAAGGGTTCTGTGGGCTGACGTTTGATGCGATCAGTGTTTGACTCAGTTTTGTGGTTGAAACAAGCGAGCAATGAATTCTTTGTTCTCTACCTGTGTTTCCATAGGGTCAGCACCATCGAGTGCCGCCTGTGCGATGCAGGCGGCAACAAGGTTCATCTGGGCGTTTTCGTAGGCGATGCGCGCTTGCGTCATATACCTCTTGCGGTCGTAGATGGTGTTGTAGATGGTGTCGGGCGAGGTTGTGTCGTCGATGTAGTCCACGATCTTGTCCGAGATGCGCTGCGCCACGTAGAGGGCATCAAGGCGTGCTTCGGTGGTGTCCTGTGGATTGACAGCGTTGATGATGGTGATCGTGGTGTTCCATGCGGTTCGAACGGCGTCGATTTGCTCAGGGGAGAGTGTCTCATCGGTGTCAAAGTACTTACGAATTTCGTCCTCAGATGTGTAGCTGAGCATGGGATGTTCCTTTCTTACTTTGAGGGTTGGATCTCAGCGGTGTTGTAGTCGATGGTGTAGCCATTGGCAGTGTTGGGCACAGTGACGTGCTCAGAGATCGACTTGTCACATGACTCCATATCAACGGTGACGGTGCGAGGGATAAGATCATCACCCACGTAGTTCGGTGTTACAGCGTAGTACAGCGGGCACTGTGCATGAGCTTGGTTATCCAGGTATGAACGCGCCTTGGTCTCGGAGTAAGCCATGCCGCCGTTGTGAGCGTTGCTCAGACCGACGTTTTGTGTGCGGGTTCCGGTGACAAGGTTTTCTTTCACCGGGTCGCCACCGAGAGAATCAGCAATCATGTGTGAGCGGTTCCAGAACCACCCTGTGTATGACTGCGAACCATCGGTGATGGTGACTTTTTGGTTGTGCTTCGGCCAACCTGTGGGGTTGACGTCGATCTTTTGACGGCCCCGAGCCTTGGCCTTTTGGCGCATATCAGTGGTGAGCAGACCGTAGGCGCATGTGGGCCTGCCCAGAGAGTCGAGATCACAGTAGGTGATCTGACCTTCCTTTGCGTCCTTGTATGAGCGCTGGGCCTGCCCGTCAACTTGGTAGTAATCAGCGTTGTACGTGATGCGCGGTGTGGGTTGAGTCTGCTGCGTCTGCTGCGGCTGGATATTAGTGTTGTGCAGCTTATATGCAAAGGTGATGTATCCGGCAATCATGGCTGCACAGATGACAAGTGCGAGGGTGATGATTCCAATCAACCCGAGGTGTTTCTTTGACATATGGTGTCCTTCAATTAGTGGCGGTATTTGTGCGAAACGGGCGGGCACCAGCCATGGCCGGTGAGCAACCATTCGACGTCGACGATGAGAATCGAGGCAAGAATATCAAGGTCTGCGATTGTGTAATCGAAGAGGTACCCGATGTAGGGTTCCATGCGAGCTGGCTCGATCGTCGGGTTGATCTGGCAGAAGCGATCAATGACTCGGTTCAAGAATGCTTCGTGGGCGTTCTCGCTGGTTACGTAGTGGATGTCGATAGCCATGGTGGTGGGCCTTTCTGAATTAGTGTTTCCAGATTTCTCCGGTGCGATAGTTGATCGCTTCCTGGGACGGTTAGCCGCTATAAGTCGTCCATGCACATATCGCTATTAAAAGCCATACAAGGGGGACAAGCCCACAAAGTGCAATCGTTTCTGCTATATCGAATGAACATTCTTCATCTCGTGGCGTGTTTGGTTGCGATGTCATGATGAGTCCTTTTGTTGTTGACGGAAGAAAAGAGACCCTCTCCGTAACAGAGAGTAGGAGAGGGTCAGGTGAGAGAGTCGTTATAGTTTTCGGCGCACATTAGTGCGCCATACTCACCACTACCCCGTTTCAGTGAAGGATTGGGTGTTCAAAGTAGTAGACACTCATTGCGATCTTGGGGATGAGTGCACTAGAGGGCTGAGATGGGTCTAGCGCTTTGCGTGCATCCTTCCACGGGTCTTCTGCACATACCCGCTCACTGAGTTCAGTGCCGATCCCGGTCGTCTCGCCTAGAGCGGTGCAGATGCGTATGATGAGGTTCTTCTCATCGTCACTCAAACGATCGGGGTTTCCTTGGGGAAGTTCACCGGGACGGATGATGAACTTATTCCGGTGCAAAATGAACAAAAGTGGGCACACGGGGCCGCTTCTCCAGGCATAGAAGTCTTCTGGGAACAGCGGCGCACCCTGGTGCTTAACGAGGTGCTCTGCTTGCGTATAGAACGCAAGCTTGTGTAGTTGCATCGTTGTGATGGTGCCTGTACGTTCGAGAATGTAGGCTGCCACGTCTGTGATGGATTGGGCCATGGATGAGTCCTTTCTACAAGTTTTGGTGCGGAGTATACACAGTCCCATGATTAGGATGCGATGGGTTGTAGACCCATATGTGACGGTTCCATACTACGTAAACGGGGATACCGGCTTGGTGCGCGAGGTCGATGCAGTTCCAAGTACCCCGCGAACCTTGCCCCTTGGGGTGGTCAGGGAAGGCCAGGCAGAGGTCGGCTCCAAGATTCACCATCTCTTTGTTGCGGATGGGACCAGCGGCTCTGCCGTAGGTGTTCCAATCGGCTCGATGAACCTCAATCGGGAGACCCAGCAGGCGCTGTCCTGCAAGAGCAGCTTCGGTGTCTGCTCCGGTTGCGCCGCCATGGACGAGAGTCGGAAGAGCATGGGTCTTTTCGAGGATTTCTCGCACGGCGATGAGCAGAGCGTGGGAATCGTATGAGGTCCATTGGTGGTTGCGAGAACCTGTGATGAGCAAGCGTGACATAGGGGTGCTCCAAACAAAAAGAAGGAAATAAGAATCTGTATTATTATCGGCACACACCAGTGTGCCACAGGGCTATGATATACTTAAGTATCAATGTAAACGTAGAGCCACGAGGCTTTGAGAGGAGAACTTAACGGTGAGCGAACGTGAGGCAGGCGAGCCGATGGTGCGGCTCAACGTCCGTATGCCGCAAAGCATACGTGACAAGGTTGCGTATTGGGCTGAGAAAGAGAACTTAAGTGCCAATGATTTCATCATTGAATGCATTGAGGGGCATATCGCGCGTGCAAACGGCGATTACGATCTGCCGACTTTGGAGCAGGCACGCCTGGCTCAACTTGTTGATGCACAGGTTGTTCTTGCGAGTAACGTCGCCAATCTTCATAAGATGGTCGAGTCAATGGCGGGTACCATCATTGGTCTCACTCGCGGTGACAGTTACTTGCTCGATGACGAAGATGGAGAAGAATGATGCCTGAGTACGATTACGACAGTAGAGCGCCTGAGATTTTCGATCCTCGCGCTGCCATTAAGAAGCAGTTACGCGAGCGAGGACATAGCGATCAGCCTGTTGTGGTCTCGGCGCGTGGACAGCATGGCGGAAGCGGTGGTCACAGTAGCGCTGCTCCTGGGGCCACGTCTGGGATTGGTGCAACACCACCACAGCCCCAGCGCGATGAGCCAGGGGATGCGATCACGGAAGCAGACGGTGTTAACTCGTCTGCTCGTGAGAGTGAGACCCCCAGTGAGCCTCAGAAAGAGGTCGGTGAGCAGAGCCATGAGATGGTTCCGATGACATTGCGTCATCGCGATGGCAGCGAGATCCCTGTGACGATCGAGGGCGATGTTCGTTTTACATTTGACGGTGACTCGGTGCGGCCACAGGGTATGCCTTTTGTCATCGGGCAAGCCGTTCGTGATGAACTCACGAGACTCGGTGCTCCTGAGCTTGGAGCAGAACCTACGCCGAAGACTCAAAGCAAAACGTTGTCGTATGGCGCACTCATCACAGCGCTCGCAATGAGTTCTCTGGATATCGAGATCCCAGGGGTGGACGAGAACACTCGTCGCGCCGCTGAAGTCCTGCGCACAGGACAGGGGCGCGTTGCTGCCATCGAGATGAAAGTAGAGCAGGTGCTGGATAACCAACAGCGCGCTCAAAAGGATCTTGATGCGATGACGAGGCGGGCGCTCAGTGCTGAGAAACAGCTCTATGAGCTGGAACTCATGCTCACGTGGTTGCTCGTTGATAAGACCGAACCACTTTTGTTCAACCAGGTGACATCTTCCGCGATCGATCTGACGAACAAGAGTGTGCTTGATGCACGGGCGCGTCTTCGAGAGAAGGCTCGCGAGTTGGATCGGGCCGAGTCGGTGCAGCGGGGACGTGGGCAGATCGTCGAATGAGTGTTGCTATACCCTTGAATCAATGATAGAATTGATTCATGAACCAATTGAAACTGTTTGATGAGAATAGCGTGCTCGACCTGGTGTGCCGGGGTTGGTCGCGTGAGCGTGTCCTCGCGACCACCGGCATTGACCCCGGCTACCACAACGCCTCAGTGAAGACTGAGTTGAAAGGTGTGGATCGACACGCCTATAAGATCGAGCACGTGAAACAGCGTGTGGAGATTGGCGTTGCACGAGACTTGGTGGAACGATTTGCAACATGTGAGCTGGACAAGGCTGGTGTCTTGGAGCAGCTTGGATTGCACGATGCTGTGAACTTGATTAAGCTCGCTGACTTGTTCACGGGGTCGGGTCTAGGCGATGAGTTCAAGGATGCGGATCGTCGTTCGCGTCGTAGTACGATGCGAGCAGGTATGGTTGCTCAGTACGGTACGGACAACCCGTTTAAGCTAGAGGGTTTTCAAGAGAAAGCCGCTCAGACACGTGAAGAGCGTTACGGCGCTCGGTATACGTTGGCTGAGGGTTCGGTGTTTGCCGAGGAAGCTCGGAAGAAGGCTCAGGAGAGGCAGTCTGGCTTGTTCCCAGAGGGGAGTAAGGAAGACATACGTCTGCGTGGTCTTGGTAGTAAGGGTGGGTGTTTACCTCGGTGGTCTGATGGTTCGAGTGTAGATCGAAAGCTCTATCTTGTCACTCATGTGAAGACTAGATGCTCCCGCGATGATATCAATCGCGCTCTGGAAGGTGTGCGTAGCGGTGCAACGCGCGGTGAGGTGCTTCAGATGCTCGGTATCAGTGAAACTCTTTCACAAAATGTACTGACTCTCACTGCGCTCTTTACTGATCTCGGTTTGGGGAGCGAGTATGCACAGTGTGTCAAGGATAAGATCGCTCAGACAAATATGGCTCGTTATGGTGGTGTGTCACCTATGGCAAGTAGTGAGGTCAGGGAGCGTATTAAGAGCACAACGCTTGATAGGTATGGTGTAGTTAACGCGTCGTCGTTACCCGAGGTGAAAGAACGCCGTCGTCGCACTGTACGTGAGCGTTACGGTGTGGATAGTGTTCTTTCTGATCCTGCCACCCGTGAACGCGCACGGCAGACGATTCGGGCGCAATACGGGGTTGATAATGTTTCGCAATCTGAGGCGATCAAGGATCGCAAACGAGAGACGTCTATGCGTCATTATGGTGTGTCATGCCCAGCTCTTGATCCTAATGTGCGCCGTCGTCAGTTAGAAACACTTCGTCGTAACCATCCTGATCTTCCTGCTGATGCGCAAGGTCCTCTTGACGCACCATCGGTACGAGCTGCTGCAAAAGCAAGTCATCTGGCTCGTCATGGTGTTGAAAATGCGTTTGCACGTGAAGATGTGAAGGATCAGATTCGTCAGACATTGCGAGAACGATACGGTGTTGATAACCCCTCGCTCTCTCCTGTTATTCAGGAACGTCGTCGTGAGACGATGCAGGAACGTTACGGTGTTGATAACCCGTTTGCATCTGAGACTGTAAAGGAACAGATTCGTCAGACGGTCCAGGAACGTTACGGCGTGGATTATGTTTTTCAATCTGATGAGATCCTTGCGCGGTCTATGGATACCAAACGAAAGAATGGCACATTCGCCACTTCTTCTTCGGAAGATGCGCTGTATGGGTTACTCGTTGAGTATGCGAACCAGTATGGTATGACCGTGGTGCGACAGTATTGCGATAAGAATCGCTATCCCTTTGCTGTCGATTTTTATATTCCTGAGCGTGATCTGTTCATCGAACTCAATGGTTCGTGGTCTCATGGCAGGCACTGGTATGAGGCTGATCGCGAGATGGATCAGCGGACAGTACAGACCTGGCGTAAGAAGGGTGAGAAGTCCGAGTATTATCGTAATGCGCTTGAGGTGTGGACTGAACGTGATGTACGCAAGCGTGAAGCTGCTCACCAGGCTGAGCTGAACTATGTCACGCTGTGGGATGGCTCTGAGACTCTATCCGATACCCATCTGTGGTTTGCTTTAGGCGCACCAGATGGTCGGGATTGGGAACGTGAGTACTCGTGGCTTGATCTTCCTGAATGGCTCGATGACCTCACGGTCGGTTTGTCAGAGCAGATCGAGCAGTGGTCCCAGATCAATCTCAACGAGGCTGGTTCGAGGCAGATTTCCTGGCTTGCTCGAAGTGGTATCTGGGAGACGTTCTACGCACGCGAGTTGCAGATGTGGGAAGCCGACGAGGTTCATCACCGTAAGTGGGGGCGTTTGCGCGCACGTCTGCTCGCCAACCGATTGCACTATCTGGGCAGGCTTCCTGAGTCGGCCCTAGAGGTTGTGCGAGGTTTGGCGATCAGCGGTGAGATTCGGTCGTATTCGACTTTTGTTAACACGGCGATGACGGCTGTTCTGGATCGATATGAGCCGACGAGTTTGTACGACCCGTGCAGCGGGTGGGGTGAACGTATGCTTACGTGCGCTCAGCGCGGCGTGACGTACACAGGTACGGACATTTCTGAGGCAGTGGTTCAGGCCCACAAGAGCCTGATTGATCGTCTTGGTCTGACTCATGCTGACGTGACGCTTGGTGACAGCGCCACTCGTGATATGCGAAGTGGCTTGCATGAGATGGTTCTCACGTGTCCACCGTATGGTGACACGGAGATTTACACCAAGAATGGTGCTGAGAATCTTGATGATACGGCGTTCTTAGAGTGGTGGGGGAGCGTTGTTCGCATGAGTGTCGCTCCATCTACTCATGTTTTTGCCTTCCAAATCAGTGAGAAATGGCGTCAGCGTATGACAGATATTGCTGGGCAGGAGTTAGGCAAAGGCTGGCGACTCGCAGATGAGATTGATGCATCCACATCGGATAGTCATTTTCAACGCGCTCAGTCAACCACAAAGCGTCGTGGCGAAACGATGGTAGTTTTTGAGCGAGTCTGATATACTTATTATATTCGTATACGAACGTTTTCGATGATTAGGAGGTATAGGTATGACGGTTGGTATCTTGACTGAGAAACCGAGTGCTGCACGTAATTTTGCTAAAGCTCTTGGTGGTCAGAGCGGCACCTGTAACGGTGAGAGCTATGTGATCGCCTTTGCTCGCGGCCACTTGTTCGAGTTGAAGCAACCTGTGGATCAGGTTGATCCGTCGAAGCGTGCGAAGTATGCATCATGGGCACTGAGTGATCTTCCGTGGGATGTGAACGATTTCGCATTTGAGCGTGAACAGAAGAAGACGGTGGAGATCAAGAAGGGTAAGAGGGTCGAGAAAGAGGATACAAGTATCACTGAGCGTTTGGCTGATATTAAGAAAACGCTTGGTTCGTGTAGTGAGATTTGTATCGCCACAGACGTTGATCCGTCGGGCGAAGGCGGGCTACTAGCCTGGGAAATCATCGCCGCCCTCGGACTGAACACAAAACCTGTTTCACGCATGTACTTCACCGATGAGTCCCCAGCGTCGATTAAAAAGGCGTTTGTCTCTCGCAAACGGTTGACCTCGATGGAAGATCACGACGAGTATCGCATGGCGTGGCTGCGTTCCCGGTGGGATTTCCTTTCCATGCAATGGACACGCATCGCCTCTGAGTTGGTTGAAAAGCGTGCGATTGTGCGTCAGGGACGACTCAAGTCGGCGATGACGGTGCTCGTGGGTGATCAGCTCAAGGCACATAATGCATGGAAGAAGGTTCCGTTCTACGAGTCTCGCTTCCGTGATGAAAACGGTGTGATGTACATCGATCCTGATGCGACACGTTGTGCTCGTGAGAGTGACGTTGATCTGAGTGGTTTGCACGCATCAAGCGTGACGGTTGATTCCACAACGATGAAACGTTCTGGCCCGCCACGAATGCTGGATCTTGCAGGATTGTCGGCACTGCTGAGCGCGAAGGGCGTGAAGGCTGCTGATGTGCTGAAAATCTATCAAAAAATGTACGAAGCCCAAGTCGTGTCATACCCCCGCACCGAAGACAAGCATGTTACCAAGGAGCAATTCGCCGAGCTTGTTCGCAACGCTCCAGCTATTGCACGTGCGGTTGGTATCGACCCTTCGTTGCTTACGCACACCGCCGCTCGTTCCACTCATGTGAAGGACTCGGGAGCACATGGTGCGAACCGTCCTGGTCCGAACATTCCGTCTTCTCTTGCAGAGGTGGAAGCAAAGTACGGTAAGACCGGCGCGATGATCTACGAGCTGCTCGCTCGCAGCGCTCTGGCTGTGCTCGCGGAAGATTACGAGTACGAGGCTCAGAAGGGTCACGTCACAGACTTCCCTGCATATGTCGGATCATGCTCCGTTCCTAAGAAGCAGGGCTGGAAGGCCGTGCTCGGTGGTGCATCGATGGCGGATGACGACGATGATGCGAACAATGGAGCAGGTCTGGGCACCCAGGCCAAGCCGTTTGTTCATGAAGGCGTGCCGCCTCGTCCTGCTGCACCCACTGTTAAGTGGCTCATGAAGCAACTGGAGCGGCGCGATGTGGGTACAGGTGCAACTCGTACCAGCACCTTTGCTGAGGTGTCGAGTTCTAAGTCTCGTTATCCACTTATGAGCGAGACGAGGGGCAAGATTGATCTCACCAAAACCGGCGAGATCAGCTACCGCCTGCTACCGGGGACGCATATTGGTGATCTGGCGATCACAGAACGCGTGTTCTCGGACATGAAGGCCGTGGCGAAAGGTGAAAGACAAGCAGATGATGTTCTGGCTGAGGTGGCTAGGCTCGTAACCGATGATATTGCCGTGATGACGGCGAACGCTCAAACGATGAGAAAGGATTTAGGAATGGGCGACTACGTGGAAAAGGAATACTTCGAGGGAACGTGGGACAAGACGGGTGCGCACGTGCGGTTCAACCGTACGTGGAGCGGGCACCGTTTCACCGACCAGGAGTGCATGGATCTCCTGGCTGGTAAGGACATTGAAATCACCGCTCAGTCCAAGAAGACTGGAGATGATTTCACGGTGATCGGCGCGCTGGGCGAAGGTGAGTACCAGGGGCGTACATTCGTTGGGTTTACCCCTGACTTCACCAAGCCGACGTCTGCTGCAAAGCGTGGTGTTGCTCCCAAGTCGATGCTCGGTGTCAAGCTCACTGATGAACAGCGAGCAAAGATCGAAGCCGGAGAAAAGGTCTTGGTTAAGGGTATGAAGTCCAAGAAGTCTGGTAAGAACTTTGATGCTTACTTGTTCCTTGAGGATAAGCCGGATGGCACTCGTGGGATCGCATTCTCGTTTGATGCGTGAGTCGATCTAGGTCTGAGAAAGGAGAGCGCGACGTATGGCGAAAGATCGGTACTCAGTACCCGTGTCGCTCGATCGGTCGATTCTTGACCATGAATTGAGCTTGTCGAACAAGTCGTTCCACATGAAGCCACTGCCTATGAAGGTGATCTTCACCTACGTTGGCTCCATTGTGGTGCTCATGTGGCTGCTCACAGGCACTCCGCTTAAAGGGTCGAGCTTTGGGTTTCTTGCGCTGATCACGATTTGGTGGATTGCTGCAACGGCGTATTTCGCCGCGTATTCCAAGACCAAGGAAATGCGCATGAACCAGATTGGTGCTCTGCTTGACTATGTCCCGAAGAAGTCGCGCCGAGTGCTCACTCGGTCAGACTCTCGTACGGGACCGTTTCAGTCCATCGTGGGGATCCAAAGCGTTGATGAAAGTACTGGTTTCATCACGTATGTGGACGGGATGGTGGGACAAGCCTACTCCGTCGTTGGATCAGCCTCGCGCCTCTTGTTTGATCAAGACCGTGATGCGATCTTGAACCGGAACGATCGGTTCTATCGTAAGCTGGAACCGGGCGTGGAATGGGTGTTCATTACCACGAAGGAACCGCAACGCGTGTATGCTCAGGTGGCTGCGCTGGAAAAGCGTAATCAGGCCCTGCCCCTAGAGGCACGGGATCCTGAACTGGTGGCACTGATGGATGAGCAGTATGAGTCACTGCGCTCATACGTTGGATCGAGCTTTTTCAGCATCCATCAGTACCTCATTCTCATTGCTCGAAACGAGGAAGAGCTGCGTAAGGCGCACAACCTGCTTGACTCAGAAGCGGCAGACTCGTCGCTGATGTTTAAACAGGTGTCGATGCTCACCTATGATGAGACGATCGATCTCCTGGCAACTCACTATGGGCCGGTAGCAATGACGAAATAGTCACGTGAACTGTTACCTGGCGCACCCCTGAATAACAGTGTTCAGGGGTGCGTTTCTTTTGGTTCTCGTGTAGAATATATTGAGTAACCACTATAATTGAGTTGTTCAACATGAGGGAAAGGAGTGGCATTGGCGAAGGGTAAAGCGCAGGCTGTACAGACTGGGGCGGTTGATACCTCAGTATGGGGCGGGGCCGCACAGCGCGTACGCGAAGTGAGCGAAACTCATGCAGCATCCGAGGCACGCGACAGGGCTGAATCAAGCGAGCGTGCCTTGAGGGGTATGTCGCGTAAGGAGCGTAGGGCGTTCTTTTCACGAGCAAACGATGGACAGGTGAGGGACTATGCTCATCTCTTGGCCGTTAAGCCCAGACAGGGCTACGTGTTCCATTCCGACTATTTCGAGATTGACGGTGAAGTCGGATGTATTCTGAGCTATTTCCATGACGAGAGTGCTCGCGATGAACTGCCACCGTTTTGGGGCGTGAACCTGATCCCGTATCTTCCTCAGAACGTGACGGCTATTCTCCTGGAGCAAGTCTCTCGCGTGAGTGAGTCGTGGCTTTCCGACAAGATCAAAGCTTCGGAACGTCTGGATCGCCTGGATACTCAGGAACAGAGCGAGAACGGCACCACGTCGTCTCGGCGTAAGGCATCGAAGGTCTCTGCTGACATCGAACAGGTGATCACCGAGATTCAAGACGGAGCTGCGTATTTGTCTGTGCATTACCGCATCCTGCTCAAGGCTCCTTCCCTAGAGGTGCTTGATGACGTGATCGATGACTTGCGACGCAAGTACATCGATGCTGTGGGCAATCTGTCAATCGCTGGTCACCACGGCCTTCAGCGCCAGGAGCTTGCCACGCTCTTTTCCCCGAACGCCTCGAAGAAGGGTAAAGGCTTCCATTTCACCTCGACTGAGCTGGCGGGCGCTTTTAACCTCGTCACCAACGGTTTGAACGACCGTGGCGGCGAGTTCGTCGGTTACATGGTGGGCGACGTCAATAACTCCGGCGTGCTCATGGACGTGGACATGTACAAGCACCACGTCGTGGTTGCCGACGATGATAAGTCTCGCGCCCCGCGTATGAAGAACGCTCAGATCGCCGACATGTGGGGATCGAAGATTTCCCAGGCAGCACTCATCAATAGCAAGCGCGTTGTTCATATCGTGCTTGATGGAGCTGATCTTACGGGCGCTCTTGGGCCTCGCATGGAGACGATCACTGCTCGCATTGACATGTCTCAAGGCGATGTCAACCCCTTTGAGGTGTTTGGTGAGCGTAAGGATCAGCTGGGGCTGTTCTCCACTCACTTGGAGAAGCTCGTGCTCATGACTGAGCAGGCGTATGAACCAACTGATTCGGATCGCTCGATTATCCGAGCTTCGCTCAAAGATACGCTCACTCAGTTCTATGTCGATCAGGACATGTGGGTGCGCAACGCGAAGTACAACGCGGATCGCTTGCGCTTGGTTGGAATCCCTCATGACCAAGTCCCTCAGCTCAAGCTGTTCGTCACGTACCTGGATCAGCGCTACAAGGCGCTGACAGGTAAAGCGAACCGTGACGATGAGCTGTTGCACGCGTACTCGGTGCTCTCGGCTGTGTTCAAGGACATGCTCGATGCTAACGGTGACTTGTTCAACGTCGTGACGAAAGACGTTATCGATGGGGCACAAAAGGCTCGCCGCGTGATTTATGATTTCTCGTCCCTTGTCAACCGTGGCAAGGGTGTGGCGATGGCCCAGCTCGTTAACGTGCTGGCGTTCGCCGCCTCGTCACTTGGAGAAGGCGATACGCTCATTGTTCATGGGGCAGAACTGATCGACGGGGGCGTTAAACCCTATGTCACCGATCAGTTCGAGCGACTGTACCGCCGTAATGCACGTGTGGCCCTGTGCTACAACGGCGTGAAGGCGATGCTCGATGACTCAGAGTTCAATCACTTTGATGAAGCCGATTGGACGGCTCTGGGGGCCATGAGTGATGCTCTGGTTCCGGTTTACGAGAAGAAGCTCGCCAAGCGCATCCCTGTCGATATGACGAAGGTCATCACTCGCCGAGGCGAGGGGCTGACCTTCTTGCGACGCGGGACTGTTAACGTCGTCTTTAAGCGTGACCTTGCTCTCGGAGTCAATGCTCACGTTCGAGACGTTGTTTATGATGGATCAGTTGCACCGGGTCGTCACAGGGGGTCTGTGATGGCAAAAGGTAGTGATGGTGACAAGCAATGATCAAGAAAGGTGACACGAAGTCAATGAAACTGATGAAACGTCGGGGGAGCGACGAGACCCCTCGCGCCATGAGACGGAGCGTGCGTCTGCTCACCGGAGCAACGCGCGCGATGTCGCTGGTTATTGCTGTCATGGTCATCGCTTTTGGTGCCATGATGCTGAGTGGGAGTGCTCAGGCTACTCCTCCTGGTTCTTCCGGTAATACGGAAAAGTATGATTTCTACACACTGTCGTCAAACGTGTCAGCATACTTTTCCGAGGCAGCTAAGCCTGGTGCTAAGTCCGGTCTGTCTGAGGACGAAGGCTGGACAAATATTGCCGCTAGTGCGAGCACAGGTGGAGATCTGCTGGGGTATGGCGATGAGAATATCTCCAGCGCCTCTGGCTGGTTAATTTCTAAGACGACCGGCGCATCAAACGTTGTCGGTTACGATTCCTTGCGTGCTAAGGATAGTGAGGGAGCCAGCTATAAAGGCGTTCTCGAATACACACAGTATGGATCGTTGCTGAACGCCTTGGGTTTGGACTCCACGTCAACTGGTTTGAATCTCCACCTGACGAACGTGTTCTTCGGTGGGATCATGATTATGCTCTATCTTCTCGCCGGTGGTATCGACACTATTTTCTCGGCTGTCGTGTGGATTCTCGACACTCTCAACCCGTTTAGGGTGTTTTACACAGGTGTGTCGAAAGCAAGCGCGGCAATGGCCGATGGCATGACGGGTGGGCAAGGCGTTCCTGAATGGATGAAAAGCCTTGATACTTGGTTCTCGGGCTGGTATCAAGCGCTCGTTAACCTGTCGTGGACTGTGCTCACGCCTCTGTTCTTGTTCACGTTCCTTTTGTCAGCTCTGATGTGGAAGAAGGGTCAAGCACTCAGCGGTCTTAAGAAACTGCTTGTGCGCGTTCTCTTCCTTGCGTTCGGTCTACCTCTTATTGGGTCGCTCTATACGGCATCACTGTCTGTTATGAAAGATGCAACAGCCGGTGCTGGCATGGGTTCAACCCGAGTTATTCTTGCTACTTTTGTGGATTTCGAGAATTGGGCAAAGGTCAATCGTCTTGCCGTTCCTAACGGAGCAGAACTGGCGTGGGATCTGAATAGGCAAGCACCTACAGGGGGTTCTGTTAATAATCTTCGTTCAACTAGCGTGGCTATTAACAAGCAATCTCATGCCGGTGCGTTTGATAGTATCGCTGATATCAATGTTTCTCAGCTTGGTTCGATTTCCGTAAATGATGAGTTGAATACGTCTGGGGATGAGACGGGTGCATCTGTCAATGGTGGATTGGGTATTTCAACCTATGGAGCCACGATGGATATGTTGCTTCGTTATATGCGATCGGATACCTACCAAGCCTCTGATTTTGAGACCGCTATCAAGGGACGTCTCAGCCGAGAAGCATCGGGTAATGGAGATAATGGTGCGCGGATCCAAAAATGCGCAACGACATGGTTCAATGTGCAAACTGATGGTTCGACCAAGCCTGATGCCGCTAGTGGTGGATGTTCGGAGCTGAAAGCTTCGCAAAACCCTATTTTGACGGTGAGTGGTGGCGGTCTGAAGGCGCAACAGTACGGTTCTACTCTCACGTTTAAGACTGAGGGTGATTCGCAACCATATAATGCGGTTGTGCCGGGAAATGCCAACCTGTCACCTTTGGCAATGTACAACTACCTGAACACCTCGTTTGATAAGAACGCATTGACCGTATACTCATCGAGCAATGCTGTGTCGAAGGCAACGCGTGAATACCACGGTTCTGTGAACCTTGTGGGATCATCGGGTGTGAACTGGTTGTACTGGCTCAACAGCTCGGTAACTCTCCTGTGCTTCGTGGTCTTGGGCCTGGGTTATGCCTTTGGTATGCTCACGGGCGCGATCAAGAATTCGCTGCATATCATTACAGCCGTACCTTTCGCCACGATCGGTTCTCTTGCGGGCATTGCCAAGGTGCTCATCTATACCTTCACGATGATCACAGAGATTATCGGAACGATGTTTATCTACCGATTGGTTCAAGAGATCATCGTTTCGGTGCCGAGCATCTTTGAGGGCGGCTTGGAGCACATGTACAACTCGCTGGGTGGATTCGGTGACTTCTTGCGCAACAGTGGGTACGTCACGCTGTTCACAGCGATTGTTTCAACCGTCGTGCTGTTGATCCTGACCGTGAAGATGATGCATTTCCGTGGCGCTTTCGTCAAGGGTCTGAACGAGGCTGTCACCAAGATCGTGGACAAGTTCTTGGACACGAACGTGCTTCCGCCTTCTGCCGGTGGAAAGATGATGCCACTGCTCAGCGGGGCCGGTGCTGGCGTTGGCTCTGCTGCTGCGAATCGTTTGATGAGCGGTCGCGGCGGTCTTGGCGGAAGCAAGGCCGCTGGAGCTGGTTTCGCTCACGGTCTGGGTGTTGCAGGTGGAGCCGTTGCTGGGGGTTCGTCGATCAACGGTACGGATGGCCCAGATGAAGTAGGACCGGGTGCATTGGGTTCTGGACCCAGCAGCCCAGGTGGTACTGGCGGTGGTGGTCTGCTGCTCAGTGATGGCAGCGGTGGTATTGCTTCTCGTGATGGGGGCTTGTCTGCTGGTGGTGCCTCCACAGCACTGACAACCTCCGCATCGGATCGTCAGCTCGCTCGTGAGGTGGATAGCCGTGGTGGACTTTCTGAGCCTCCACGTCTTGAAGCTGGCCCGAAGGCTGACAAGAATAAGGATGCTGCTGCATCGAGCACTGTGGCAAACGGTGAAGGTGATGGCGTGAGCGCGTTCACCGGATCGATCCGTGAAACCATGGACGCTCACCGCAAGGCTGATCAAGCTCGTCGTTCCCAGCTGACCTCGGGTGTGAAGGCTGTGTATCACGGTGGCAAGGCAGCGGTTCGAGCAACTGCTGGTGACGTGGCTGGCGCGGCACAAGACGGCAGTAAGGCTGTTGGTGAGTTGCGCCAGGCTCAGGCCAAGGGTCAGGAAGCCAAGGCTCACCGTCAGGTGGCCGAGGCTCCGCGCCCTGTGCGCCGGGTGCAGCAACCACAACAGAGTAGTGCTCCTGCTCAGGCTCCTGCTCAGGCTCCTGCTCCAAGGCCCGCACCGGCGCAGAGCGCTGCACCGGCTCGTGGTCGTGTTCCGCGTCTGGCGGCTCAGCCATCTAGTCCACAGGCACCTGCATCACCCCACCTGCCTCCGACTGCTCCACGGAGTGGGACAGGGATGAAGCCTAGTGGTGGCTTGCCCATTCCTCCCGTGAAGAAGTGACGGGTATGTGAGACGGGTAACGCCCTCGGTTGTATTGGAAAGCCAATATGATCGAGGGCGTTTCTCTTGCTTGATGATCTCAGATTGTGTACAATGGTTGTAGGTCAAAAGTGTTGGTCAATCCTGCTTTGGGCCTGATCAACAATATGTACGTACAACGTTTGATGAAAGGAGATCGATCGAATGTCGAATCTCGCCGCTGCTGTTGATGCATTCAATGGCGCTACTTTTGATGTCATGACTCGCTCCTATGCCACTGCATCTGGATGGGGTCTGGAGAACCTGCTGACGAACGCGACCGCTAAGGTCAAGCTCTGGGTCGGCCTGTTCTTTGGCCTTGTCGGTATCATTGCTATTGCATGGGGTGTCTACAAGTTCTTCACGAAGCTGTTTGGTGGTCCGTCTGGACAGCAAACCTCGTGGCTCACCATCGCTGCATTGATCATTGCTGGTGCCGTGGTTGCTTTTGGTGGAACCTCACTTGTTTTCGATATCGCTCAGGGCGGTAAGCAGACCATCGAGGATCTCGGAAACGGTATGATTCTACCGATCACCATGTGGCGATAAGATCACCATTGGTACTCATTGCGCAGCCGGGGGCCGGGAAACCGGCTTCCGGCTGTTGCTGTACTTAGAGCATTGATAAACGTCCCTCATCCCGGTTTTAACGAAAGGATCATCTAATGACAGATCAGTCTCAGGAAGAACGTGTTGTTACCCAGGAGAGTTCTAAGCCCACGTTCTCTCAGAAATTCAAGGCATTTCAAACGAAGTTTAAGTTCGATTCGCACCATGCGATTGAACGTTTCGGTGTTGCCGTGGCCGTCTTTGGCGTAACAGGCACAGTGTTTTTGACCGGAGCGGGTATCTCCGCTTATGCGAATGGTCAAGAGAAGCTCGGTGCGACGGCGCTGTATACCACGTCGTTTACGACCTCGCGCACTCAGGTCAGCGGCAACGTGCTCGGTGTGTACACCGATCCGTCCAAGACTCGAACCATGGTGCTTATGACGGCTAAAGACGAGGCTCGTCTGCCTTCGAGCGCCGATGATTACCAAGTCTTTTTGACAGGCACGGATACTGAGTTGCATCAGCATACGCTCAAAGGCCAGCCGATTACGGCGCGCTACGTCACTTTTGGGAATAGTGCCAAATATATGGGTGTTGTGTTAGATAACCCTAATAAGTTTGATCTACAGATTTTGGATATGACAGTGCGCATTAACCGTGAAGTCTCGTATAAGGAGACGAATGGCTCATCTGGTGAAGCCCAGGTGGGACCGTCTTCGACAAAGACGAGTGACCCGAATGCGGGGGACAAGTCTTTTGAGAAGTACGACCAGATGCGTATTGCGTTCAATCCCGTTGCGTCGGGTTCGATTGAAGCAAACCTTGGCGAAGCAGGCAGCGATTTCAACGCCGGTAACGTCTATCACGAGACCGTGACTCAGGCATCTGAGAAGAAGCTTCGTGAGCAGATGGATGGTCAGCTTCTGCAAATGCAGGCTGATCTGGCGAAGATCGATCAGTACAACGCTCAGATTGCAACGACTCAGGTCAATGATCGTGGCACTATGCTCAGGCTCAATGACCCGTCTGTTCCCGAGGTTATTGCAGGAGACCAGGTGACGGGACAAGACGCAAAGAGTTCTAAGACTGGTCAATCCACGCTGGCACTTGTGTCCAAGAAGGTTGTTCCCGGTGGCTATGATTTTGACTGGCGTCGTGGAAATGTCAGCGAGGGATACCTTGATCAGGTCGTTCCCAAGGGTATGAGCTATGTGGACTTCATGAAGGCTCAGTCTAAGTTGTCTGCTCCTGCTCCCAACTGGGACAAGGTGGAGTTCACGCTGAGCAACGGTACTCCGCTGTCGAGCTATACGAATAGGGACGCGTTTATCAAGCCTCTGCTTGATCTGCGCTCGAACCTGATCACCTCGTGGCAGACCTATTACGATCACAAGAAGGAATACCAGGTGACGTCGTATTCTGACTTGCTCAATCTGGAAATCGAGTTGCGTAACGTTCGGACAAACACGACTCAGAACACGAACGCGAAGGTTTTGACGCTGTACTGAGGGTTGGTACGCCGGAAGGAGATGAATGATGGAAGAATCCCGTGATATGGCATGTGCTCCAGAGCCGATAGACAAAGAGGTGTCTGGAATCGATCAGGACAAGGGTGTATTTGGTGATGCACCTGCCAGCACTGGTGCCAATGGTACCGATGTGATGGGGCCTGGTGACGGCGCTGCAAGCGGCAACCAGCCTATTACAGGCGTTGGACCGAGCAAGGGCGTTGGCGGTAAGGCTGCGGCTGGAGCCGCTGTAGGAACCGCTGCTCCCGTTGCTGCACAAGCTGCTGCTCTGGCGACGTTCATCAACTGGCTCAAAACCGTGATGATGGCGGCGGTTGCTGCTGCTCAGTCGCTGTGGTCAATGGCTGCAAGCGCATTGGTGGGAGCTGGTAAAGCAATCGTCGGGTTCTTCTCGTCTATTGGTACTGCAATATCAAGCGCTGTTGGCGGGGTTGTCTCTGCGTCAACAGCAGGCGTGGCCTCTTTTGTTGCGATCGCTATTGGTGCGACAGGTATTGTTGGAACCGTCGCGATGCGAGAAGGCAACAACGCTGCTCGCGATGGTCTCTTGCCCTCGTGTACCGTTGCGGTTGATAACGCTGTGAAAGCATCTGAGGGTGCTCAAGGTGATTTCTCGGCTCAAACAGAAGAAAACGCCAAGACGATCTACTCTGTGCTTTCGGCATGGGGAATGTCGAATGAGAATATCGCTGGCATTCTTGGTAACTGGTCGCATGAGTCGGGTATTGATCCAACGAGCGTTGAGACGATCTTTGACGAGAAGTTCACGATTGGGCCTCGAAAACAAGACGCTGAACTCAAGAACTTCAAGATGGCTCAGGTTGACCCTGCCTATTCTGCTCGTTTTCCTGCCATCGATCTCATGGGTATTGGCCTTGGACAGTGGACGAATGGCCGTAACACGCTGCTCACCGAGTATGCGAAGTCGATTGGAAAGCCCTGGTACACGCTGGAAACTCAGCTTGGTTTCATGGTGTCCAAGGATGATCCAACCCGCGTGAATCAGGTGAAGGCTCTCATCAATAACTCCGAGGGTGGCAGCGTGTCTGCCGCAACCTCGTACTTCCTCACGAAGTGGGAAGGCATCAATGATGGAACGCTGGGAACCCGTGAAGCTGCTGCTGGCACGTGGTTTGCCAAGATGGGTGGCTGGTCGAAGAATCAGTCGCTCGCTGACTCGATTATGGCTCAGTCTGGTAGCACGGTGACAGGTGCAAACAGTGGTTCTGTTGCTCAGGCGGCAAGTCAGTGTAAGTCTTTTGCTGGACACGTTGATAACTCGTCTCTGGTCAAGGCTGCGCTGTCCTACGCATGGCCGTACAACGATGAGGGCAAGGGTAACGACGGTACAGACTTGTACAAATATCTTCACAAGGAAGTACTTGGTGAGTCGGATCATTTCTATGCCTCGTGTGACCGCACTGTGGCAACAGCCGTGCGCTGGTCTGGAACGGATGATAGCTATCCCGCTGGTGGCGTGTCGAATCAGCTTGCCTATCTCCAAGGCGAAGGCAGCTCGAAGTGGAAGCCGGTTGATTACAACGGCGACAAGTCCAAGCTCCAGCCCGGTGATATCCTCTTGCGTACGACTGGGGGCGTGTCGCACACGGTCATGTACGTGGGTGAAGACTCGGTGAAGGAAGTTTGGGGCGAAGGGAACTACGAGTCTCATGGCGAGATCGTTTCCGGTTCGCTCAACGACCGTTCGCCAACAGTTGGTCAGTTCTACACTGGTTCAACTGGTCTTGATACGGATTACCTGGCGTTCCGTAATGTGACGAAGGAGCAGTCCTCGAAGTTCACGTCCGTCACGGTGCCCTCTTCTATGCAGAAGGGGCAGGGGGATAAGGGTACGCGCCTGACCCCTGGACCGTGAGTGAGATGATCATGTTACAAAGTCCCGTACTGGATATTTGCATCTGGTACGGGACTTTGTGATACAATGGTTGTATTGATACACGAGTGAAATCGCGTCAGTAAGAAAGGAAGTGATAGCCGTGTCGAAACTTGATGACTTGATCGAATGGTCGCGCACCCCGACTGAGAAGCCGAAGCGCACAACCCGCTCAGACGTTGCCGAAGAATGGGAGCGTCGTCGCGCTGAAAAGGAGCAGGGTTCCGGTGAGAACACTCGCTCTCGCACTGGCCTCAAGGTGAGTGCAAGCGTGGGTCTTGCTGCTCTTGGTATCGGTATTGCAGCGTTTGGAATGCAGGCGAAGCCTGTGGACCGCACGGCTGAGATTAACGATCTAAATGCTCAGATCTCTAGCGCACAGCACACTGAGCAGGCTGTTCCCGATGCAAACGTGGCGAAGAAGGCCGTGAGCGCTCTGCAAGAAAAGAGCCAGAAGGTTGCCGATCTCCAAAACGAGTACCGAGGGTGGCAACCCAGCACTGCTGCTGCGCAAGCACAGCAGGATGCACAAAAGTCCAAGGCGCTGTACGAGGCGTTGGCTCAGTTGGTTCCGAGCAAGGCTGCTGGCAGGTGGTTCTCGCCTTTGGTTAAGGACGGGTCTGGTGGGGCAAACCCGATGCCCGCCGATCAGTACAAGTGGGAATCGGTTGTCACCTATGATGTGACAGACACGTCAGCGCTACCAATCGCGTGGCTGTGCAAGGGGAGCGACGGTACGCTGCTCGCATGGACGACAGCCACGTATGATGCTGGGTCTGGAACGTTCTCCAAGCTGCATACCGGCGTGACGAGTGCTGGAGCACGCTTGCTCATTAGTGATGACACGGCACACGCGAACGGAGTTGGTTGAGATGACACAAGAGAATAAGCCCTCGTGGGTTGTACGTTTCGGAGCACTCATTGCAGGTGGTGCAATTCTGTGCGGTGGTATTGGTGTTGCAGCTGTTCACGGAAACACTGTGAGCGCTGAGAACGCACGCACGGAAGCCTATGTTCAGCAGTTGCGCTCTCAGCTTGGCTCAACTCAGGCATCAACTACGACTGCACAAGAGAATGTTTCGACTGAGACCACTGGCATGTCCCCGGCTCGTAAGGCCAAGGATGACGAGACTGTTGAAGCCATTATGAAGCAGGCGCTCACGTGGTCAAGCGGGCAGCAGTACATTGACGCACGAAAGGCGCTCATCGACCGTTGGCACTTGGACGAAAACTCTCAGTTCCTCAAGGTGTTTATGCCGGGTGAAGATGCAGGTGCGTGGCGTACAGATTCGTCTGGAAAGACGTACTTTGCTTATGAAGGCGCGAACTCGACTCTCGATTCGTTTACGAGTGCTGTGACGAACATTAACGGCACGAAGTACACGTACTTCGCCGTGGTTGGTATGAAGGCACGAAGCGTTGATGGTAAGGCAACGAACGTTTCGTATGCCACGATGAGCTACACCGTGGATAGCGATGGAACGGTTACCGATCTCATCGGCTGGGCAGGTTCGCCTGGTCACGATCGGACGTACTAAGCGAGTGCAGTCCCACTCGTTCAATGTGTTGTTATATTGACATGAAATGAAAGGAAATCTCGAATGAACCTGACTTCTTTGGTTAAGACCTCCCGCACCCCTATGACTGATGATGAAAAGGGGGCAATCAAGCGAAGCGCCCGTATGGGCACATACGTTGTTGCCCGCGTCATCGGCTTTGTCGTCTGGGTGTTTATCAGCCTGTGGATCACGATGTGGGGAGCACTGAAAGTTGTTCCAAACATGGGATCGTTGATCCAAAATGCACTGGGCGTGACGAGTGCAAATGCACCGAGCAGCGAATCATTCATCACGTACTGGGTTGCTCCGATGCTGCTCACAACCCTGGTGATCTCCGCTGGTGTGATCGCGCTGTGCACATGGATGTGGCGCGTCATGAACCGAGGTTTTGACTCGATGAAGCGATGGGTTGATCGCGCGGGTGTTGTTGCTGACGGTGAAGTAACTCCGTCACTGGACCGAGCTAAGAAGGTTGATTCCCTCGACGAAGACGAGCCAAAGAAAAAGAAGAAGTCGCGTCGGCGCTAAGAGCCGATGGTTCTATCCCTACTCAAGAAAGAGAGAATTATGAGTACTGTTACTGGAATGCGTCGCTCGAATCGCTGGGTACAACGTGCCCTGTCGATGCGAGACGTTGAAACCCGTGAGGTGGAAGGCGAAGCCGACATCAAGGTTCTTGTGGACACCTTGTATTTCACCAACCATGGACCAGCCTCTAACTACCGACCCGTTCTCCATGTTCGTGGCCGTCTTGTTGGATTGGTTCCCTATGACTCACCCGAGATCGCCTACGGCGTGACCGAGGTGACTTTTGATCGGAACATGGATGGCGGTGACTCAACGGTCGATGCATTCTATGAATTCTCCGATGAGCAACTGGTCGCCCTTGTTCAGAAGGGTTTCTTCAACGAAGGTTTCGAACCCCCTGCCGATCTGCTCAACCAAGTGTGGCAGCTCCCGGCTCATTACAAGGGCATTGCAATTGCACCTCGCAATGAAACGGAAGCACCACTAGTGTTCCTTGACGTTGTGGACCGAGACGGACTTGTCATTGACTCCGAGAACTCCGGTCTTGATCTGTCCGACTACTTCCCGGACTACCTCAGTGAGATTCGCTCTCGTGAGAGTGAAAACAGCTTGTCTGCGGATCGGAGCATGGAGCGAACCTCTCAGGTGAACGATATGTTCGCCGGTATGGATCTGTCTGAGTACGACGAGGACGGTTCAGATGGTCGCACCAACGAGGCGGAAGGTGCGTCGATTTCTCAGGCTTTGAGCGGTGCTTCTATGACCTCTCTGCTTGTCATGGAATCGCCTCTGTTCGATGCACTCATGCGCAACGCTCAAAACAAGGCAGCAGCTCAGGAGAGCGAGGCCGAGGTTGAAGCAGAAGAGACGCGCGAGGACAAACCGAGCGTGGGGTCTGCCAAGGAGAGCACACTGGACTCGACGTTCAAGTCTGTGCTCGGTGACTTCGTTGCCTCTCAGATTGCCGAGAACAGCCCTGCTGTCACCGAGGCTCTCAGCGATGACTCGATCCGTGAAGAGGTCGAAGCACGTCTTCGTGAGAAGATGCCTGTCGCGGATGAGAGCGACGAGAAGGATAAGGGCGCGGGAGACACAACGATCCACGCTCTTGACCTTGACATCGAGGACGAGGAACCTGAGTTCTAAGATGTCGTTATGCGGCAGGGGTGGTGAGATTGCGCCGCCCCTGCCCTTATATTCAGACGTTACAGAAAGGTCGAATGGTGAGCCTCAAGAGCAGCATCGTTGTCGTCAACGAGTTCAGTGTACCCACCCCAGGCTCTGGCAAAGGTGGATCACGTGGTGGCACCCCTGGTACCTACGTGATGCGCTATATGGCTCGCAAAGGAGCAACCGAACCTGTCACGCCGATCCGCAAGCGCGATACGGAAGACTTTATTCTCCGTTATATGGCCCGTGAGAGCGCAACGGAGAAGGCTCATTCGCGCTATGAGGTCAAAGAGAGCGTGCTCCATGTCTCTGGGTTGGGTGGCGTTGCCTTTGGCTACGGCCAGTCCTCGCTTTCGGATGAAGGTGTACGCCGAGCAAGCGCTGACATTCAACGTCTGTTCGACGAGGGTCACACGGTGATGAAAACCGTGCTGTCTTTCAGCCCTGAGTATCTGCAAGAAATGGGCGTGGTTCCCAAGGGTTTCGTGGCGAAGAACAAGGGTGATTACCGAGGCCATATTGACCAGATGCGACTGCGCATGGCGATCATGCATGGCTTGGAGCGTATGGGGCATCGTTTCGATAACCTGCGCTACGTGGGCGTGATCCAGGTGGACACCCTACATGTTCACTGCCACCTTGCAATGGTTGATGCCGGGCGCGGTCGGAGAGTGCGCACGGGCAAAGGCGTGCAGCAAAAAGGCAAGCTCACCAGCACTGATATCTCGGTGCTTCGCCGAGGCGTGGACTCGTGGTTAGACGAGAACCAACACGTGGCTCATATGTCGAGTGCCGTGGGGTATGAACGACTCAATGTTGCAGCCTTTGTCAAGCGATGGGCGCATAAAAAGGTGCTCGAAGAGTCACTTCCACAGCTATTGCTTGCGTGCCTGCCTGCTGATAAGACTCTGTGGCGCTTTGGATCAAACCGGAGCGAGATGCGACGTGCCAATAGCGTTGCCACAGAGCTGGTGAGTGAGCTGCTTGAACAAGAAGGCTCACCGATGGCTTCTGCCATGCTCGCTGTCGAGACCTACGCTGGTCGCCGAGCACAGCGAGAGGGTCTCAGCGATGCAGCGCGCAAGGCGCTTGTGCAGCGTGGGTATCAGACCATTATGGAGCGAGGGGTTAATGGTTTGTATCAAGTTCTCGCCTCGTTGCCACCAGAGATGACACATGTACGCACGCCAACTCTGGACGCGATGAGCCAAGACGTGGAGACCCTGATGGCTACTCATGCCCAGCAGATCAAGACGCGAGCTGGGGGCGTGAGCGCCGAGGATGATCTCGTGGGATTCTCATTGCGACTGCGCTCGTATGGAACGAGGCTGAGGGAGCATAACGCTCAGCGTGAGATGTGGCGTCAGCGTGCCTCAGAATGGGAGTCCGGCTTCCAAGCAGGAATCGTCTCGTCAACCTCTGAGCCTATGCACAGGCTCTATCTCGAAGAGGAAGAGTACCACGCCCGATGCGTCGTCAAGTACCGCTCGCTGCTGGGGCCGCTTGCCACGGGAGTTGATGGTGAGAGCAGCGATGAGGCGTGGAAAGAGGCGTTGTCTGCTGTCGATCAGGCACGCACGGGTGTTTTTGGTCTAGAGGGGCTGCTGGGGGATCGTTCCATCCCGAAGATGAAAGATGCGAATGAAGCTGAGCGCTTAGGGGTGGTCTCTCACGGCGTGAGCGGTGGACGCTTGCTGGTGGCCGGTGGCTCAGCAGGTCGTCAGACTTTGCGCCGTCGCCTAGAGAAGGCGCGTGAGACGCTCAAAACCCGTATGAACGATCTTGTGTCCACCCTGTCGGGTCAAGGTCTTGTCATCAAGGCTGTGGGCGATGAGGACTCGGATCAAAAGGATCAGACAGCAGGTGGCGAGAACACCCTCACTGTGGTGCAAGGGGAGCGCTGGACATTGTCTGAAACCAAGGGTATGGATCTTCACGACGTCAGATCGGACACGGTGGTGGATATGGCCTTGGGACGCTACACGGCTCAGGGCTTTGTTCAGTGGGCGCGCAGAAGGCAGCGTCTGGTTGATGAGGCTCGAACCTACCTGGAGCAATCAGGACAGAGCACCATCGTTGATGCCGTGTTGCCCCTGGGTGACGTGCGCCGGATGAACAAGGTGGCTGATGATCTGGAGAAGCAGATGAGCGCTAAGAGCGGCGACCTGGTTCTCACGAGCGCGCTCAGCGATGTTGTTCCGATGAAGAAGAGGGTGCGTCGGAGTGCAACGGTCAGCTTTGACGAGGGTTTGGCTGGCATCGTTCGTGACAGTACATGGCGCGAGACAGCAGACTTGGTTCCTCAGATTGAGGCTGTTTTGGACACGCCTGAGAGTGACACCATGGATGCATCCGACGATATTGAACTTGGTTGATGTTCTACTTGACACTCAGTGTTTTCTCGTATTATGATGAAAGAGCGTTGCACGGGAGGGACCCGTGTATATGAGAGGGCTGATTAACCCTCGACTGACGCTCTGCGGAGCGGGATTAGGAAGGAGAGTGGCGCAATGGCTATTCTACGTGGTAAAGGGTCGATGAGTGGTGTCGAGCTGGTGGTTGTCGAATACCCCAACGCACACTCAAAGGCTGGCGATCGTTTCTTCCTGGATGCACAGGTGCGTCCTGTTGAGGGTGTTGCACCCCAGCAAGTTCCACACCTGGTGTCGAAGAAGCGTGAATTGGATGGTCGAACGGTGTATGATCACCAGGCCGGTTACAGTGTGTCTCAGCGAGATGCTATTGTTGCTGCGGCTGGCGATAACTTCGTTCAGATGCCTGAGCGTGACGGTCATCCGGGACCTCGCGTTTACGCGGTGAAGGCAGATGTGATGCCTGCATCTGGTAAGCAGACTGGTCTTGTTATCAACACGAAGACTCTTGAGCCTTCGGAGTTGGCGATCGACGATAAGATCTTCGATGAGCTGAAGGCGTCCTCGAAGGCAGCTAAGGAAGCGAATGAAGCTCGCAAGGCTGCTGAAAAGGAAGCACAGGCTGAGGTTGCTGCCGAAGCCCAGGTCGAAGAGGTCGCTGAGATCGAGAACGACGAACCGGAGTTCTGATCGTTTGGTAGGTTTACACCTCCCTTTTACCCCTGCTGGAGAAATCTGGCAGGGGTAATTTTTATCAGTAACCAGGGTGTGCTAGAATATTGGTATACCAAGTTAATCGATTGGAACGGAGAGTTAATGTGTTCGACAATGATCGTCTGAATGAGGCTTATCCCATGCTGCGAGATTTTGCGTCTCGTCTGGGCAAACCCGCGCGTGAGGTTGTGGGCCGCGAAAAGGAGAAGGTCTCATTGATGAGTGCTCTGGCTCGCCCCGAGATGTGTAACGCGATTCTGCTTGCCCCGCCAGGCACCGGCAAGGCTCATCCAAACGATGAGCTGATTCCTGTTGCAGACGAGCGCGGGTATGTGCGCATCGGGATGCTCAAGGTGGGCGATCGTGTCTTTGACGAGCACGGAGACCCTGTCACTGTCACAGGCGTGTTCCCACAAGGAGCATTGCGCGAGTATGTCGTTGTGGTCAATGAGGTCAATGATGGCTGGGCTGTGCATTGCAACGATGAGCACCTGTGGACGGTGCGCCGCGATGGTGGACAGTGGCAAACATTGACGTTGCGCGAGATCATGGACCAAGGTCTCTATGATGCTCGTGGGGGTCTTGTGTGGGAGCTACCTGCGTCTGGAGCACTGGTGCGACAAAGTCGTCTGCTTCCGGTTGATCCTTACGTGTGTGGCGCATTCCTCGGCTGGGGCGTGCGTATTGACGAGCGTGGCTACGTGAGTATGCCGAACGAGGCCCCCGATGAGGTGTTCGCTGTCATTGAGGAGCGTATGGGATGGAAGCGACAGATCGAGAAGTCTCGGTCGATTTTTATCCACGAGGGAACAGGTAAGCGCGTCGAAGGTTCACAGGTGATGACGCATCCGGCGTTCACAGGTTTGATTGTCAAAGATGAGGAACAACGCCGTATTCCTCGTCTGTACATGACGAGTAGCATTCACGATCGCCAAGAGATGCTGCAAGCGCTCAGGGAGAGCGAGTCGTATCGAGATGCGTCCTCGCCTTTCATCTGGAAGGTCGATATCGACATGCACGAGCTGGAGTGTTCTCTGGGTCGAATCGGTGGCTTGATCGCTGAGGTTATTGACAATAACCGTGAAACAGAGATGACGTGCATCATGGTGGACTCGAACACTCACCTGTACCAGGTGGGCCGGGGTCACATCGTCACGCACAACACCGTGCTCGTGCAGTCGTGCATGGAAGATGATCCGGCTCGTATTTACCTCGAAGTCGATATGGCGAAGATGATTTCCGATCTGTCGAACCCAGAGGAAATGGCTGCGCGCCTCAAGGCTCTGTTTGATGAGGCAGAGGCGTTCTCTAAGGCAGAAGGTCGGGAAGTCGTTCTGTTCATCGACGAGTTCCACCAGGTGGTTCAGCTCTCTGCTGCTGCCGTGGAAGCGCTCAAACCTTTGCTCGCAGCCTCTGGTTCGCGTGGGATCAAGGTTATTGCCGCGACCACGTACGATGAGTTCGATGCTCATATTGCCTCGAACCTGCCTCTGGTCGAGCGTCTTGCTCGCATCAATATCCCTCAGACGAATCGAAGGGTGACCATTGAGATTCTCAAGGCCATGGCGCAAAAGTATGGCGTGGACCAGGGCATGATCAGCGAGTCGCTCTATGAGCAGATTTTTGACTACACGAACCGCTACGTGCCTGCCTCTGTGCAGCCGCGTAAGTCGATCCGTGTGCTCGATGCCATGGTGGGTCGCCACAGGTACCTCGGTGAGCCTATGGATAAGAAGCTGCTGGCAACAGTGTTGAAAGTCGAGTTCGGTGTCGAAGTCGAGATTAACGTCGATGCTACGGCAATTAAAGCCGAGCTGGACAAGCGCGTCTTTAGCCAAGACTTTGCCACGACGTCGATTGCACGGCGCTTGCAGCTGTGCGTGGCCGGGTTGAACGACCCGGATAAGCCACAGGCATCGCTGTTGTTTACGGGCAGTTCCGGGGTTGGAAAATGTTGCGTAGATCACACAATGGTCCCTGTGTGGACTGCTGATGGTTCTGTGGCGTGGAAACGTCATGGTGATCTCGTTGTTGGTGATTATGTGTTTGCCCGTGATGGTTCCCCGACGAAGGTTTTGGGTGTGTTCCCACAAGGGGAACGCGATGTGTATCGAGTGACGTTTGGGGACGGACGTACCCTTGACGTGTCTGATAATCATTTGTGGGCAGTTTACCCTAATAGGCGATCACGCGAAGAAGGGCCAACAATTTATTCGACTCAGACATTGATGAATAAAGGTCTTGTATCGAATTTGAATAATGGCCGTCAGGGTATGAAGTATGTTGTACCTATGAATCAACCGGTGCAGTGGCCTATAGCAGATCTTTCTGTAGATCCATATGCGCTTGGAGCTTTAATTGCTAATGGGTGTCTTACTGATAAAGCTCTCAGTATTTCCTCGGATGATGAGGAGACAGTTGCACGTGTTGGTCAAGCCGTTGGTGCTGTTTCTTGGGATCAGGGCACCAGTAATTATTCTTGGTACTTTCGCACAGGGGAAACCTTGGGTAATAACGGGAAGCGAAGGATTCAGCTTGCTGATGTTTTCACGGGCACTCTGTCTGGATTGATTGGTGTGAAGTCGCCTCAACGATTTATTCCTGAGCAGTATTTACATTCATCTATTGAGCAACGATGGGCTTTGGTTCAAGGGTTGTTCGACTGTGATGGTTCGATTGGTGCGTGTGATGGTGAGCGCTATAACATTTCATATTCGACAGCCTCAGAGAAGCTTGCTGAGGATGTTCGTATTCTTTTGCTTTCTCTCGGGGTACCGTGTTCTATCAAAAAATATGTACGTGAGAAAGACGGTAGTGATCGAGTTGAGTATAACGTTCACGTGAAAGCTCATAATTCAGATAAGTGTCTCTTTTTCCGCCTTGATCGAAAGAAACGTCTTGCCATTAAAGCTCAATCTGTGGCAAAGCAGAGGGAAAAGCGATTCGATTACGTCGGTATTCGTTCTATCGAAAAGCTCGATCGGAAAGAAAGCATGACCTGTATTTATGTCGATAATGACGAGCACCTGTACCAAGCAGGTGACTTCATCGTCACGCATAACACCGAGGTCACGAAGCAGCTCGCGAAGATCCTCTTTGGCGACGATCAACGTCATCTTGTGCGTTTCGACATGTCGGAATGGGGCCGAGACGATAGCGTTGATCTCTTCCGTGAAGAACTCGCTCGTCACGTGTGGGCGACGAGTCACTGCGTGCTGCTCTTTGACGAGATCGAGAAGGCGTCACCGCTCGTTGTCAGGCTTTTGCTTCAAGTGCTTGATGACGGTCGTTTGTCCGATAAGGATGGTCGCCAGGTCTCGTTTCTGAACACGTACATCGTGTTGACCACGAACGCCGGTAGCGAGATCTACCGCACCATTGGTGAATACAACGCCGATGACCACGGGAGTGAAGAGACGATGCGAGATTACGAGAAGATCATCGAGACCTCGATCAAGAGTGAAGATGGCGGGAAGTTCCCACCGGAACTCTTGGGTCGTATCGATGCGATCGTCCCGTTCCAGCCTCTGTCTCGCGCCACGCTGCGCAAGATCATGACGAAGAAGCTCGCTGAAATGATCACAGACGTCAAGCGTAAGCATGGCATCCATGTCACCGTCGATGGGCGTGTGTTGGAGTTTCTCGTGGAAGATGAGGCGCGGAGCGACTCGGACTCTGGTGGTGCTCGTGACATGGTGCGCCGAATGCAGCGATTTGTGACAACGGAAATCGCCGCGTTCATCAACAAACACCCGCATGAGCGCAATATTGCCGTCAGAATTGAAGGCACATTGCGGAGCGAAGATGTGTCGATTTTGAAGTCGGATGCGCGTGTTGTGGTCCAACCTTATGATGCTGTTCTCGCGTAAAAGCGAATATACTCGTATATCAACATTGGCGCACAAAAGTGTGATATGCTGATACACGAGTGTAAACCTCGCGATGCCGGTACCATTCATTACCGTGGTGGGGTGGTGGTGCCGGCTCCATCACCCATTTGATCAAACGAAAGGATTTCAATGTTGTTTGGCAAGAAAGATAAGGCTGCTGCCGATGGCGGCGGCGCAATCGAAGAGACTCAGGCAGCCGCTCCTGCCCAGGCTGAAACGAAGGCACCAGCCGTTGATGCACGCGCTGCGAAGGACTCGCTCACCCTGGTTATTGATGAGACTGAACCCGGCGCTGCGCTCGATATTATTCGCCAGAACACCGAGTGGCTTCTACCAAACGGTATTGGCGTGATCCTTGCGCTCCCTGTTGATGCTTCGATCGAAGATGGCGGTATTGGGGGTCTTGGTAAGGTCTCGTCCAAGGGCAACGAGGACAAGGGATCAATCCTCCAGCGGATCGCTGACGATAAGATCCAGGTGTGTGCGACTGAAGATATGCTTCGTCACAATATTTTGGGCGTGATCCCTACCCCTGCTTCCCTTGGGCCTGATGGTATGGGGGAGTACACCCTGTTCGACCGTGCGAAGTTCTTGCTCACCTCGGTGACTCCTCGCCCGGATGGAACTCTTGAAACCGTTCCTGTTCATTTCGATGAGGCAACAGGTCTCATTGAGGTTCCCGATGGAGACATCGATACTGTCACCCTGGCTCAGGCTCAGGAGATCGCATCGGGCAGCGTCACCCTGGCATCGCTCATCCCAACACTTTGGAAGCGTCTCGGTGGAGAGGGAGCAGACGAAGAGGTTGTTGAGGAAGACATTGTCGAGGACACGGCACCGGCTGCTCCGACCCTTCCGCCTACCGCTGCTCAGAATGAGTCTGTTGAGGCTGTTGAAAACCTGCCTCACTTCGATCCTGATGACATCCCGGATGAACCGATGGCTGATGAGCTGCCTTCGGATGAGGGTCTGTATGACGAGGATGATGAGGATGAGAACCCCTTTGATGACATCGAAGAGGCTTCCGCTCCTGCTCCGCATGTACCGACTCAGACCGAAGAGGTAGAGGTCGCTCCTGAGGTTGCTCCGGTGGACGAGCGTGTCTTTAATAAAGACGCTGTTCGCACAGCTGTTGCTCGTCGTTTCCTTGATGACAGCCTGGATTTCGCCGTTGATATGACGCCTTTCGAGACCTTGCTGGGCTATGAGGTTGATACCCCGGCTCAGTTCTCGCTCGATCATCTGGACAGTGCTAACTGGTTGGACAGCCAGATCAAGATGCTCTCTCAGCAGGCGAACACCGTTCTTGCTGATCAGCGTCGTCGTGATATCGAGGAACTGCGTAACCTGTTCTTCTCGCTGGTGTCGCGTACGGGAGATGAGATCTCGTCTCAGATGAGCATTGACGAAGACGCTGAGAACACGTGGGCCAAGACTATGGCTGAGGTCAATGGTAATGAGACAAAGGCTCTTGCCGATTTGATCGAGATTTCTGAGAAGGAGAAGGCTGTACTCGCCGATCGGTACCAGCAGGAACGTGAAGCCTTTATCCAGGCTCGAATCGGGGAAGAGCGCGTGCGTTACGACGAGCGTCACAAGCCTGCTCTCACTCGCCAGATGGACGACTTGGAAACATCGATTCGCTTGGACATCGAGTCCGATTACGAGGCACGTCGCTATGAGATTCTGCGTGCTCGCAAGACCTCGGCACAGGGCGCGTTCGATGCGGCTATCACTAAGGTGATGGATCACCTCATTGAAAAGCGCGCTGAGCAGGTGCAGCGTGAAGCTGAACTGATCGAGAAGTTCCGCGTCGAGATGAGTACCTTCCTTGACGAGAACCGTAAGGAAGATATCGCTCGCACTCAGGCTCTCCAAGAGCAGCTCTCGCGTCAAAACATCGTTGAGGAAAAGAGCGCTGAATTTGCAGCTCGTGAACAGGAGCTGCACGAGCAGATCGCACGTGAACGCGATGAAGCCCACAAGCGCGTTCTAGCGGCTCAGGACGAAGCGAACAAGGTCTTGGAGCGTATGCGCCAGGAAAATGATGCACAGCTCGCTCAGGCTCGCGCAGAGGTTCAGCGTGCGAACGAGCGCGTGAAGGAAGAAGCCGAGCGCGTTGGCGTTGTTCGTGATGAGATCGCACGGCAGTTCCAGAGCCAGGTCGAGTCGTTGCAAACCGACAAGCAGCTGCTCATGGATCAGATGGATCGCGAGAACCTTGTCGCCAAGCGAGCCAACCGACTCTACATCGCGCTGGCGGTTTTGGTCGCTCTGGCGTTCCTCGCACTGGGCGTCATCATTGGAATGCTCGTCCACGGCGCGACTGGTTCGAGCGCACACGCTGCTTCGATGATGGAATGGGTGATGAATAGTGCTGCTGGTGGTGGTACATTGGGTGTGTAATACACCCGTGCACCACTTGGTAGCGTAAGAAGGGGATACGGTCTGGGAAATCTGGGCCGTATCCCCTCTTTTTGTCTTTGATACGACCTGTGTATATCTGATATGATTGTCTTGGTGTACCAAACGAATTAAAAGGAAGGTAACGATATGGGTTGGCGTCGAAAAGCCAGAGGGCAGGCCCCTCGTGAAAAGGGAAGCCAAGCGTGGGCACAGCTCGGTCAACAAGACGAGCTAGACTCCTTGGCGTACCAGGATGTCCACGGGGATCAGCAGCTTGAACGTAGTGAGATTGAAGCAAAGCTCTCTCCTCGCTCTCGTGAGATCGCCTCAGCAGCGGTGGGCATACTTGTCTTCATTTCCGTCTGGGTGATCATATCGTTTGGTTCGATGGGTGTTGCAGCGGTGAAAGACTCGCTGTGGCACTCGTCTGTTCCCAGCTATTCGGTTGAGAACAGAGATCTGACAAAGGCTTTGCATCGTTCTGTGATCAGCGAGGTGTGTTATTCTCCGGCTCTAGAGGATGGGTCGCCTGATCCATCCGATGAGACGTGCTACGAGTCAGCCAAGGATGTTCCTGAACCACAGTGGCACAAAGACGCTGTGGCAGCAGAAAAGGCCGAGCGGGATGCTCAGATGGCTGATCAACCTGGGAGTGCTCTGGGGTGGATCTTCTCACTCGGTTGGATCAAGTTCTTTGTCTCCGCCTTCGCTGGCGGGGCTGCATGGGGAGCGCTGCGTCTAGTGCTCATGCGTAACCTCAAGGCTCAGAACCTCATGCGCGATACCACGGATATTAACCAGTATAAGAATGACCAGCACGTGGCCTTGCCCGAAGAGGTACGTGAGCGCTTCGACGTTGTTCCCGATGTGGGAGCACACACAGGGGTGAGTGCGACCACGCTCATCTCACACTCGATGGTGGCGAATAAGGGCATTAAGCCGGTAGCATTTGCCAAGCGTGCTGAGCAAGATCAGTTTGATGACGATGGTGACGTGACTTTGTTCAAGGGCGAGGTTCTCACCGATGAACACGGAACCCCGATCACTGACATGGTTCCGATGTTCGATGAAGCCTTTGGAACGGCTTTGTGGGACGCGTCGGGTCTGCCTGATAACGACAAGTTGCGCAGGCGTCTCGACCCCAGCACTGTTCCCTACAACCCTGGGAACGCGAGCCGAGACAAGCTCAAAGGCTTTGCCACGCTTGCTGACCTCGTGAACGGGGAGTGGGAGCTGCCGACGTATGAGCCTCAGCGTCCGGCTGGTGTGTATTACGTCGATACAGCCCCTGCCAACACCATGATCCTTGCTATGACTCGTGCTGGTAAAGGTCAGACGTACATTGAGCCGATGCTCGATATCTGGATGCGTCAAAAGCGCCCGGATAATATGGTCATCAATGATCCCAAGGGTGAACTTTTGGTGAAGAATTACGTCCGCGCGACCATGCGCGGGTTCCAGGTTGTACAGTTCAACCTTATCAATGCCATGAAAACGGACATTTACAATCCGCTTGGAATGGCAGCGGAAGCAGCACGCGAAGGTGACCAGACCAAGTGTGCTCTCTACGTTGAAAACATTGCCGACGTGTTCTTCCCGGTGGATGGAGCAGAAGATCCGGTGTGGCCGAACGCTGCGAACAACGCTTTCAAGCGTGCAGCATACGGCCTCATCGACTACTACCTGGAAGAAGAGCACCAGCTGCGTCAGTATGCGATGCGACATGGCATGGACCAGAAGGTTTTGGAACAAAAGCTTGATGCCATGTGGGGTAAAGTCACGCTCTATAACTGCTACCAGTTGTTCGTGCAGCTCACCTCAAAGAAGCGTAAGTCGCCCATGACTCAGATGAACGAGCGCCTCAAGGGTGGGTACTACGACCAGATTCAGGATGAGGATGAACGTCAGGAAGCAATCAATCACGATCAGGCACAAGCCGAGCGTATTGAGTTTTTGTGGGAAGACAAGCCTGAGCTGGACTTGCTCACCTTGTTCTTTAACGCGACCGAGGCTCTGCCTCAGTCGACGATGCGCACGCTCATTGCCAATGCGAACAATGCGCTGCGTGCAATGGCGGGAGCTGAGAAGATGCTTGCGTCTGTCTACGGTATCGCTATCACCGCAATGAGCTTCTTTACCGATCCGACGATCTCGACACTGACCTCTGGTACGCCCTCACAGAACACAGATCTGGGCGGGTTGTCGTTCCCTCGTCGTTTCGGTGTTCGTTTCGCACAAAACTTCACTAAGCGAGACGGACTTATCGGCGCTCAGGCGAAATGGGACGCCTTTGATGATCCCGAGTTGACACACAATCTCGGGAAAGACTTTGAGCACGAAGACACAGTCGTGCGAGAAGGCTGGGCACGCTACTACTTTGATGGCAAGTTCCCTCACGATGTCGCATATTTGCGACTGCGTTTGTTCAACCCACATACGGGTGTGCTTTTGAAGACGTTCTATTTCCAGTTCACGAAGGGGTACCAGTTGTCCCTGAATGGTCGTAAGTTCGTCAAAGACCCTGTGACGGGAAGCAAGATCATCCGTAATGGTGTTCTCGTGGAGATGGTGAAGGATAAGGACGGAAAACTTGTTCCAGGTCATCTGAACTACCCCACGACTCGTCTACTCGATAAGGCTGGGAAGCCTCAGACGGTACGAGAGAGCGTTCCTGCCATCATCTTGTCGTCGGTGCGGTACTCGGAACAACCCAAGGCCGTGTTCCTGGTGACACCTCCGCACTTGATGAAGTACGCGAAGCTCGTGCTGATCCTCGTGAAGCAACTTGTGGACTTGAACTTTGATAAGTCCTATATGACCAAGTCGAGTCAGAAGCCGCTGTACAAGACGCGCTTCATGCTTGACGAGCTTGGTAATCTCCAGTCCGAGGGTCACGGTATCGCCGGGTTCGAAACCATGCTGTCGATTGGTTTGGGCCAGGAGCAGCAATTTACGTTGATTCTTCAAACGTTGCAGCAGGCTCGTGACGTTTACGGAGACAGTGTAGATAAAATCATACAAGGAAACGTGGCTAATATCGTATTCTTGAAGTCAACAGACGATACGATGATTGAGACTCTGGCGAAGATGTCTGGTACGCGCCACCGTGCAGTGCGAGACTCCAAGACTGTGACTCAGGATACCGAGCGCCTGATTGAAGGGTTGAACGTCGAAGGTAAGGTGTCGTACACGATCAGCGCAAAGGAAGAGAGCGTTATCGGGTACAACGACTTGGCGTTCTTGCCCGAGCGTAACTCGATCATTTTCTCTGCTGGTATTTCACCGATTTGGAACCGCAATGCGGAGATCCTGCCGATGTCGTGGCGTTTGTTCAAGGACACGATTCAGCATCCAGGACACACGTATTCGCTCCAGACGATTCCAACTCTGTCGTCGGCTCTTGAGTTCGATGTGCGCTTGAACCAGCCTGACTTTGTCAAGATGCTGGACAAGCGTATTGAACAGGCTGCGAACGCGGCTGAGGCAATGAATCTGTACCAAGATGCCTACAATCTGGATGATTACGGCATCTCGATTCTGGATCCAGACGTGTACTCGGCTGAGGTCATGGATCTTATTGCCTCGATTGAGGCAGAACGCCAAGGTCAAAGTGATGAGTCCGAAGAATACGACATGATGAGTGAGGACGCGTACCGTGCTTTCGTGGGAGCGGGTTATGACGTCTTTAGTCAAGACGACATGATCAATGAGGACGTTCAGCAAGAGATTGCTACACATGAAGCGATCAAGACTGATCGCGAGAAGAAGCGGTATGCCGAAGGTCAGATCAGCAGGGCTGATTTCATCGGTGACAATGGAAGTGTGATCCATAGTCTTGATGATGAGATCATCGCTGCGTACCGTGAGACCAAGCGTGAACTTGCAGGAGACGCCAGGTTCTTTAGGGTTGATGCGAACGGATCGCTCTGCTCGCTTGAAGGCCGGGTGTACATCAGCCAGGGCTTGTCGAGCAGTGAGCTGCGTGCGATCCAGGATGCATCCACGGATGAGGCAGCTGGTGTGTATGGTGACGATCAGTCGATTGCGAATGCTGCTGAGCTTGGCTCGTGGCAGGTTCACGACGCGTTCTATAAGTTCTTGAACAGCTGTGAATCGTGGGAAGATCTCGGTAACGGTGCTTTTGATCGAGCTATGGCTCGTATCCATGAGCGCCGGGAGAACGAGTGATTCTCGTGATATGATGTAAACCCCGGTGCGCGGAGGTGCCGGTGGTACTACGAAGTGAGGTGGCGGTCCATAAGGATCACCACCTCACTTTTGTTGTATGTGTTCTAACGCTCTACGTGCTTGATCCACCGGGTCTTGCCCGCATCGTAGATTCGGTAGAGCCTGTTGGCTAAAGCAGCCTCGTGTTCAGTTTGACCAGGCTCGTAGGCGAGATCAGGATCGTCAATAAAACGCTGCTTTGTGTACGTCGAGCGATGGACACGTTTGTCTTTTGTTTTCTTACCGACGTAGCTGTAGCTCGGTCCTTGGGTTTTATCCACAGTGAAGCCTGCCGCTTGGTACATCCCACCATCAGAGATGTCGTTATCACTCCACGATGTCCACGTGGTGACGGGGAGAAGCGCCTCAGCATGGGAAAGCAGACGGGTGAAACCACCGACGATTGTACTCAGTGTTGCATAACGCTGAATTTCCCACGTACTGTGGTTTTTGCGATCGACTCCCAGTAGGGCACGCAAAATACCGTTCGTGTCGTAAAGACCAATGTTAAACGTACAGTTCACGGGGCCTTGAAGGTGGTTGTCTTGCCAGAAGCGTCGTGCAACGTCACCGGGCACAGTCTTTACTGTCAGGTTGCGTGCATAGAGACGTTCACAGGCCAGTGGGCTGATGTTGGGTAGAACCTCGGGCAAGCGGTCTGTGGCGTGGAGCTTGTGAGCGATAGTGCGGAGCACAAGATCACGTTTAGTGTTCCAGTCATCTTCCCATACGTAAATGAGCTGGTAGCCCTGAGAATGTGCTTCTTGCGTCTTTTTAGCGTGGTAGTTATGAGGACGAGGACGAGCACCTGCTTCAAAGACTGCTGCCTCAGAGTGCCAAAATACGCCGTTGAATTCAATGGCAATATGGTAATCAGGTACAACAATATCCAACTGTTTACCCGATGGGAGAATTGTATTGTCATCGCTCAGAACCGTGCTCGTAGGAACAAGAGAGCGAACTATCTCAGTGAGGAGTGTTTGAGATGGGTTGGTGTGGAGTCTGTAGCATATAGGACATCCCGATGCTTTTACCACACGGTTACTTGGAGACGTGAGCCATGTGTGCTCAGGATTGGCTTGGCATCGCCAAAGTACGGGTTTCGTCCCACCTTTGCTCACGGTGGTTGCGAGGGATTGATCGACGAGTTGTGCAGCCAGATCGGGATGTGTGGTGGCTAAGTCATTCACACCGGGAACGATCCGCCTACCTGAGCAGTATGGGCATCCAGTCTTTTTAGCTGTACGGTGATACGGTGATGTCGCCCACGTATGGTCTGGATTTACACCACATCGCCACAGGACGGATGTGTTTGACCCTGCTTTCAGGGTTGTTGCAAGGGATGGATCCACGAGCTGCGTGGCAAGGTCTGGGTGGGTCGTTGCGAGGTCGTTGATCCCGACAACCGGAACGCGACCCCAGCACTGAGGACAGCGCGAGCCTTGGATCGCGACGTTGCTCAGTGGGGCGGTCCAGTGGTCGTGTCTGGGGTTGCCACACCAGAGTTCAACCTTTTTATTAGACGATGCGGTCAGTCGTGTACGCAGGTCTTTATTAACCATGAGAGCGGCCACGTCGGGGTGAGTGGTGGCAACGTCGTTGACACCGGGGATCACGGTTTTTCCGTTACATACGCTGCATCCGGTTGGATTTTTCGCATTAGTGCGGTTCATAGGGCTGGCCCACCACACGTGACGAGGGTCAACGGGGCAACGCCACTGTACCTTTGTTGCTGAACCCCGAGCGATGGAGCGAAGGGATTGATCAACGAGTTGGTCAGCAAGGGTGGGGCTGAATTGTTCAAGGGTTTGAGAAGGTTTTCGTGGCATGGTGTGCGCGGCTTTCTACTAGAAGTGGTTTATATTATCCATTGTAACATAGATGCGTTATACGTATCATTGTGTTAGACTGAGTTACGAGCAGAATCTCTATGCGAAAGGACAAAATATGAATGACGTCGATCGTTTAGCTACAGCAAAGACGCTATTGTGCAGAAGTATTATGTCAGCAACTAGTCCGTTCGATTTGGCGAAATCGTTATGGGACGTTGCAGGTTTAGAGTGCAAAAGTCATAGACTTAGTGCGCTGAGCGGCATGATGCCCGTTCTTGCCGTCTTTGAGAGCCTTTCTGATGGCGGTTTATATTACAAGAAGCTCGATCCAAATACTGCAACTGAATGGAATCTCTGGAATGAGGATCGAGAAGGTTCGTTTAGCATACTTGATGATTGGATGGGTGCAAAAGAAGTTGAAGCGAGCCTGGCTCAATTCACGAAGGAAGAATTGGCTATGGTGAAGCACAACATGTGGTATTTACGCGATCATGATCATGATCGTGCGTCTGGTCGCCGGTATGTCTGCTTGGCTCAACCGGAGTGGTTGCGCTATGAATATGGAAACGATGAGTTACGGAAGGCGATTTATCAGTCGTTGTGATTGACCGTTAGTGTCTGGCGTCATGGTAGAATTGATTCTGTATCCATGGAAGCGGCGGCTCGCACAACATGTGTCATACGAACCGCCGCTACTCGCGCTCTGTGTGAGGTATTAACCCACGTTACGCTTCTTGAGAGCCAGAGTCAAACCACCGTGAGCAAGGCTTGTACTTGGCTGGTGTTGTGGCAGGGTTTTTGTTGATAAACGTGGGTTTTTCAGGTAATATAGAAGGGTAATCACCCGATCGGCCCGACTGGGCCGAACCTGAAAAGGAGAATGTTATGCAAACGAGCAACGCTGGTTTGCGGCGGTACATGTATGAGTACATGATCGCTCGTACGATCAATCGAACGAGTGAGCTGATTGGTGAGCCGATCCTGGTTTCCCAAGGTCGGCACCTGCGAGATCTCATGGAAGAGAAACTCAATGAAAACGGACGTTCGTTTAACGATGGGGATCTGGGCGTCCCCGAAGCACTCGACGCTATTCAGAGCGTCATGGGTGAGAACGTCCTTGGGTACAAGCCTTTGTTCCAGCCCGCTGATACATCCAGTAAGGGCTACAAGGCGTTGTATAAAGACTTTACTGCGACGATTGGTTTGAGCGGGTCTGCTGGTGCAGCCGGGCCGCGCCTGCCGATTTCTCCCTATGATCCTCGGTGGGGGACGCGTCGAAGCGTGAAGCAAGCCGGTTCATCGATTCTGTATATTCTCGATGATGATATTGCCGCGTTTGCAGACGGTAAGCCCAGCAGCCTGGAAAAGGTGACGTCCTCGGAACTCAAGCTCTATCGTCTCACCGAAGACGGTGACGCGAAAGAAGCAGGTCGGGCGCTTAGCCTCGATGACATCTCGGGTCTCACTGAGTTGATGGGTCGTATGTCAACGGCTGAGTACAATGACGTGCGTCAGTGGGTACTTGACGGTGCACGTAACCCTGAGACGGGCCGTTACAATGCTCGTCAGTTTATGAGTACTCAGGCTCTGGCTCGTTCCCGAGCTGTGCTCGATATGCTGGCCGAAGAGGGTATCCCTTACACGATCGAAAAGGACTTGCGTCCCGGTCAAATTCGCGCACGCCTTACGGGCACGAACATGACGGTGCGTCTGACCGATACCCGAGACAAAGAGCAGTGGGTGGGTCGTGTCTATGACAACGGTGCAACGCTGTACTTCTCCACGACTGCTCGTCGAGATAACAAGCAGGTCGCGTACACACCCACTGTTGATGAGGTGTGCGACCTTGTGCGCGTGGCTTTGGGACGCCCTGTGGAGCGCAAGGACGGTAAGGGTCTCGTTGGTCACGTGGGTCAGCGTCAAAGCAAGAATAAGACGCTTCAAGAGTCGTATTTGTCCACAGACACGCTGACGAGCGCGTATAAGGACATGCCGGGAGCAAATGGTGAGCAGGTGGTCATTCGTCGTCAGATGAAGGAGCGTTCCGCCTCGTCTCGTTTCTTCGTTGATACGCCCGAAGGCCGTGGGCAGGCATCGACGTTTATCACCGATGCTGTTCGTAGTGCTCGCATCAATGTGGAGCAGCAGCTCGATGTTGATGGTTTGATCCGACAGCTCAGTGAGCATAAGGAAGAAGCACGTGAAGGAACGTATGTTCCCGTACTTTCCGGCGATCCCGATCTTGCAGCTGTTGGCCGTGCCTATTGGGACGTGCTTCGCGGAGCCGAGACCACGCTGCTCAAGCCTGATGCCACTCGGAGTGAATACGCTGAGGCAACAGGGTTGCTCGATGAGATGGATCAGGAGAGTGATCTGTCTGGTGTCCACGACATGTTGGCTGGATCTGTTGCCTACATAGGTACGCCAGAAGAGCGTGTCCGTGCTCACTTGCACGATCTATTGGACGTCCAAATCGGTGTCGATGCACCGATTGAGTCGGATGATTTCGTCTTTGATCCCGTGCGCGTTGGTCGTTACATGACCAGTGAATACGGTCAGTGGCGTAACAACGATGATCTCGTGGCTGCAATGCGTACCGCGCGTTTGCCGAAGGAAAAGATCGTTGGCGAATCGTTCTATTCCAACGCGTTCCGTGATCGATTGATTACGTTCGACGAGTCCACGGCGTTGTCAATAGACGTTGTGGACGATGAGTTTACCAAGTCGATGCTTCAAGTCGTGTCTGACACGCTCGAATCGTGTGCGGTGACCCCTGGATCGATCCGCGTCGATGCCAACGGTGTTGTCGAGTGGACCGGCTCGATCATGCGTTCCCAGACGGGGCGTGAAGAGCCTGTGAGTGGAACGATCGGTCAGATCTTCGCTCGCGGTGAGAACGGTGAGATCATCACGCGTTTCAACTCCGGCAACGATCTGATGATCGTGCCCGGCTTTGAGGCACGTGTCGTCAGCCAGAAACCCGGAGAGAATAAGTCTCTCGAAGAGCGCACTCGGCTGATCGGTTACGAACAGCAGATGAGTGATGCGATTCGCTATCGGGTTCAAGCTGACGTGCTCACAGGCCGGTCTCGCGTGGGTGAGCCTGCCTCACTTAATGGTGTGTATCGTAGGCTGACTGATACGCGCCACCGAGCAGATCACTATGAACGCGCCCTTGAAGAGGGTATGGATCGAGAGATTCTCGATGCAATTCTTGCTACTGAAGCGCGTCGCGTGCGCTATCCGAACGCATTGAGGGATGGATCGACGATTGATGCCGATTTCCGTGCCTCTCGCGCGCGTGAACAGGGTTTTGGTGCAGATCCGGCGAACGACACGACAATGGATCCGTGGGTTCTCACGGGTGGTCGTAACATGTCGCTGCTCAGCGAGGAAGCGGATGGATACTTTGATCCGATCATGACATCGAGCGGTGTCAACCAAGGCGTGACTCGTTATCTGGTTTCTGGTGCTCAGGTGAACGCCGATGGATCGATCGTGCCTTCTGATAAGGGTGATCGTGCTCCGCTCATGCTCACGAAACAAGCTGAGTTCATGAGCTATGATCCCTTCGATCGTCAGCAGATGACAACATCGAACCTCATGAACGCCTCGTCTGTGACGAAGCCTGTGGGTACGGCGTTCATGACGGCGGGCGGATGGACGATGGAAGACTCTATCGTTGTCTCGGCTGATTTCGCACGCACATACCGCGTTCGTGGAACCGATGGCGAGATGCGTGATCTCATTGTCGGTGACAAGATTTCCGACATGCACGGCAACAAGGGCGTCATCTCGCTCATTGTTGATCGTGATGCCTCTTTGTCTGCCTCTGAGATTGAAGATCTGTATGGATCGACCGACATGATGGACCTCTTTAGGCAAAACCCTGATCTGGACGTCGTGATGGCACCCTTTAGCGCGGTGTCTCGTTTCAACGGCGGCTCTGCTCGTGAAGCCATGCAGAGTACCGCGCCTTTGTACCTGCCAAATGGCGAGGTCGTTGAAAACGGTATCGGTCAGGTGTCCTTTATTGGAACCCACATGACGGTTGATGCGAAGACAGCGGCATATGACGATGCTGCTATTCGCGCTGGTCAGGGACGTAAAGCCTCGTCTCAGCTTGCCTGGGCGTTGCAGTCTCAGGGCTGCGACAAGGTGTTGGAGCAGATCTACGGTGGCAACCTGCAAGCTCTCGCTCAGCTTCGAGAGATGGCTCTGGTGTGTGGTCTGGACATCGAACCGGATGGAACGCTGCGTGAAGGTCATGATGACCTGGCCGTTGGCGGAGCACGCCGTCTCATCGAGATGGGCGATGTTCCTGTAACAGAGCGCGGATCGTTTGACGTGCGCAAGGTTCGAAGCGACTTTGCAATGCTCATTGGTGACGCTGGGGGTGATATGGAGATTCCGTTCCCGCTCACGATGCCAACGGGGGAGCGTACACCTCATGCAACGGATACCACGTGGCGTGTGCCGGTGCTCAGTTCGCACTTGCGCTCGGGTCAAGACCTGGATGATGGGTCGTCAACGGTCCATGACTACACGTATCGGTATTTGACGATCCGTGAGTGGGCATTACGATACAAGCACGCGGCTGACCGCGCTGCATCAGGTGAGTTGACGGGTAAGGACTTGGCCGATGCTCGTCAGACGATGGCTGAAGCTATGCACCGTGCACAGACGGCGTACGATGGTATTGCCCAGGACATCATGCGCCGCCGTTTTACGGGCAAGCACAATGTCTTCAAGGAAGGCTTGATGGCGTCTCGTCTGCCTCGCTCGGCAACAGCTGTGTGGACGGGCGATCCTCGTCTAGACATCGATCAGGTCGGTGTTGGCCCAGAACTGGCGAAGAAACTGCGCCTACGCGATGGTGACTACGCTTTGATCTGGCGTGATCCTGTGCTTCGTGATGCGGGCGTTCGTTACATGCGCGTGAGCATCGACGAGAGGCTCACAGGTGTCAGCGTGAATCCGAACATGGTCAAGTGCTTTGATGGCGACTTCGATGGCGACTCGGTGGCAGTTGTCAACCTGGGTCATGGCACTGCTCATGAGCAAGCCATGGAGAGGCTGAGCGTTGAGGCGAATCTACTTGACCTCGGTCAAGGCATGGATGACGAGGGTTGCTACCCTCTGGCGATGCATGATGCGCTAGACGTCAAAGTGTCTCAGCACTACGACTTCCGTCACGGCGAGGCGATGGCTGCTGTTCACCAAATGGCAAACGACGTTTATTACGATTTCATTGAGGGTGAGTCAACACGCAAGGATTTCTTGGACCTAAGCCGTGAGGTGAGCGCTGATATATCTCGGATGTATCACGATGCACTGCGCCATCAGTACGGTGAAGCCGTACTGTCCTTTGGCTCGGTCAAAGAGCATATGGAATCCGTTGAGAAGGCATGTATCGAGACTGGAGCAAAGGGTTCACCCAAGAAAATGCTCGATTACGCGAAGTACATCGGATACGACCCCAAGACGGGAGAGGATCTCAAGGTCACTCAGGTGACACGTAATGAGCAGCTTGGCACTATGTACGCAACGGCTGTGAAGTCGTTTGGTACAGGTGTAGCAGGCACCTTTTCTCAGCGAGGTGTGCGAGCGCTGCGAAACAATGAGTTGAAAGCCGTGTTGGAATTGACCTACCCGGTGACTCAGAGTATTTTGCAAGCCAAGCATGACCCGGTGGATGCTCGTCACCGTTACGAGCTGCTCATGGGTCCTGCTCGAAGCCTGTGGCGTGGACAGATGATCGCTCAGGGCAACGATGGTGTGTGGAACACTGTTCTCGACGCTGAGCACAAGCCTGTTCAGGCGACGAAGGAGCAGTGGGTCGAGACGTTCTCTCGTTTCTACGGTGACGACGGTTTGGGTGTTGCAATCAATGCTGAGAACATCGAAAAGGTTGCGACAGCTCTCAGTGATAGCAACGGCATCATGCTCAACTTGGAAGATGAGAAGGTCATCGAAAAGTTGGCCTCACCGATGGATCGCCTGGCGTATGGTGGTGATTTCACGACGATGCAAGCCTTGGCTCACGCAAAGGCTAACCTGTTTGAGGGTCAGTGGAACGCTTCGTTTGCTCCCGCTCGTGTGCGAGAGGTTTTGGAAGCCGATGTGGAGACGCAAGCCGAGGCTCCTGTGATTGCTATGGAAGATACTGTAGCTCGCGTCGAGGCAGAGGAAATCATTGGACGACGCAAGTCGACGTCATGGGCTGTTCCTGTTCGATCGAAGACGGGCACGGCACATGTGAGCAGGGGTACGACGGCTCAGTACCGGGTGCCAGCGCCGGTTGCCGAACAGTGCGAGGACGACGGCTTTGAGCTGTGAGTCGTGAGAGGAGCGGGTTGTTTCGCGTGGTCGAAGCAACCCGCTTCTTCTTCATGAGCCGGTGTATCTCAATATGGCAGAGATAGTACGATATACTGATATACGAGTCGAAAACTGCTTTGAGAAAGGAAATATGTGTCATGTCTGTGTCAGTTATGTCAGAGTGGATGGCAACAGTTCCACAAGATGAGGTCAAGGAACGTTATGGTCTTGAGGCTCATGAGTGGGCTGGTTCGCTTTCTGATCGAGTGATGGCGATTATCAATAAGAATGATCCGGCGCGAGAAGATCAGGTCAATGCATTGCTGCGTGATAATGCCGTGCTTCTTGAAAAAAGGTTTCAGGGTTATAGGCGGCCAGGACCTGACGAGGACTTTATTGATTATGCCGAGTTCCGTGATGCTATTGCCTGCGTTGTAGAAAACGGTGTTTCTATTAACGATGAAACCTATTCGCAAATCCATTATGTGGATAGTGCATGTGTACGTTCTCTTTCAAAGGCGCTGCTACGTCCTTATCACGAGGTATATCCCAACGCCAACGTACAGGTTTATTATCGTCGTGAATTGCGCGAGCAAGGTTATCAAAAACCTGATGAGTCATATATCAAATCTGTTTATGGTCTTAGAGGTGACGAATGGACAGGTACATCAGCCGATGTGGAGAAGATCATCAATGACAAGATATCGAGGATGAGGCCGCGTATAATGGAGCAGCGTGTCAATGATTTCTTGCGTGACCAGGTAGCTGTTTTCGAGATTGGTATGGAGAAGCTTGAGGCTGAGAACGCAACATATAATGATATGGGAGCGGATGCTTGTGTCTATGGTTATGATCTGCGTGATTCAATCAAGGAAGCCGTAGAGAATGGTATTTTGATCAATGCTGAAACGATGAACGCTATCAAGAGGGTGGAGCATAACTACGTGACTCCCTATGCTCCTGAATTGTTGACGCGTCAATATGACGAGTTGCGTGAGCTTAATGATGCACGCAAGTACTACCGTGAGACTGTACCAACGCTTGTTTCGTCTCATGCTGAGAAGAAGCCTGGGTTATCGAGACAAGCGGCTCAGGAAATTGCTGATTTTTCGGTCATCACAGGTGGAAGTGCTCATGGCAAAGAGCAGATTCAGCTCGCTAATGCTTTGGAGCAATGGATGCGCTCAACGGGCCGTGACACTGATGGTCAGCCTTCAGCTTCGCCCACTCCATCCCAAGGTTCTCGCCAGGGGTCTATTGCGGCAGTGCTTCCTGGTAGCAGTATTACTGTTGGTCGCCAGACGCCTCGTGTACGGCCAACGTCTGCGTCTCACAAGTCAGCGCCACAGAGGTCGGATTCGTATGAAGTCGATGGCGGTTTCGAGCTGTAAACCTCTGTAGCGACTCACGCAAGCAGGTCATGCTCACGCTCTTGTATTAAGGGCGGGACATGGCCTGCTTCTTTATGCTCGTTTTGTGTGAGTTTTCAGGGGATTCGTCTCGTTATTAGTCCGTCTATACGGTATACTGATAAGTGGAATACCCGTCATATTTTATGAGAAGGAGACAACCGTGTTGATGGATAGAAATCTGACGAATGACGAGATCAGGCAGCGTTATGGTCTTGAACCATACGAGTGGTCGAACTCGTTGGTCGATACGATGGCTGCGATCGTAGGCAAGGACATGCCGGATCGAGACGTATATGCGAATGCTCTGTTGCGAGATGGTGTGAAAGCCTTTGAGCGAGAAATGGAGCTTGACGAGTATGAAGGTCGTATAGATGACGAGTTGCGCGATGCCATTTCTCAGGCGACATGGGGTGGTGTCATCATTGATGATCCAACCATGATCGCTATTCAAGATGCTGATGATCAACATGTCCTTCCTGTTGGTGCCGAGTCTTTGGCACGCACGTATTACGCGATTCATCAGGTTGATGATGCGAAGCTCGCTGATCTCAGGCTCGATATGCGATTCCCTCAGCCTACAGAGGCTGAAATCAAGCGGTACTACGGTCTTGATCCCCATGAATGGACAGGATCATTGGCCGACAAGGTCAGGACTGTGATTAATAAGAACGAGCCGCAGAGGGATGAACATGTTAATGCTTTGCTTCGTGATGGAGCTATCCGTACTGGCGAAAAGATTCAGTACTATGAAGCCGACTATACGCGGTCGGGGTGGCTTGAACCATGTGTGAACGACGAGGGTGACAAGCTCTATGGCGCTGCTATGGAAGCTGCCTGGAGCGGGATCCTCATCGATGATGAAGCCATGGCGGAGATCAGTAAGATTGAACATGACTACGTTCGGCCTTATGGCAAGGCTACGATGGTGCAAGATTATGCGCAGCTCCATGATCTGAATAATGCACGCGCATATTACCGTCAGAACATGGCTCAGATGCAGCAGAGCCAGCATGAAAATGTGAGTTCTCAGAGTGCTCAGGCTTCGGTGCCAGCGGCAAGCGTTCGTGCTCAGCGAGGCCCAGGTCAGCCTGTGCGTGTGGGTGACGTTGCCAAGCAATGGATGGCGTCAATGGGTCGCGATGTAGATGGCCGACCTCTTGCTCCGTCACCTGAGTCTCAGAAGACGTCAGGGACGATTCAGGCTGCACTGCCAGGGAGCAGCATAAAGGTTGGTTCTGCTCCGCGTGTTCCTTCGACTACTCGTCGCATGGGTGCTCCTGCTCCACAGCAGGCGCGTCGGGACGAGGCGAGTTTCGAGCTGTAGAAAAGGAGAATGAGATGAGTCGGCCACCTCGTGAGCTTCCAGCGCCTCGTTATGGTGGGGAGCCTCGCAAGCCAGCAGTTGAAGAGAACGTGACAGAAACGATCGTCATTGAGCCGGTGATCGAGCCTGAGCCTGAGCCTACCCCTGTTCAAGGCGTTCCGCGTCTTGACTGGGGACAGCAGCTCCGCCGTGAGATGCGTAGCCATGCTGATGGGTATTTACATGCATTGAAGCAAGTGAATCTGAAAGGCGAGAGGCGCAAGGCTGATCTCGCCTCTCGTGCGAACGACCTGAAAGGCAAGCACAAGGCATATGCCTCGATGATGGTGCTCAGTGCGCTTGTGCCTCTCAAAGACGGTGTGTCGATGTCGGCTGTTGCTGAGTCACTTGGTATGGGCGTGACGATGTGGTTATTGTCGCCGAACTTCCGTCAGCAGGTAGGGTCGTTTACGCGCGATGCTCGCATGGCGATTGAAGACATGGCTAATGCCAGGCGCAAACACCAGCGTGAGCAGGTGAACCGCGACATTCAAGAGCACAAGGAGAAGCACGGCGGTGAGCTGCCGTGGTCGCTCAAGCGTCGCCTGGAGCGTATCGAGGCGAGTGAGCGGGGAGACCGTATTCCGTTTAATGAGATGAGCGCTGCGCTGACCCATATTGGCCTCAGTGAAGCAGCATTTGAGCAAATGCGCGCTCCTGGGGCTGATCCAGCCGAGGTGCAAGAAAACTATGACCGCCTCATGGAGCGGTTTTGGGACGATGTTCAGCTCGATGGGTTGGATGTGGGCCGCGTGAGTGCGCTCAGTCGCATGTTCGTGGGTCAGCGTATGGCGTATGAGCCTGAGTGGGCCTATCGCTTTGTCGAGACGGCTCATGGCGAGGTTGATATGGATATGACCGAGCAGGTTGATCCACGGACTGGTGAGCTGGGTCGTACATGGTCGGGCAAGTGGTCGACACGTGCGGGCGAGTCTGTTATCAGTGGAGCCTTTACCGTGCGACCCCCGTACACGGACATGCAGCATGAGATGTCGCTCAGCGTGACTATGGCTCGTGAGATGGAACGTGCTGCTTTGAACGGTAACCTTGTCGATCTTAATGAGACGTTGATGGCGTATGGTTCAGCATGGTTTGTTCGAGACAAGGCTCTCGACACCCAAGCGATTCCAGGTCAAATGGGCGAAAAGATCCGTCGCGCTCAGCGTGGGCTTGAAGCTATGGAGTTTGACGGCTTTGGTCGAGATCTCCAGCGTGATGTCTATTCGACGTCGTTTGTCCACGCAATGGAATTGGTCGCGAAGGCGCATCCTGATATCGAACGCCACTGGGCACAACAGTATGGTTCACAGTGGAGGTCGGAGATGCGGGATTTCGCCGCAAGCCCCGAGGAAACCTACAACAGGTGGCAGCGGGGTGAGTTCTACTCTGATCCACGCGAGTCGCCAGGGCATGATAACGCTCATGCAGATGCACACACGGAGCGGATGAGGAGCGATAAGGAACGCCGTCGTCATGCGTACAACCGTGCTCGTGACAACCAGGAGTACAACGAGCATGAGACGTCGGCATTCACGGCTGAGACTGATTTTGAACTCAACGATGTTGACGATGGGTTCGAGATGGGTGAGTCTGACCAATTTAAACGAGAGGATGGTGATGAGCCGTCACTCGGGTAAGATTGATACGCGTGGTTAGTGAAAGAAACGTAAGAGAAGGGAGCGAGCAATGCTCGGTTTTCCAACAGATGATGGGTTGATGGGTGATCTTTTTGGCGTGAAGCCAGAAGATCGTGATGCATGGAACCAAGAGCGACAGAGGCGGCTTGAGCGTCAGCGACAAAGTGCTCCGTCGCTTGGCGTGCTCAATCGTGCAGCCTCGGCCATGTACAACATTGGCGCGACAGGTATCACTTCACAGATGCGAGCTGCTTACATCGAAGAGCAGCGTGGCACGATGAGTAAGAAAACGGAGACGACGACAACGACTGTTACGCGCACTCAGTCTCACAATGTTGAGCCAGAAGACGAAGTGGATTCGCCTACCTACGGGTTCTAAGGCTCGATGCACACTGTAATAGCCCCACGGAGCTTACAGCTTTATGGTGGGGCTATTACAGTATGTTATACTGGTGTATGAATGTAATCGTTAGTTTTAACGGAAGGATTGAAACGAGGGTAGATGATGGTTTCGACACATAGGAATCGAGAGGACGGTCGCCTGACAAAGACGAAGCTTTTGCATCGCGTTTCTCATCGCACTCACGTCGATATAGCGACGGTACGAGCTGTGTACGGCGCTCTCATTGACGAGATTATTGAAACCGTTCGATCAGGCGGGTCTGTCATGCTGACAGGTTTCGGACGCTTTTACCGGCTGCATAAGCACGGTCATGCTGTGCAGTTCACGAAGTCAGGTTCGGGCCGAGTGCCCAATTATGACGTTTTGAAGTTTTCGGCGTCACTGACACTGAATCGTTCGCTTACCGCATCGGATGATCACGGTGAGGATGCAGACGAATAAGGTTGCAAAAACAATACCCCGAGCACGCGATGTGCCCGGGGTATTGTTTTGTGTGATAGGTGCGGTTACTGGCGGAGCCTGCTCAGGATACGCTCGCGGTAGTCCCTGATGCCGTCTTCGTCTTCGCTCAAGTACTCCAGCGAAGAGAACACGTCAGTTTCGTGGCCGCGCATCGCGTCTGCGAGCTGCTCAATGGAGTAACCGGCTAGGTCACCGATTGCATCTGGGTCGTTCCACGAGAAGTAATTGATGAAGTTCTCGATACCCATGCGGCTGAAATCTGTGTAGAGCGTGGCGTCGAAGCCGTAGTCCTTCATTGAGGAAACGGAGAGATCATCGGATGATTCATCGCCGATAACCGTTGTGGTGGTGTCGAAATCTCGGCCTGCGTGCTTGTGGTAGTAGGCGCAGCCACTTGCCACGAAGCTCTGGCCGAACTCGTATTCACGCCAGGTGAGCGTGATGTTGAACCGCGAATTTGTCAGTGTATCGAGGGTCTTTGCGTCGATAGAGTCGAGATTTTCGCCCAACCAGGGGATCATGCGTTCGGCATTGGTGGCGTATGTCCATCGGCCTGAGCCGTAGAAGGGCACGACGCCAACGGTGTCACCTTTATCGTTTGTCGAGATCTGGATGTCGTCGACATTGAACGTGGTGTCATAACCGAAGTGGCTGGCAGTGTTGAATACTTCGACAACCGCGTCAAGTGCTGCTTCGTTGGGTGCTTTGAAGATGATGACACCTTCTGCGTAAGAAATGTTAGCCATGGTGAATATCCTTTCGATGAATAGTAGAAATGCGCCTAGTTGATAGCTCCGGTGCGATAGTCAATGGTTTTTCCGGGCACACCGTTGGATACAACGAGGTGCTTGGCATATCCATCTGATGCGAACATGTCGATGATGAACTCTCGCGGAATCAGTTCGTCACCTTCATATACCGGGATGATGGTGTATGTGAAATCAAATGATTTATGAGCACATACATCCGGTGGGAAAGGGTGATTTCCTCCTGCGTTGCTCATGAATCTGTTGAGAGCATCGTATTCAATGACGTTATACAGTGAACTCTGGGTCTCTTTTGTCATTGGAACGATGTTCGATGCGTTGGTTGAAGCCCATAGTTGGGGTGAGATGAGAGGGGCGCTGACCCATTCATCACTATGAGGCAAACCAACAGCATTCACAGGTTCATCTTGCTGGGTTCGCACAGGCGTACATGCGTTGAAATGTACGCCTGCCCCGGTTGCTCGACCTAAAGCATCGGTTGGACGATACGTGGCGTGTCCAAGATTATTGTTCCATTCAGCTTGGACAGGTCGATCTGAATACTGCGTGGTTAAAGAGTTTGTCATAATGTCTAAGCGAGCATAGGAATAACCGTATACGCCGGTTGCACCGATGATGGTAATGGATATGACATATATACAGATACGTGTGATGCGACCAGAATTGTGGGGTCCATATGTGTAAATAGATAGCAAGGGTGCGATCATCCCCACTGCTATTACTGCGGTGATTGTGCTAACAACCCATGCAGCGATGTTGGAACTATACATGATGTGTTCTTAGCCTTTTGTGATTAAAGTGTTTACGAAGGATATGGAAATTGTGCTCCGCGTAAGTAACGATCCACATATGCTTCCACATAAACGTCTTGATTGGCATAAGCGGTGATTGTAAAGATATCCGGTGTGTACAATTCGTCGTTTTGAACGATCTTAAAGACTGGATATTCAACGCCGTTGATGTCAACGAATAATGTGTACGTCTGTAGAGTTTCGAGCGAAGACGAAGTAAGGCTCACTGTTGTTTCATCATCAGGTTCAAGGTAAGCGGATCTGATGCGCGCATCAGGCTTACCCCAAACGTTAATGTATTGAATGAACGTGCGTTGAGTGTCGATTTGGATGTGAAGATGCATGTCATTGTCAAGGACGATAACGTTATTGTTGATCACATTGGTGATGTAACGACCTTTAAGCACGTTAGTGAACTCACTATCAGCGCTGTACGTATGGAGCGTGGTAACTATACTGTTTCGAATACGCATGGTATGAGTCCTCTCTACTCATTGTTTCTGAGACCAAAGCTTTTGGCTCGGTCTGGTGACGGTGTTGACGATCTATTTGTTCCATCGATGGAATGAATGCCTCGAAGAGTGTTGAATAGCTCGCGATTAATAGGTCCATGCTTCCATGCTTCAAAATCTTCAGGGAAGATAGGTTTATCCGTTAGAGCCAGGGACCAGCCCTGCGAAAGGTAAGCCAGCTTTTGGAGCTTGCGTGGGGAGATCGGTTGGTCAAAATGCGCCAGAATATACTTTGATACATCAAAAATTGAGGTCATTGTGGTCACCGTCTTTCACTGCTTTTGCTTCTTCGAATACGTAATGAGACCAACAGGCACTTCAAACATACGTGCGATTTCAAAGACGCTCAGTCCATCTTCAATACATACGTCGATCTCGGGATGGGGGAGAAGTAGTTCCTTGGCAAAGGTGTCGGCATGGAGTTCAGCCATGTCTTGATGCTCGTCATTGCCGCATTGATATCCCATACATGGCTGAAGAGCATAGTTGTTTGCAACGTAATGACCAAGTTCGTGTGCACACGCATAGCGAGCGCGCACAGGTGGGAGATTCTCGTCGAAATAGATGTGTGCCGTCCCACCGAGGTTACCGAGGATCATTCCCCAGGCGTAGCCGGGCAGAGGGGCTTCGAAAACCCGTAGGCCCATTGATCGAGCAATGGCGACAGGGTTCACCGGAATGCGAGAATGTTCGGCGTATGCGGCAAGGACATCTCTAGCGGCTCTTCTGGCGCTTCTTTTGATGTACCTGAGCTGTGTGGGTGTGGGTTCCATTGGGTGCCTTCTTCTTTTTCTTTTTAGTCTTTTTCTGAGTGGGTTGAATTGGCGGCGTCGGTGGTGTACCAAAAACTTTATTCAGTTCCTGATACATTGACGAGTGCTCACTGTGCGCACGAATGGCTGTTGCGAGAGCGTCACGTTCACGTGCAATCTGGAGAATAGTCTTTTTCAAACCTTCGATGCGCTCAGAGTAGTTAATATCGTCGTTCAGACTGAGTTCTTGTTCGAACAGATCAATCCCATGAGCTGAAAGTTGCTTTTCCCATTTATGCAGAGCTTCACCCGGTTTAGCTCCACCTAAACCAAGAGCGAAAGCAATACTGTTTTGGATATTGTAGAGATCAAGAGATGATACACGTCCGATGTATTGGGTCAGACGAGACGTGTCGATATTGGTCACTTGATTACAGATGGCGATGGAACGTTGGTTGTTCACATGAACAACCACGTGTGTAGCAGACGCGCGTCGCTTGTCGCTTGACGTAAGGTAAACGACCTGAACAACACCAGAGTGTTGGTTCAAGGTGTCGTTACTGACGATGACGCCCGGCCTTCCTGACCACATTTCGTTGCCGACAGTTCCGCCTCCTGGGACAGGTGCGGGTTGAATGAACCAGATGTCGCCTCGGCGAATGTCTTGCATGAGAACTCCTTTCGAAAAGAGAGTAGTATAGAGCTTTGTGGTGTTGGTGCCCCATGACCCCTACGACGAGGCAGGAGTCATGGGGCCATTTTACAGACGATGACTATGCGTCGTCCTCATCGTCAGTTGCAGATAGACCAGGAACGGTTTGGATGCTGGCGACGAGAGCACGAGTAGCAGCAAAACCATCGGTATCGGTGGCATCCGCGCAAGGAGTGTCATCCTCGCTGGGGACATCATCTTCATCCACCACTGTGACAGTGGTTGCGGTATCCTCGTCCTCAGTGTCTGTAGAATCCGGCTGGGTCAGCGAGTCAACGATCAGGTTGTAGTCGCTGAGGATTCGTGCAGACAACGTGGTTCCATGAGAGAGAACGAACAGCGAGTTTTTCGCGCGCGTGAACGCAACGTAATAGAGCCTCTTCTTTTCTTCGCTCATGTCGGACTGGTCCTTGTAGATGACAACAACGTTGTCAAATTCAAGACCCTTGACTCCATGAACGGTGGAGACAATGAGATCAGCCTGCGTTTCCATGTTACGAATCTTACGTTCCTCGTTGTTGCGGTGCATAAGAGCATCGCGAATCGAGTTGTACCGGATCTCGTAGTCAAGGATGCACTTCTTCAAGCGATCGAAGAAGGTCTCTTTGGTGATGATGGCGGATTGGTACTCATAGACCCATCCCTGGATGGCCGAACCTGATTCAGTCCACCACTCGCTTGCCATCTTTGCCAGGGCTTGCTGAGCCTGGGCATTGGTGACGGGGCCTCGTGCAATGATCTCCTTTGCAAACACGTATGCGGCGTTTGCGGGATCCACAGCCTCGATGTCAGACCAGTACATCTTGATGAACGCCGAGAAGAACGTCGACGCGCGACGGCGGTCAGAGATCATCGAGATGACAGAGCGTCCTGGGAACATCTCTTCCAAGCGCTTCTGAACAGCGAATGCTTCTCGGCGGGTAAAGGCCAAGAACGCCACCTGTTCACCACGGCTCAGGCAGTCCTGAACATAGGTGTAGGTGTGCTGGGAGAGCAGCTTAGGAAGATCGCCAATGAACTTTGCATCAGAGGTGTAGTGTTCATGGACGACATGAACCTTGTCCTGGAACGAGCGAGCCGTGACCGGGACAAGCGAGTTTGCACGAAGGCGGATCTGCGCAAGCTGGTTGGCTTCGATTTCGCTCAAGAGGTGGACATTAGCCATGTCCAAAACCTCTTGGTTTGATCGGTAGTTGGTTTCCAGCTTGTAGGGGGTGAAGACACCGGATGCTTCAAGAGCATTCAGGGCCTTCGGGTTTGCCGAACGGAACTCGTAGAGCGTCTGGGAAGCATCCCCCACGATGAAAAGTGATGCCTTGAGCTTGCTCACAAGGCGGAGCAGGTAGATGAACTCAAAGACGGAATTGTCCTGAACCTCGTCGATGATGAGGTGACGGATGTTCAGACCCGAAGGCAGCGGCATCCGGTCAATCATCTGATACGCGAGGATGATCTCTAGTTCCAAAGACGTCTGCTTAATGAGGTTCAGAGCGTCAACGGTTTGTTCCAGGTGTGCCTCGATGAAGTTGTTCAGAGAGGTGTAGGCACCTTGTGCATCACGACCTTCCAACCGACGAAGACGCTGTGCGAATTGAAGCGCGAAAGCGTCTCCAGGCATGTAGATACCCAGAGAGTTCGCGATCGTTTCAACAGAGCTGAGTTCATGGGTCGGGAAGTAGGTCATGTAGAGATCATGGATCATGCGGGCAATCGTCATCGAGCGAACGTTGGGGTTCTTTTTGATGATGTTGTCCGCCGCCGCGTTCGTAAACGACAGCACAGTGATGTCCGAGGGGTTGACCCCGCACAGCGTGAGCTGGTTGATACGAGCAAGGATCACCGTGCTCTTACCAGCGCCCGCTCCTGCCTGAGTGATCGACAGAGGTTCGGTCGAGCACACAGCGGCCTTCTGCTGAGGCGAGAGCTGGCCCTGAATAGGCGTGGTTGCCATCGACTGAGGCGCACGCTCCAGTTCGTCACGGTGGGATCCAAGCTCGTGCAAGGTCTCGTTCATCAGCAGGTTCATGTTCTGCTTCATCAGACGCGATGCAGTCTGAGGGTCACAGAGTGTGTTGATGGCCGTGTAGACTTCGCGGTAGGCAGGCAGTGGAACGCTGTACTGCTCCATGTAGCGAAGCTGGTAGACCATCTGAGCCAACTGATCGTCGTTGTAGGTGCGGGTCTTGGGTACAAGAGCGGCAACAACGTCTCGGATGTCCTCAGCGATACCATTGCTGGTCCACCGCCCAGCACTGTACGTAATGTTCTCGTAGACGCTGTAATCAGCGTAGAACTGATTCAGAGTGTCACGGAACTCGTTCTGGCGCGAAGGGTCGATACCCATAGCGTAGCAAATGGCGTCCCATGGCAGGTCGATGGAATCTTCGACGGGAGCATAGCTCCAGTCAACAATGGCCCACGCCTGTTCTTGAATATTCATGAGAGCAGAGAGGCTACGGAAGTTGGACGCCGACATGTTGAGCAGGGTGGCACGAGTGCGGTAGTCATCATCCACGGTCAGGACGAGTGAATCGACAGACTCATCATCCAAGGCCATGATGTCCTCGTCGCTTGCGTCGATGAACTCGGGGTCATCGATGTCACAAGAGGCGAGATCCTGGTCGCACAGAGTGTCCATCTGAGCTTCCAGGTCGATGGCGTCTTCGTCCTTTACGGGCGGAACGACGTAGAGCATCGTGCGGTACGAGACGGCAAGATCCTTGACCATTTCTCGTCCGCTGCGATCCTCGCGCATGACAAGGCCCTGCACGTGGCAGGATGCGTAGAGATCGAAATCGTCGGTATCGTTTGTCAAGCGCACGGAGAATGCGTTCGCCTCAGAGGGGACGGGAACCTTCATGTAGCCGTATCCCTGCTCATAGGCGCGCCGAACGACAGTGCCGATGGGGATAATGTGGCTGGTGACGTTGTTCGAGGTGCGACGTTCCTTGTAGCGAATGTCGGTGCTTCCCATCGTTGCACGACTTAGACCCATAGGGTAGAAACCGGGGACAACGGTGGAGTTCAGCACGCCCTGCTTCTTGCCCTGTCCGGTCAGAGACGAGGAAAAGAACTTAGGGGTAACAGCCTTGATCGTGCGGGCTTTACCTGCCTCAGCAACGGTATTGATCTGAGCGGCTGCGGTATCAATGCTTTCCAAGAGGATGGGCATGAATGCCTTCCTTTCTGAATATAAGTAAATGTATGAATAAGCCATCAATCGGCCAGTGGTAGTATTGACCGATCGATGGTGTGATGAGCGAATAGACGGTTACGCGATTGTGTAACCGACGATGGTGAGATCGGTGTCCTCGTCAGGATCAACCAGGGTTCCCACCTCGGTCAAATCGCTCAGCGGTTGAGTGTAGAGACATCCCTTATCATCGGTGTAGATGATCTGGAGAGACTCAAGGTCTTTGTTGATCTGTGGCTTATAGCCGGTGGACAGATCGTAGAGGGCCAATGCAGCGTCCATTTGCTTCTTCCACGCTGGAGCCAGCGTGGTGTTAATCAACACCTCAAGGTCGGTCTTGGTGTGAACACCTTCTAACATGTCAGGTGTCGTACGAAGGTACCTAGCTGCGCGACGACGACTGACGGTGGTGATGAGCGGGCCATCGGCTTCATCCTCATGAAGCCAGAACCACCCATTATCGAGGGCGTACATCGGTGCGCCTGTGTAAGCGTCGGCAAGATGGAGTTCCATGAGAGGCTTCAGCCATGGGAATGCTCGTTCGATGTCCTCGCATACTTGCCCGCACTTGTCGGGATCGAGGTTGGCAAGCGGGGTTTGGTCATCACGGTTGTAATAGACCTCTCCCATGACGCTGACGCGGTCATTTCGAATGCCGTAGTGGGCAACGACGGTCGTCAAAGATCCATCAGCTTCGTGAAGTGTGTATTGAACGGTGCGCATAGTAGTCATTGTGTTCTCCTTGAATACGTATGTTATGAATAGGTGGTCCGCCCACGAGGGGTGATTTCACGTGGGCGAACCGTATGCGCTCTATGAGTTCGCTACCTGAGCGAGCAGCATGTCTTCGATCAGAGCGCGGATAGCGCGGATGGCCGGGCGCGCGCCCTGGTCAACAAGCGATGTCTCATCGACCAATCGAGCGATGGTGTCATCATCAATTGGATCAAAGCTCAGGTCTGGCCTCTCGGCACAAATACGCTTTATTTGGCGATCATATTCATCGCGCAAGATTTGTGCATAATCGTCGGCACCCAGAGGCATGAACGCGATGAGATCATCAAAGCGTCCCAGCAGCTCTGCGTCAAAACTCTTTTGGAGTTCTTTAGTCAAAGACTGCTTGCTCACGGAGTGCTTATGATCACCAAAGCCCATCTGGGAGCCAGAGAGCTTCTGCCTTCCAGCGTTTGTCGTTGCAATGACGATGCAGCGCGACAGATCAACGGCTGGACCGTTTGCCATCTGAATCTCGCCGGTATCCAGAGCAGAGAGGAAGAGTCGCTGCACTGACATATCGGCCTTCTCAAACTCATCAAGAACGATCACGCGGTAGGGGTTCGATGCCAAAGTATCGAAAGGTCGTTCCTTAGCGCTGTCCGAACCGACGTAGCCGGTTGGGGAGCCGATGATGCGATTGATCGATGCCGAGTCGTGGTACTCAGCCATGTTGAGGATGATGGGCTTTTGTCCGGTCACCATAGATGAGATAATCGTGGCTGTTTCCGACTTGCCGACCCCGGATGCCCCGGCGAAAAGCCATGAGGTGGGGCGTGTGCTCGGGAAGACGTTCAACTCGCGTCTACGTAAAGCGTCGACGATGCGAGGGAGAACCTCTTCTTGACCTCTCAGCCTGGATAGCTCTGTTTGGAGAGCTGTCACATCAAGGTGGGGTGGCTGGGATTGTCCTGTGACAAGAAGCATGGCGATTGTGTTCAGTCGCTTAGCCGTCAACGGAATATGAGTGATCTGTTGGAGCATCTGTGCGCTTGTCGTGTTTCCAGAGGCGAGAGCTTCCTGGATCGCCGCGTGGTGGCTAATGACGGAGTGACTCAGTGCTCGGTCGAGAAGCGTGATCGCCGTATCAGGGCGGTGTCCCGTACTCATGAGACGGTCGGCTGTCATGACGATTTCGTCAAGGACGTCGGGGGCAACCGTGACCTTGTTTTGGTAATGGCCCAGCATACCGGGTAGAACAATGTCCAGGATTTGACGGGTCTGCTCGCGGGTGAGTTCATCGACGATGACTGAGGAGAAACGGCGCTTGAACGCCGGGTCGTCATCGAGTTTCTTCGCTTCACCCATGGTCGTTGCGGCGATCACGCGGATGTATCCTCGGGCCATAGCAGGCTTGAGGATCTGTGCGATCTTGGCGTAGGTCGTATTGTTGCTGTCTGCAATGAGGTGAATCTCATCGATAAAGAGCAACGCGTCGTTGTTTGCATCCTGTGCAAACTTGATGATTTCGGTGATGCGGTTTTCCAGATCACCGACAACGCCTGCGCCTGCAACGAGAGTTGCAATCGGCAGCTCGTAGATCGTCGTGTTTGCAAGCTGTGGGGGCACAGAAGCTTCTTTATTAGCGATGCGCCTGGCGATCTCTTCAACGATCGCCGTCTTGCCCACTCCGGCTGGGCCAACGAGTAGAGCGTTCGGCTTGCGAGAGGACGAGATAATGCTCATGGTCTGGGTGACGATCTCATCACGGAAAAGAGCAGGTGTGGCGCTCTTGTACGTCTCGTTGTAGTTAATGAGCATATCGTTAATGTCAGAGCCGCCTGTGAGGGTGGGGCCGAACAAGGCTGATAGAGGGACGCTCGGTCCTGAAGAGCCAGAGCCGCCGCCACCGATGTCTGTGGGGGTAAAGTTTGACAGGCCCATAGGGGCCTCCTTTCACGTGAATAAAGAGATATGAATAGGCCCTTCCTTCCCCAGGTGGTTAGCCTAGAGAAGGAAGGGGTGAGCAGATTGGTGTGGCTTAAATCAGTTGGTCATACCAAGGATTCGAGACCCCGTACTCGGATCGATCTTTTCCATCGAACGGACAAAGCTCATGGCGCTGTTACGCAACGATGAGTAGTACCCAGATGGAACAGAGATTGGAACGTAGTACAGATTTTCTGGGACATCGATGTGGTATGACCCAGGCCACCACTCAAAGTCAGTGATCACCAGATTCAACCGGCGTTTGAGTGTGGGGTGTTCGTTGATGAAAGTGTAAATCTGCTCGTAGTCGGTTCCACCGGAAACCTTTGGCACAGCCGCAAATTGTTTCCACACCTGGTTCACCGAGCGGTCTTTGATACGAAGGCGCACAGGGGTGGACATGATGTGTGAGAAGCTTGTGAAGTACAGATCAACGCCCATTTTCTTTGCGAAAGTGATGAGCATTTTGATCGTATCTTCGTAGTTTTCGGTGGAGATCGAGCCTGACGTATCAAGGTAAATGTGAATGTCAGGTAGGTATTTGCGTGAAATGACCTTACCCGGTTTGTTCGGGTCATTGGGCTGACGCCTGTTGGCTCGAACGAAGCTCGTTGTGACGTTACGAATCGAGTTGAGCGATTGGTTGACCTTTGACATACGAGTCAAGACACGCATGACGGACTTGTAGATGTCAACGGGGCGTGTCGGGCGCTTGTGGAATACCACGCGACCACTACGACCTTTTTGCTGATGCGCGTTGGACAAGCTGTTTGCAGCTTGGGCCGACGCCTTTTGCTGCGCACGGGCGAGAGCCGTGAGCTTGCTCAACTGTCCTGGGGTGACGAGCTTAACGGGAGTGTGCAACGACTTGTTGATCAGTTCCCACTCGTTAATGATCTTGCGCATGGATGCTCGCGCATGAGCCTCCACGTTGACGAGAACTAGGGTTCGAGGTAGAACCATCTCAGCGATGCTGAATGGGAGAACGCCACATGTGTTGGACGAGGCGTTTGCCCCAGTCCATGTCATGAGCGCCCACATGAGTACACGTGCGAACGAGTACTCATCCAGTGCCTGGGAATCATCTGCCCGTAAGATGAGCGATTCGGTCAGATCGGTGAGCGTGAGCGCATCGAACTGCTGAAACATCCGCATATCAGCAGCGCTGATATTGGATGTAATCTTGGCAAGCTCACCTTGCAGCCATGCCTTGAACGCATCGAATTCAGCGGTGGTGCGGAACCAGAAACCTACGGTGTGCGGGTGGAAGGTCCATCCCAGCGACACCAGGAGAAGGTCTGTTCCGGCGTTGCCTGCCAGAACGTCTTTCACAGCCGGAATCACGTCGGATTGCGTCGTGTACAGTGCCTTGCTCGGGTCAGGGAGTTTGCACGTGGCAGCAGCCTGCGTGATGAAGGCTTCATCGACAGGTGATGATGCCGAAGGGATCCATCTGGTCAGAGCCTGCTCAAAGAGCGTGTTCATCACTTCTTGGGCAACGGGGTCCAGAACCTCACCGACAGATCGAAGGAGAAGTTCGTTTGCGCCATCACGGTCGATTGGTTGATTGTTCACAGCCAAAGCAACCGTTTGATTTGCATTCAGTGGCTCAAAGAGCGTGTGGGTCACCATAGCGTCGAGCAAAGACATAGGGTCGCAATCTCCGGTGAAAGCGGGGATTGCCGTGTATGGATCAAGATGACCTGGCTTTTGTCCAATAAGGCTGACGGGGATCGTAGCCATTGATGCCCCTTTCTATGAATATATCGGGTATGTGTCGTATTCGGTGCAACTGTCGGAGAACAGGGCAGTTACACCGAATACGATCGGTGTGCACAAAAGACTCAGTCGCTCAAACCCATAGCCACGAGAGTGGGCGTGATGGCCTGGGCAAAGCCAGTGTTCAGCCCAGTGAAAACTCGGCAGTTATGGGAGTTCAGCGCACCGGATGACCACAGGGTGATGAGATCATTCAAGTGGTTCTTTTCCAGACGGCTCAAGCGGTCGTTCAGGGCCTGGATGATCACGGTGTTGTCATCGCGCTCGTAGAGAGCGAAGACAAGGCATCCTGATGCGTCATTGTCGGTCATCGTGGAGATGACCTCGGTGACGTCGTCGATGCTCGTGGTGGCAGCAGCCTTCAAGGTATCGTAGATACGCGGCTTGACCACGCGCTGAGCGCCTGTCTGGGTCGTGCCCTTGCTCAGTTCTTCGCTGATCACACCCATTAGGAGCGTGGTGAAAGACGTGTGTCCGGTTAGACCTTCGATGGTTTCTTGAAGGTAGGAGACATGTCGTCCGTCACGGGTAGTTGCAGCAGTCGCCATGAAACTCATGAGCTTTTCGGTGGATAGAGCAGTGAGATAACGCGAGACACCATCGATGGTACGAGGGGTGGCGAAAGGCCGGATTTCCTCAGATCCATCGAAAAGATCAAAGACGGAAACAGTGGCGTTTTCGTCGTCATCATCGGAACCTTCGACAGCCTGCTGGTCATCCACGTTCTTGACAAAGATGGTTTCCGGGTGCTTTTCCAAGACCATCTTGACCCACGGGTGAAGATTGTCTCCCAGGACATCGATCAGGGTATGAGCATCAGGCTCAACGTTGATGATGGCGAAACGTGAAACGGACGCATCATCAAGAGCGGTGACGTTACCCTTATCGTTGCCTGCAACGATAATGCGAAGGTTCTTCGGCAGAGCCTTGTCACCGATACGGCGCAATGTCACGAGGGTTAAGGTACCCGAGGTGACATCAGAGGTCGTACGGTTGATTTCATCCAAGAACAAGATCGGCTGTTCGTTGGGGTTGTTCTCTGCGTAGTGGATTGCCTGGCTGATGACGGAGTGAGGGAAGAACTTCTGCGACCATTCTCCGGTAGATTCATTGAGAACAAGGCGTGCACCTGTGAGGTCAGCCTTGTCAGCCAGCAAGTTACACGGAAGGGTGAAGCATGTGGTGTTCGTTCGGCGGGCAACGTCTTCGACGAAAGATGACTTGCCGATACCGGGTTCGCCCATCAGGGCGGGAACCAAACCTGCTTCAAGCAACAAAATAGTGTTGTCAACGAGATTCTCGTCAAACTTCATGGTGGGTACCTCCTGAATAAAAAGGAATTAAATAGAGAACCAGGCAGCGCCGTCAGGCTGTCTGGTTCTGTCGAATAGATCTCGGGCCGTACTTTGTACGGCTTGCTTTTGGAAAACTCAGGTGTGCAGTCTGCACAAAACCCTGGTTTTCCAGTAGAATAATAGTAATAATTCAACGCATATCACGAAAGGATGCACAATGAGGGGAACGTATCATATCGCTGGTGGATTGGCGATGCTCGGACTAGGCCGAGCCTGCGTCACCGTAGGTGAGCGCATGGGTCAATCTCAGGCGATGATTGATTCTGGTGAACCCTCATGGATGAGCAATACGTTGGATTGTGTCAGCGGGGTAGTGCAATTTGGGAGCACATGGCTTCATCAGATGTTTATTCCATCTGATGATCAATGGCTGACGAGCGTTGCTATCGGGCTACCGCTGTTTGTCATTGGCACGGTGCTCCCTGACATTGACCTACCACATTCATTGGCAGGTCGTTTCATGCCTTGGGGGACGCTGCTGCGCTCTTCCAGGTCGCGTATGGGTGGATTGTCACCTCTGAACCATAGAGGGTGGACACACACGCTCTGGGTGCTCCTTGGTGTCGGTGCACTGACAGCGTGGGTGTGGCCTGGTTTCATCTGGCTGCTCGCGGGCATGATCACTCATGATCTACTCGATGCTGGGAGCATGGCCGGGTGGATCTGGTACTACCCACTTTTTCCATCCACATGGAAAGTGATTGAGCGAGGTGAGACGCGCATTGTCGTGTCCACTCGCTATCGAAGCATCATAGGTAACCTTTTGCGGTACCAGCAAAGCAAACCATGGTTGGAACCCATGTACGTTGCAGTACTTGTTATTGGGGCCGGGCTTGCAACGTGGTACACGTGGTAAGTCTGGTGTAAAAGTTAGCTACCGTGATGATGAGAGTCACGGTAGCTAACTTATTGATCACTCTCAACTAATTTCCAACTTCTACGACTTTTGCGTATGCGATAGCGTAGATTGGGATAAGGACAGGATTGATGTGTTGGGTGCCGTTATGTGGATTAGTCGTGGATTCGTTGATCCTAATCACTGGGTGATTCCTCATTGTGTATTCGAGTTGATCAAGAGCACGATTCGCATCTTCCAATGTCATTAGTTCACCGCAAATGCTGTTATCGGAATGGAAATCGTCAAGGTCGTCACGAAATGTCACTTCAATGCAGTATTGGTTTTTATTTTCCATATTTAGCCTTCCTAGTAGTGGTGGATTGGTTGTTAATTTTTGTTTGACATACGAACGAAGTGGTGATACTATTTGAATATCAACTCCTTTCGGACTGATAACTGTTTATTTTGTTCAATTTGCTGTTGGGATTACCCCGGTACCATTTGGGATTTCTGGTACCGGGGTTTCCTTTTACGCAAGTGCGTTAGGCGATTTCTTCCATCTTGTCTCGAATACCGCACATGAGTGCGGCGAGGCCCTCGGCTCTGCTTGCGTTTCGATCGTATGTGATGTTTCGAAGGCCGCATGTGGTAGATAGTGCAACACTGCTCCCAAGGGAGCGAACGTCGTGGAGCACTTCTACATAATCTTCATCGCTAAAAACGTCGATGTACACGTCATCCAACCCAGGGATCAGTAGGAGAAGATGACCTGCGTCTCGCACTTGCTCGTCAAAACTGAGACCGTCATTGTATGATTCAAATGTTTCGCACATCTCGTCGATCTCGTTGATGACTTCGGGACGAGCGATCGCAAGGTCTTTGAGCACGTCAATCATAGTAGCCTGGGTAGCTCTCATGAAGCTCTTCGGGTAAGGCTTGGTCTCATGGATAGAGAGAATGCGCGCAGGGTTCTTACCTCGCATACGCTCGCCTTGAAGAACCGGCTCGCTGTAAATAACCGCTTCGGCTAGTGTTGGTGCTTCGATGACGTAACTGTCGGTTTCGTCAATTCCTAACGTTGAGTTGTATCGTTCAACAATAACGACATACGTCTTATTGGGTCGCTCGGAGAGTAGCATGGGATGTCCTTTCTGTGGGTTAAACGCGCGTGCGATAGGGGTTATAAACGACACGGACACGGTTCTCAGAGAGTTGGTCGATGAGGTATTCCTTCATTTCCTCGTTCGTGAGCCTCCCGCCCCATGCATCAATCCAGCCATCTTGGGTGCGCATATGTTCAACCTCGTCAACGGTGATGACGGTGCCAAACGAGGCAAACAGCGGAGTATCTTCAGTAAAAATAATCGGATAGCATGACGTGATGCCGTCTACGTCAATGACGTATGAGCGCGGTGTTTGCAGGGTCATAATGATGTCTCTTTTCGTATGCGTCGGGATAGGTTACTTGCTGCTGGCAATGTCGCGATGTGGGTTTCTGACAACATAGCTATAGGTGGGATCTTTAATGAGAAGATCTTTCATCTCATCATTGGTGAGCCTTTCGCCACATGCGTTGATCCAACCGTTTGGGATGCGCATATGTTCAAGGCCATCAGTGACAATCACTACGCCGATTGGCGCATACAACGGTGTGTCCTCGTTGAAGCGGATCGGATAATTGCGTTTAGGGTTGACCGTACCGATCGTGTATGTGTGTGGGTTTTTAGGCATGATGCGCCCCTTCTGTATCGAGATGGTTTATTCGCCGGCTTCTCGGGTGAGGACCACACGAGAGGCAAGGTTAAGAAGCAAAGGCATCCCCTCGCGGGTTTCATCGTGCTTTGCGCGATGGTCGAGATAGTGGGTTAATGTGTCGTAGACCAACCACGTCGCCGCTGTCTTGTCAATGACAATGGTGTTCATGGCAAGAGATTTGTCGGGAGACACGTCGATGGAATCTGGACTGAGACGAAGCTGATTGAGCTTATCGTAGATGTATTGCGCATAAGCCCATTCGTAACGGGAATGGTCATTATCGAAGCGTTCAGGGGTGCGCCCAAAGAAGCGGCAGCGTTGAATGAGCATGAGTAAAACAACGTCGTACCACTCGTGACCCGGACGAGTGTTGTCGTCAATATTTGCAGCACGAGCGACCACAGGCTTGGCGTTAGCCGGTTCAGCCACGCTGCGCCAGACTTGATCCCATAATTCGGTGTTAACGGTAGACGAGACGGGCACAGGGGTCGGATTACGTGTGTACGTCACAAAGTGGTTACTTTGCAGGATTTCCCACCATCCGTGCGGTCCTTTGAGAACAGCCTTGTTTGCTGCAATTGATAGCTCGGCGAAAGACGCAGGAAGAGGCAGAATTAGGTGATAACCTTTTCCCGAGAGTGAGGTCTCAGCGTAAAGAGCGCCGATGGCTAAAAGCCTGTCGCGCTCATCTGGCGGACATGTTTTCTCGATATCGAGAACGACGCATCCTTGTGAAGGTGCGTCAATGAACATGGCACAGTTGGCTGCTGTTGGTAGACCATTCGTCAGCTCATCGAGAGTGACGAGCACTCGCTCATCGCGTGCCCATGCACCACGAACAGGCTCGGGGTGGGTACACCCGTTGCAACCATCCAATAAATGACGGATGTCAATGGGCATTTTTGACGTTGGGTTCGATACGGTCCAAATCGGCATCGGGCCAAGAACTTTGGTGATGATCTCATTGGTGTAAAAGTGCGGAAAGGCTAACCGTGGATCAAAAGAGATCGTCATATGGAGATCCTTTCGTGGTGGTGTTTAAGCATAAAAACGAGACGGACGCTGCATCCACTGATGCGTTCAGTGCGGTGACAACGTCCGTCTCGTTTATGGGTCAGGGGTTATTGACTAGGATCAGTCAATAGACCACGGGGAAGAAGCCGCTTCCTCAGCGGAAGCAGCAGGTGTGGTGAAAGCCGAACCAGACTGCTGCTGAGCAATCGCGTTCAGGATCTGGAGAGCCTGTGGGTTCAGAGCCTGGAGCGCCTGGGGATCAAGCGCTGCAATCTGAGCGGCAGGAGCAGGTGCAACGGGCTGGGTGACAGGCGCGGGCATCGCCAAGCCAGAGGCTGCGTCAACCACGGTGTTCTGAGGCGCTGCCTGCGGCACAGCCGGGACAGCAGGAACGGCAGGTGCAACGGGTGCAACCGGAGCCGTGACCTGAGCAGGAGCAGCGGTTTCAGGCTCGTTTGCGACAACGCCGCTGTGAGCGACGATGGGGCCAGAGAGGGTAATGCCCAAAGCCGCAAGAGCGGTGTTATTGACCGAGGACGATCCGGTGTACCAGCGAGGCTCTTCATTGAAGATGATCGCCTGGATACCAATACCCTTGTTGACTCGCTTGGTGTCATAGACGTTGAGAACAACGGTGACCAGCTGATCACGCTCGGGTTCGGTGGGCAGCGAGGTCGGCGAAGCCGGGATCTCGTCATCGGTGATCTGTCGTGCAGTGCCATCGACAGTCTTGAGCAGAACCGGGAGAACGGTTCCCTTGTTGTCGATGTTCCAGCGACGACCAAGCTCGGGCTTATTCTCGGTCTCGAACATGCGCTCCCAGACGTAGTATTCTTCGGGGGTCATCTGACCACTCGGATCCTGGGGAACGACCTCAGCGTGATGGAGTGCAAGACGAGTGATCGGCTTGTTGACATCAAGAGGTTCGGACTTGGTACGTGCCCGGTTGAGCTTTTCGATGTCGGCAGGTCCCAAGAGGGAGCGGACACGCGCATACTCGATCTGGCCTCGGAGAATGATGGTTGCTCCAGGACGGATCTGAGATGCGGAAATTTGACGTTGAGCCATAGTAATGGCCTCCTTTTCATATGTTATGTGTGGGTACGGATATGGATTATCCTGTGTTACCAGTATAATCCACCTTCCTTTCTCCCGGTATGTGTATACTAATATGTGGTGGAATTTCATATACGCTTTGGGAAGAAAGGAAGGCGACGATGCTAGGTGGACATGAGAAGAAAATAAACGAAGACTTTGAGAACAACCCTAATAGCATTTTTGCACTATTAGGGGCTATCGGTTCATGTGTCTTTGTTGCCTCGATGATGCTGTGGGGTTATTTCGCACCCCACTATGCATCAACGCCGCCACCTCACGTCAGCGAGGTGGGGCACCAGGTTTCTTCTGGGTCACCCTCGGGACGCGACAGCGCCCCCGGAAATGGACAGACGGTGGTAACACCGTCGAAAGAATCTAGTTCGGCTCCGTCATATGGGAAAACACATGTGACGGAGCCAGAACCAACCCCGTCTCCTTCTGCTGCGCCTACACCTGAGCAACAGGTGTATGTCGTACAGAACGGAGACACCTTGTCGAGCATTTCTGCTGCAACAGGAGTGAGCGTTGACCGTCTTGCTGAGGCTAATGGTATTCGTAACGTTCACCTCATTTATCGAGGCTCGGCTCTCGTGATTCCTCAGCCATAAACACTTTGGACCACGCGATCAGCACCTGGCGAGAAGCCGGGTGCTGATTGCTATTTACAGGACATCATCGGTTGTATTGATGAGGTCATCAATAGCTTGAAGCCGTTTAGCGATGATCTGCTCGTGACCGATTCCAGAACCATCGAGTTGGAACACGTGAGCGTCCGGGTGATCGAGCAGATCATCGGGTAGATACGTTTGTTCCACCACGTGGTAGGGGTAGTCGTGCGGATACTTGTATCCCACGCCGTTGCCGTAGAGCGTGTCTGCTCCTTTGTAATGAGCATCGGCCAAGTGTTTGGGTACAGGTAATGAGCCTGTGGTTCGCACAAGCTCAATCGCTTGATCAATTGCGAGATATGTCGCGTTTGATTTCGGTGCGGTTGCGACAGCAAGCGCTGCCTCAGCAAGCGGGATACGCGCTTCTGGCATACCAATCAGTGCAACGCATTGTTGCGTGGCGACAGCCAGAGGGAGCACAGAGGGATCAGCAAGACCTACGTCCTCAGCTGCGTGGATGACGATGCGCCGTGCGATGAATCGCGGGTCTTCGCCTCCTTCAATGAGTCTGGCGAGCCAATAGAGCGTTGCATCGGGGTCGGATCCCCTCATAGACTTAATGAAGGCCGAAACGATGTTGTAGTGCTGGTCTCCATCGCGGTCATAGCGTTGGATCGCGTGAGGTGCCAAAGAGGTGAGCATGTCGAGTGTTGCGATCTGGTCACCTCGGGCTGTATCGAGGGCTTCAAGCAGGGTGAGGGCCTGGCGAGCATCACCTGATGCGTTCATAGCGATGACGCGGAGAACGTCATCTGGGATGTCAACGCCCGGTGTACAGCGAGGAAGTCCATTTGGATGACTTATTGCTCGTTGTAAAATCGCGTAGATATCATCGTTGGTCAAGGTGCCCAGCGAAACGATGGCACAACGGGAAAGCAATGCGCTGTTGACCGAGAAGCTCGGATTCTCCGTTGTTGCACCTATGAGACGAATAGTTCCGTCTTCTACGCTTGGTAGCAAGACATCCTGTTGCGATTTGGAGAAGCGGTGGATCTCGTCAATGAAGACAACGGTAGGTGTTTTGTCTTCTTGTAGATGGGTCTGCGCTGTGGTGAGTGTTTTACGGATATCAGCAACTTTGGCAGAGGTTGCTGATAGTTCGACGAAATGGATCCCTTGTGTACGAGCCATGATGCGAGCAATTGTGGTTTTCCCACTCGCTGGTGGAGCGTACATGATGAGACTGAGGGGCGGAGCCGATGGGTCGAGCATGTGGCGGATCAGAGAACCCTCGCCCACAACGTCGTCTTGACCAATAACCTCATCAAAGGTTGTGGGTCTTACACGTACGGCGAGTGGCTCAGGTGGGTGAGTCATGAGTATCACCTTTCAGTCGGTGTTGCTGCCACGGCCCATATGGGAGATATAGGCCGTGGCAGCGGTATGGTTAATCATCGCTGGATACGATGTCATCGACAGTTTTCTCCACGGCGTCAATGAGAGACTGTTGCAATCGTTCTTTCTTTCCCAGAGCCGTTGGTAGCTTCTCGTCAATGGTTTTAGCCGTGAGAATCTGGTAGATGTTCACCGGATGCTTTTGTCCTACTCGATGCAAGCGCTTGTTCGTTTGCATGTAGTGTTCCAATGACGAGGGGAGCGTGTACCAGATCAAGGTATGCCCGCCGTCTTGAAGGTTGAGTCCGTGCCCAGCGGATGCTGGGTGGATGAGCATGACGGGGATTTCTCCCCGGTTCCATGCCTCATACATGTCACGGGTGCCATCAAAGACGCGAGTATCGTAGCCATGAGCGCTCAGGTAAGCCCAGATGATGTCACGATCGCACGTGAAGTAGTACGCCACCAAGACGGGACTCGTTTGCTGACTGATGACATCGAGCAGCGCAAAGAGCTTTGCACTGTGAACAATCGCGTATTGCCGCCCGTTATAGGCGGTGAGCGATTGTGATGCAGCAGGGAGCATGGACACGTCCAAATGGATGCCGAACTCATCTAGTTCTTCCTCGGTTTCCATGTTCTCGTTTTCATCGAGGTAAATGGTCCCAGAGGCAAGTTGAACGAGTTTTGTTCGGAGTACTGCTTTATTGGTTGCCGAGACGGAACTGAGCGTTGGATCATCGTGTGGATCAACGCCTGATACCTGAGCGATGTCTAGGACAAGGGTTCGAGCCAATGTCTTGTACGCTTCGCGCGCGTCAGCATCCATGTCAACCATGAGATTATGAATCTTCATGGGTGGAATGGGCTTACGCGCAACGGTCGGCGCACTCATCACCAGATGGTCGATGCGTGAGTAGATCGCTTCTTTTGCACCAGGGCGCGGTTGCCAATCGACCGGAGTTCCGTTTGCTAAACGCCGGTTCGATTGGAAGAACGCTTCACGGTAGTTAGTGAGCGATGAGCCAAGAGAGAGACCTTGGTCGAGCAGATAGACCTGCGACCACAGGTCTTCAAGACCGTTAGGGGCAGGGGTGCCCGAGAGAAGGATCATCCGTGAGATCTGAGATCGCACAGCGCGAATCGCCTTAAAACGCCGCGACGTGGGGTTTTTAAAGCCCTGGGATTCATCGATAATGACCGTTGGGAACGGCCAAATCGGTGTTGGGATCTTTTTGCGATCACGCGGATCAAGGGGCGGGAGCCAGGTGACGAGATCATAGACGAGTTCTTGGTTAATGAACCACAGCGTTGGTGGGGTGGCGGGATCCAAGACCTCGGCGTAACGCTCTAAGCGTTGCTTACGTGAGAGTTGATGGTCCTTTTCATCGACGATCAACGAGCGCGCCCTGACAGGAACATCCCACTTTTCGATCTCGGAAATCCACGACAGCCTTGCGATCTTGATCGGTGCAATGATCAGTGTGTGACCACGCGGTCCAATCTGGGTGAGCGCATGGAGCGTTGCTAAGGACTTGCCACCCGACATATCCAGAAAGACGCCTGCATAGGGCCTCGTCTGTATGAACTGAGAGGCAGCGGCTTGCTGATCCATGAGAGTAGGGAAGGCCATGAACAGAGATCTCCTTTCGCTGAGGGTGTTAGCGAGTATCTTTCTGTACGCTTAGTAACGTTGCTCGTCCTTAATTTTGCATCCAAGGGGTTTAATGACAGAGATGATGTTGCTGCCCATATGCTCAAGGACGGAGAGTACGTCGTAGGGTCTGTTGTTGTGGGTGACTTTGTACTTTAGACACGCTTTGTTCATTTCACGCAAAATATCAACGAGCATGATCGAAAGCGGGAACGTCAGGTTATCTTCGTTCCAGATCATAGGGATGGTCGTTAAGATAAAGCCGTTGTCGGCAAGGAACTCGCGATCTTCACCGTTTAAACGCATGGCAGCTCGGATCAGGGCTTCGCGGAAATCAGCGATCTCATCCCCGGGAAGTACGTCTTCACCTTCGAACCAGAACCTCAAGTAGGTATCGACTCTCTGATCGTGCTCATCAAGGGTGTAGTGAGTATGGGGATCATGGTTGGTATCGGTGATGTAGGTGACTGTATTCTTCATATTGTGCATGATTTCTCCTTATTTGACATTGATGAGTGGTGTGGTAATATGAGTGTTAACAGATTTGGTTTACTGGTCCTCCAGAGCTGTTAACAATTTCGTTATATGAACTATCACCTCGGGATGGGTTGGTTGGTCGTATTCGTTTTTGTTCCTTTCTGATATCACCCCGGCGTACCTGCGGAGAGCGCCGGGGTGATATTTTTGTATCGCCTGTTTGCATCACTTTCGAGGACGTCTCAGCTCACGTTTCTCCTGTTTGGTCAGCGAATTGTTGTGACGAACATACATCTTCGCGGCGTGGCGAAGAGCTGTGCATGTCCACATCCACTCAGGAGAGATGTCCAAAGGCGGCTGATCCTCGGGGTGAATGATCGTTGAGCCTTGAACGGCCATGTCTCCGATAACAAAGAACATATCTAACAGTTGCGTGAACGGTGGCTGTTCTCTGTCTGGAGAAACCGTGTGGGCAATTTGGGTCAACATCTCTTTGATGGTGGGTTCCCACATGTCGGCTTGAAAATTGAGAAGCACCCATCGCATCACAGCTGGCCTGATGTCTAGAAGGAACTGTTTCATGTTCCATCGGTAGATCAGTGCAAACTTTTCGCGCTCAGACATATCAAGGAACTGCGCACATTCACTGTAGGAGACCTTCGGTTGGATGAGAACGCTGTTCATGATGTCTACGGATTGCGATTGAAAAGTCACCGTCTGGATGCGGTCGCCATACACAGTGACAGACGAAGGCGCAAGGTGACATTCAAACGCAAAGTTCGCCTGGCCAAGAGGGTCATTCGGCCAAAAGAACGAGAGGTTCTTATGGTCTGGGTCGATGGTGGTCACGAACATGCTGTACCGGGATAAGCACTTTTTACGGCTGATCACATCTTGGTATGACAGCGGGCCTCGTGTCTGCATATGCGTGTCCGATCAGTCAGTTCGAAATCGTTTTGATGCGGTCGGGCCTAAAGCCTGTCCAGAATGTGTAGTCGCAATAGCGCGGCTCAGGATCATCGTCGGAAACGGCGCTTACGCGAGCCATGACGACAGGTGCAGCCTGAGCTTCGAGAACAGTTGTGCAAAACTCGTACGGAGTCTTGTAGCCCTGGTCGGTGAGCCTGATTGACATGTCTTCAATGTTCATCTCGTGGAACGAGATGTCGCCGCGCGCAAGCAGTCGCTTGGTTTGATCGCACTGCACGCAATTGGGCTTGGAAAAGACGATCACATCGTGATCAATGATTGATTCATGAGTTGTTTCGGTAGTCATGTAAAACCTCAAATCTGGTTGTATGTAGATAGTTCTTCGATAATAGCGTCTACATCTTCTCTGGTATGAGCGACGTAGACGTGTGCTCCGGCGCGGCGCATCATTGTGATGACTCTAATTTGTTGACGCCGTACGGAGCCGACGTTGCTTTTTGTTTCGACAAAACAGGTTCTCGCTGGGGTGACAATGATCTGGTCAGGCACCCCGCGCATACCGGGGGAAGTGAACTTTGCAGTCCACCACCCCCGGCGTCGACATTCGTCAACGAGGTAGCCCTCAACGTAGTGCTCAGGGCGTCCCATTGGCGATCACTTCTTGTTTATGGGCGGTGTGCCAACGGATACGAGCACGGTCAGATGGCAGAGGATCAGACATCGCTCCGCACGAACACATGGCTCGTCCAGTGATAGTTGTCTGGTCGTCTGGTCCGACCTCGGGGTAGATCCGATCTGCCCACTTGGTGAAAGGCTTCCCTTCTGCGATGAGGGTGTGACCCCGTGCGCGTACTTGCTTGCGGGTGGTCATGACTCGCTCCTTTCTGTGTTGTCCGATTCTTGTGTATCGGTATCGCTGGTCTCGGCTTTTGGAATCTTGTTCATCCAGTTCGACTCGAAGGATTGGGCGAACATCTGCGCGTAGGTCTCAAGATCGAGTTGATCAATGAGAGCGCGGCGTTGATCCTCGCTCAGACACATGAGATCGTGGTTCACGATGAGCATGTGCCAGGTTGGTTCGATACCTGTGATCTTACGCGTGGTGATGTCTTGGTCCGATGGAGCCAACTGAATGCCGTGGCGGTGAGCCGTCATAGCATCGGGCGCATAGCCGTTTGCGATCATGATCGCGTTAGCTACCGCATCGGTGCGCACGACAGATGCATCGCCTCGCTTGTGGCGAGATTCAGCGGTTGTCGCGCTGACCTTCCACGCTCCTGCTGCTCCCAAGGAGACAGCTCCGGGTGTACCGGGTTTCACCACGAACACTCGGTTGTAGTGCTGGAGCGCCCTGGGGTTCCGAATAGTCTGCGCGCTGTCATCTTCTCCATCAGAGATCGGATCACAGGCGTAGTGGAACGTGAGCATACTCGGAGAGGCTGCGATCACGTTTTGGAACAAGAGCAAGGCTTCCACCGAATCCTTCTGATGCGCAATTGTCTTCATGATCTCGTAGGCCACAGATGGATCAACCGGACGGTTGATTGCATCGGGGTCGGACACTGCGATCGAACGCAAGTACACAGCCATTGCTCGGTCAAGAGCAGCTGGGTGTGCCAAGGAGTTCGTCGGAGACGGCTTGCGCCAGCACGCCAGCGAAGATCCAGATGCACTGAGAATCTTTGCATCCTGGGGCCGAATCGTTCCGTCTGCCTGCGCGGGTGGCAGGGACAATTCGATTCGGTTGTTCGAGTCTTTTGAGACGAGAAGGAGTTCTTCGGGTTCGATCAAGACGTGGATGCGCTGAGATTGCTCATCGAGAACGCGATTGTTCGTTTCCAAATCAATGTCGGCTGAGTACAAACCATCGGTGTTCGTCGAGATGATACGCGCACCCTCAAGGGTTTGAGCCTGTCCGATCATCCACGAGAACAACTGCCCGATCAAACGCATAGAGATGATCATGTTGTTCATGCGGATGGGAGAACCTTCGAACTCGGTATCGCCTGCGCCCGAAGCGCTGTTGAGCAAGAGTTTGACGCCGCTTCGCTTGGACACGAACATCTCTCGTTCCTCAGCGGTGATCGAGGGATCCTTCATCAACCGACCGAAACGTTCCTTGTCCTGGTAGAGCTTACCGTAGCGGTCCTCGCCCAGGGCTTCGTTGTAGAACGCCGATAGGTTGGTGAGTAGGAGCGGGTAGTACGACGAGAAGTCCTCGTGGACTGCCTTGGCGATCGATGTCATTGCATAGGCGGGATCAAGTTTGTTTGACCCGTCGCTGCGCATGACGAAGAGATCCTTGTTGCGCACAGGCTTGAAGAACGCGCCTCGCTCAGGGTTGGGCGAAGACTTCGTCATCAAGACCTGCTGCCATGGGATCACTTGATCGTTAGGCAGCGTCACTCGAATCTGCTTGCGGATCGCCAAAGCCTGCTCAGGTTCGGGTAGATCACGGACACCCAGAGTATCAATGAGGGTGTCAATGAGATCTTGCAGCGCACGAGCCTCAGCGTTGTGGTCCTCGAAAAGGGCCAGGTTTGCTTCGGCTCCGTGAATCCCGCCTGTCGAAAATGTTGCGAAACACGATGTCGGCGAGCCGTCTTTTCTAAAGTACGGGATATTCGTCGGTCGCTTAGGAATGTCACTGAGCTTGTATGCGGTGATCACCCCATCATCGTCAACGCTGTTGCATTCTGGGTCGAAACTGTAGTCGGATGCATATGCGTCCGATCCGTTAAAGTTCTTCCCACGAATACTTGCGTAATAGGCGTATACCTCGTCGAAAGCTGCGCGAGCCTTGGCGTCTTCAATACTTTCGTAGAAGAAGGTTTTTGCCAGTTCGAGAACATCGAACTGCTCAATACCCAGTTCTTGCGCTCGCTGCTTCGAGGGGTACATGAAAGACACGGTTTTGATGTCCTTCAATCGCTCATACGGTGCGAGAACGCGTGCAACGAACTTCGCCGACGTCGAATCAGGCGTGAGCCTGTCGTATCTTACGCGGCTGGGTTGGCAGTCTGGCTTCGACTTGGAGCCTCGAACTGCGTCGTACACGGTCTCGGGGTAATCGACCATCAAGGCGTGCTTGAGGTCGAATCCGCCCGAGTAGGTCGGATGATCAGCCAGGTGAGCAAGGTTAACAACATCGCTGACGTTGTATGCGATGAGTTCAATCAGATCATCCATCGTTTCGATGGTGGTTTTGTTGCTCAGTCGGTCAGATTCGAGAATCTGAAATCCCAGCATTCCAAGCAAACGCTTAAGACCCACGCGTTGCTGCTTCTCATTGAAGCGTGCAATATCGAGATGGCGACCTGATTGGATCATGGCCTGCCTGATGAGATACGCCGATCCCTTGCTACCCTTACCTTTGGAAACGCTTGTTGACCTCAGATATGAGGGCATCTGACGGATGTAATCATCGGCGAACAGCATGTCGTTGTGCCTGCGAATCTCAGCGGCTGTCACAGGAATAGTCGAGCGCTCAAAAGCGAGTTTGCAGGTGTTTAACAAACCCTCACCGATACGACGCTTTTCTTCGTCTGTCGATGCCAACATAGCAAGTTCGCGAGCTTTGCGGATGGGGTCTTGCGTCCGTTCCATCACGCTTGCCAAGTAGATGCTCAGCATAGTCGTGTCGTAGTTTGCCGAGTTGTACCCGCACAGGAACGGGTGAACCTCGGGGTCGTACTGTGGGTCTGTATCGCACACAGGGCGATACATGGACAGGTACGTACTACGAGACGCGGGGTCGCTGACAGGGGATGCATCGCTGAGTCCAAAGATGCGAGCCAAAAGGTGGTTCGCTTCCCACGTGCTCAGGTTGTGTAACCGGAGCGTGGGAATTTCACCAGGCTTCCATAGCTTCGCCCATGCTGGGTTCCGCTTGGCGATAGCAAAAAGCACTGCTTTGTGGTCAAGGGGGTGCTGACGGAGTTCGTCACCAACAGGGGTTCCCCGATCAACGAGATAGAACACGTCGAGAGCGCGGGTTTCTCGGTCGAAAAGAGCGATAGTGAAAACGTTCGCTAGTGACTCGATATCCCAGAATTGGAAGCGAGCGCGTTTGTAGGTGGTCCGCTTCATAGAAGCTGCCTCCTTTCGTTCAAGTGTTAGAAAAGCGTGAGCTGGCGTTGCGTGGGCCGATAATTGTCGATGTATTCTTCTACGGCACTTTCAGGGCTATCGGCGTAGATACCACAGACGGTCTCGTAGTCCGGGTGGTCGGGGGAGACGACCCAGACGTCACCGCGTGCCCAGGTCTCAAAGGTGTCGATGTGACCCATAGCGGATCCGTAGCCGTCCTTCACAGCAGCAATAACGGTGAACCAGCTGGATTGGCTGGTGTGACACGTTGTCATCTCGATTCCATATGAGGGGTGATCTAGTTTGGCGTTGTGAATCCAGGCTTCCAACCATTCGGTCGAGATGTCGCTTGGGTCATCGATGTCGTGTTTCTCCATGGCCTGAAGAAGATCGTTGATCACAGGGTTATCGTCATAGTCATTGATGTTGTCTGTTTGTGTATGCCGATCTGCATCAATGACAACCAATGCGGCTTCTTCATGGGTGAGCCACGTGCGCGGATCTTCTGCATCGATGTCTTGGTAAACGGTGTATTCCACGCCGTCACCATCGGTGTAGACGTCATCGAGACGGATGTAGCCTGATTGCTGAGTATGAGTAAGAGTCATGGCGGGAGCCTTTCTGGATATGTGGGTGTGTGATAGGGGAGCGACCCCTGCTCGGTGGATGAGACAGGGGTCGCATCGCGAAGTGATGATCATGCGGACAACATGTCATGTGATGATTCATCGTCTTCTTCGATCTCGTTTAGGAGATCGTCGTTGCACGCGCTTGCTCGCAAGAGACCTCGTGTTGAGACAGGTATGTTGTGTGGTGTTCCAACCTTACGAATGGAACCGTTCACAGGTTGGATATCAAACCATTGGTCGAGGTTGTATTCCACGGCCAAAGGTTCTTCCCCGAGGATACGGTTTTTCGTACGTACAGCAGCTGGGGTAACAAACCATCCATACCCTTCGCCTTCACCGACAGCCTCTTGGAGAATCAGAGTGAGGTGTTTGACGAATTTGTTGTAGCCCAGGGGTGGGTTAGATGGTTGATCCTTAGTGAGCCATGCTCGGTAGAGCGCGTAGAGGAATCGCCATGGAAGCAGATCCCAGACCACGCGATCAAGGAATTCCTCGGCAAAAGCACGTACGGGATCATTCTCGATCTTGTACTGATGCAGGGCCGCTTTGACGGCTGCCGGTTCAGACAATTCGTAGAAGTTTCCGCTCAGTACACGGTAAAGGACGTATTCGAGCACCTCGGTGCGATGCATGTAGTCCTGTTTGATGTACTTGCGTTCGGCCCCGGTGAAGCTCTTGTCAAAGGGGATGATGAGCTGCCTGCGGTACAAAGAACCAGACTTATCACGGAAACGGGGAGTGTCATTGACACACTGAACCATGAAGCCTCGGAACTGATAGGCGATAGGCGTTTTGTTCTTGCGGTTGATCAAGATGACGTCATTGGTGATGACAGCCTTGAGGTTTGCCGCTCTGTCAACGTATTCGCCCACGTCGTTCTCATCGACAAGAACAGCGTTCGTTCGAATGAGAGGTTCGAGGTGGAAGTCTTTGCCAAAGTCGGCGACTGGAATGGACGTCCAGGCGCGTTCACCGCATAGGTTGCGCATGAGGGTCAGAAGCGTTCCCTTACCGTTGTTGCCAACCTCCGATAAGAACCACGCGGTCTTATCCCAGGCAACGTTTGGCCTGATGATGGCGGAGAGAATTTCCCATAAAAGGGCGACGATCTCAGGGTCATCGTTCAGGTCGGCCATCCAGGATTCGATGTCCCAGTCGGTGCCATCGGCGTCGTTATGGATAACGGGGTTGACGGCGTTCTCATTGTAATTAACCGCTGATTTTGCCGTGAAGACGATCTCAGGGGTGAATGGGAGCAATGTCTTGGTTTTGTAGTCGAAAATACCGTTGTTGACAGCAATAAGATCACGATTGGTAGTGACCATGACGCGAGGTGCGTTATCGGCCAACATGTCGATCACATGATCGAGTTCTTTGGGTGAAATCGAGAAGTTGTATTCACGAGCAAGCACTCGGATCGAAACCTCATCGGTGACGTAGATGCCGGTGTTTGGACCGTGGTCCATGTACACGGCAAGTACGTCGTAGTTGGGATCGGTATTCTTCTCTGAAAGCATGATACGGACGATGCGATTTCGCTTGAGCATACAGCCAGCAATCACAGCTGGTGTTAGTGTGCGTAGCGTCTGGTAGGCGCGCGATCCTTTAAGGCCGTATTGCGTATTCTCAGAGATCAAACGGTTGTTAATCCGGTTGAGCAGGTGGAATTCCACGTCTTGCGCACTTAATGTTTCTTGATGTTGGGTCGCAAAGAATAGTTCAAGTTCATCGCTAATCAGTTGGTTGATCGGTGGAATCATCGCCTGATGAGTCGTTTGCAACGGGGCGTCATGCGGTGTTGCATTATCCGTCATTGCCACCCCACCTTTACGGTTGAGGCGACAGAGGAAAGAGTGTACGTGGGAAGCAGCATGTGTGGGACCTTCTTTCGCAATGTCAGGGTATAGATCGTGGAACTTTGATCATGTGGGATGATCGGAGTCTCTTCATACACCAAAGGAATCGTATATCATTTCGAGCCGCTCCGCAAGTTCATGCGGGCGGCGGTAAACATCAATTATGCTACCTGTTTTTGTATTCGGGCACTACCTCTCGACGCGCGATAGCGCGTATTCGTGAGGTGCGATAGCTCATAGGCTATTAACGCGTCTAAACGGGCTTTAGAGGCTATGGAAACAGACTTAGGTACCCACATAGCCCCCCCCCCCGTCTTAGGGCTGTAGAGAGGCTCCTGAGTGCGTTCTCGTGGGTGGGGAGATTTGTCAGTGGGGTTCGAGTCCCATGGTGACGAGACTCGGTGAGCGGTGGTCATGAAGCCGGATGCGCATAGGGCGTTCTAAACGGCTGTTTAAAGCCACGAACATCCATTTGTGCACCCACATAGCTCTTAACCTCTGTTCGGGCCGTAGAGAGGCTTCCAGGTGCCTTCTCGTGGATGTGGGGCTTCTTCGACGGAGCTTTATTCTCATATCGGGGGAGCGGGCGGGTCTTTGAGAGGAGTTGTAGCAGTTTTTCTTTCATTTGTAGCAGTTTTATAAAAATATCTGCTACAGGATTTTTTGGCGGTATTTCAAGGAAATGTTATTATATATAATAATTCTCATTAAAAAACTGCTACAAGACTTTTTATTGATATATCACCAGTAAAACCACTTTGTAGCAGATGTAGCAGATATTTAAGGGTCTCTACACGTGGGCGTGCGTACACACGCGTGATACCCGATTGGTTTGCCTTTGTCAATGCTGAGGACGAAGTTGTTCATACCCTGAGATGGTTACTTGACAGAGATGTTTGGCATGGTGTATCACGCGCGCATACACGCGCACATGCGCGCTTTGTAAAAATGAGGCCAAATCGGTGCTACATCTGCTACAAATGCCATCTTTCATTGCAATTGGAACGAAAAGTGCTGTAGCAGTTATGTTTTTGGGGTGTAGCGGTTTGTGCAACGACTTTTGTTTTTCGTTGGTATCTCAGGGAAAATGCGGGCGTTGTATGTAGCACCCAATATCTGCAACAACTGCTACAACAGGCTTTTTATCGGTTTTTGTAGTGACGGCCATCACATGAGCATGAAATGTTGTTTCATCAACATGTTGCATGGTGTGATGAAATGTGCTTGACGTCACAGAGGGCTTCATCGTTATTTTAGGTCGTTTTGAACTGTTTGTGGCAGACATCACAAACGGCCTCATTGTCGGTTGTGTGATTTGTTGTTGCGACATGTTGCTGTATCGTATATGCTTTTGTATGTCAGGTTGATTCGGGTTCGTGGGGCACCGAGATTCAGGACGATGTGGGACTGCACATGCACAGACGAACGGGAGCTGGTGGGACGGCTCCCGTTCGTTTTTCTTTATGTGTGATGCAGTGACAATGATCCACAATTTTTGGCGAGGATGTTTTGGTTTTGTGAGTAAGTGGGAATCGCCTTCACGTTTTTCAATAATCTGTTATTATAATAACCGTTATTGAAACTAATATTAGGAAAGGGAGAAGCGACATGCTTAACACGCTCACCTACGCAATACGTGTCGAAACAACTCCCGACCAATCCAAAACGCTCTCCGACACGTGCTCCGCTTACCTAGGCTGCTGCAACATGGTCAGCAAGACAGTGTGGGAGCACAGGACGCTCAGTCAGAAAATGCTCAACCGGCTTGTTTACCGTAGGCTTCGCGATGAATATCATATTGGAGCGCAAATGGCATGTTCCGCTATAAATCGCGTCATCGGGAACTACCGGATAATCAAATCCGTGTATGGAAGTCCGTGGTCAACCAGTCAGCCGGAATATCATTCTCCCGGTTATGATCTCCTATGGAACAGAGATTATAGCATTCTTAAAGACGGACGATTGAGTGTAGGTACTCTTGAGGGGCGAATTAAAGCCCCTGTTGATTGGACTCACGTGCCGGAGCCATACCGTCACGGGAAATTTGGTACGGCCCGACTGTTGTACCGGAACGGAAAATGGTTCTTACTCATTCCCAGCACCGTGGAGCTACCCGAACCGGCCCGACCGCAGCAAGTGGTCGGAGTGGACTTGGGTATTCGTTTCCTCGCCACCAGCTACGACGGTGACGGGCATACCGACTTCTATGACGGGAAGGAGGTGAAAAGTAAGCGCGAGCATTACAAGAGGTTACGCACTTCCTTGCAAAAGAGGGGGACGCGCAGCGCAAGACGCAGGCTTAAGAACATTGGCAGGAGAGAAAACCGTTGGATGAGAGATGTAAACCATCAGGTCTCTAAGGCACTCGTTAGCCGACAGTCAAAGCCTACGCTCTTCGCGTTGGAAAACCTTAAAGGTGTTCGTCATGCAACCGAAAAAGTCCGCGTGCAAGACCGATATGTGCAGGTTAGTTGGGCGTTTTTCCAATTGCGGCAGATGATTGAGTACAAGGCCAAGAAGGTCGGGCATTCTGTCATTGTGGTTGACCCTCGTTATACGAGTCAGACCTGCCCGAAATGCGGCACGGTATGCAAGGCAAACAGGAATAAGCGGTTGCACGAATACCACTGCTCGAACTGTGGCTACAGGTCTAACGATGATCGCGTGGCCGCGATGAATATTCAACGGCTCGGATATCAGAGTCTCGTTGAATCCCAGTCGGACAAGGTCTGACTTGGGCGGGGTGCCATCAACCACCCCTATGATGTTCCGCCAGCCCGCAAGGGTGATAAAAGCGGGAGGAACCGAAAATACCAATCGGCTCCTATTACCACCGGGCAGGGACAAGCCGCGATGCTCGTCGTCGCGGTAGTTGACGTGATGATAAAACAAGGGCCACCCCGCTTGGGATGGCCCTTGTTCTTTTCGCGAAAGAGGCCCCTTGGGGTCTCGGGTCTATAAGCTGTGGGTTTGTAACGGCCACAGTGAGCTACGATCTGCGCAACGTGTGGTTTTGCGCATCTGCGCTTGAGCCTTAGCTTGTGCATGTGCGCGCTTCTTCGCACGATGCTTAGCGGGATTCCATCGTAGTGAATGGTAGTCGGCCCATCGTTCGTCGTCAGCTTGGCGCTGAGCTTGAAGTTCAGCTCGCGTGAAGCCATTGTTCGCTTGCCGTTCTCGCCACAGTTTGTATTCAACTGAGGTGACATCTGGCATTGCATAGACGAACTCGACTGCATAGACGCGTGCTCGTTTGAGGAAGACGACGCGCTCGCGGATGAGGATCGCGTGGCGGTAGTGTAGGCGATCTTTGATCATGTAGTACGCCAGACTGCTGAGCAAATCTTCTTTTGTTTCGCTCGGGTCTCGGCTGTAGAGTACGTGCCTGATGATTGCGTTCGGTGTGTCATCGAAGGCTTCGTTGCCTTGGTTAGGCAGAGGCGGGTTCCATGGACCAAGGTTCTTTGGTAGTGGTGGAACGATGACATTTTGCTTGTCGTCGTAGACAAGACCTTGTTGAATGATCATGTTCTACTCCTTTTCAGAGCCTTGATACAGGCTGCGTGAGAAACTTTTGTTTCTTCACTTCCAACCCCGGTTCGTACTGTGTACGGACCGAGAGGTGCGACGGTTGGGTTATTAGTCCACCGACGCACCTCCCTTTGTACACTCTTTAGCCCTTTTTGTCGTAGTGCATAAACAACCACCATATGGCAAACATGATACCGAGTGAGAATAGGGCGATAGCTACCCCTTCTACGATCATTTTGGTTGGTAGATGTTCTGCATTGATGTTACTGAGCGGTAGTGGCAATAGGGTGAGTGTATTGAACAGCATGTGCGTTACGATACATGCGGTGAGATTATGTGTATGCTCATACACGAAACCGCACGCGATACCGAGAGGTAGCGTCAGCGTGATCTGCACGGTATTTCCGTGTAGGAGAGCGAACGCACACGCCGAAAGTGCAATTGTCACTGGAGCTGAGAATTGCTGTCTGACCATAGGGTAGACAAAGCCTCGCATCAATGCTTCTTCACCGATCGGTACCACGAGAATACTCAGGGTGATAATCGCTTCGATAGGCACTTGGCTCGAAATACCTTGGATTGGTGAGGGTGCGTTGAGCAGAATTTTCACGAACATAGCTAGGGTTACTGCGATCATACAGATCACAATGGTCATCACTAATGTCATGATGACGTTTGTTGGTGATCTATAAATTCTTGCAATCAGCGGTGATGACGCCTGTCGTTTTCGCCAGATGATGATGTATGTGGCTGCGAGACCATTGGTGAATGCAAGTGTGAAAACTACTTTGTGCGTGAGAGCGTAGAGCGCCGTCATGGTCACGACGTATGCCGCAATAGCTCCGCCAGCCGTGAGTAGGATACGCATTGTGTTTGGCTGTGTGTGCGATTGTGGGTTGTTGCTCATGAGATTCCTTTCTGAGGGGCTGCACAAGGGGGTGGCATTTCACCACCCCCTTGCTCATGTGGTGTGGGGTTATCGCTCCGTGTTTTCGACCTCGTGGTCGATGATCCCTTGTAGCGTGGTACGCCCAGCAAAGGTATTAAGACCTAATGTCACCCTGAAGCGACATGTGGTGTCTTTGATATCCTTGCTGTTCTTTCGCTCCATGAGACCTGGTGCGGCGTCTGCCCTGTTCCACCACAAGAGAGCGACGCCTTCTGGCGTTGTGATCTTGAGGTGCTGGTTGTCGTTACCGAGGGTGTTGATCGAGCACATGGCGAGGTTGATCACCATGTCGACGGGCGGGGCTGGGAAGCCATGACCGAACGGCGCGAGTTTCTTGACGTGATCCATGTACTGCGTAATCGCTTGGATCTCATCAAGGGGTGCATCTGCGTCTGCACTCAACCCGAGGGTGAGGGCCGCTGGATCATCTTGGATAAGAATACCTTGCTCGGCGATCACTGCATCGCGTTGCTTGGGCACGAGATAGGCCAGAGCATCGCATAGATCCGATGGAGAGGGTGCGTGGACGCCACAGGCGAACTCGTGGCCCTGAGCACCCATTTTGGGATTACCCACAGACGCGAGCTGCTCAATGATCGGGAACCATGTGGGGGAGCGCATGGAACCTGAGCATGATCCGTCGTCATGGATATGGACTACTGCCACAGGATGAGCGTGCATGAGCATGAGGTTTTGCGCAATGAGACCGAGCATCCCAGGTAGGGCATCCGTGACAAACACGTACGGTGCCCAGGGTTGGTCACTATCCATGATGTTGCTTAAGATCTCGCGCACCTGCTGCTTACGCGTTTCGTTGTATTCAACGAGACGTTCAGCAGCTTCCTTTTGTTCTTCGCGAGTGTCAGCTGTGAAGACTGCGAACCCTGTCGTGTAGTCTCCGTCCACGCGGCGGGTTGCGTTGAACGCCGGAGCCACTGAGAACCCGTAGAGTTGTTCATCCACGCGGTCATGTGTTGCTCCAATTGCTTGGAGCAAGAGGTTCATACCCTCGAAAGCTCGCATGTACACCGGGTGGTGGTTTTGAGAGCGGAGCATGGAGAGCAGAGTGGGTGTTCGATCAATGTCGAGGCTTAGGCCATCGAACTCATCTGGTTCTTCGTAGCGAGACTTTTGTCTCGGCGTGTAGCTTGGTTCAGGTGTTGCAATGAGTAAACGCGTGAACATCAGAGCTTCGCGCACGAGATCTCGGTTTTCATAAACCAGACCCATGACGTCGGCTACCGTTCCGATTCCTGCGAAGGTTTTCAGCCATGTGATCGACGAGAGAGCATCCGGGTGGTAGACGGATGCGTACCGTTCAACGAGCTGGTAGGCAACGTGTGCTCCACAAATCTCTTTGTTCGGGTATGTCTCATCGCCACGGTTGGGATTGATGAGAATATGCGCAAGCGATTTGTCTTCTTCCACATGGTGGTCGGTCACAAAGGTGAGTAGACCAATGTGGTTAGCATAGGTGAGTGCATCACGGCTGTTGGTTCCGGCATCGCACGTGATGATGGCTGCGGTGCGTGGGAACTGCCCCATAACAGTTTCAATAACTGAGGGCTGAATCTCGTGACCCAAGTGGTAGTCCGGGACGTGGAGATTGGTTTTCACGCCCATTTCACTCAGGCCCGCGTACAGGATGGTTCCTGCGCAAATGCCGTCTGTGTCAAAGTCTGGAACGATCGTGATCTCTTGATTCTGTGCTCGCATCATCTCTAGGGCCATGACCATTCGGTCAATATCTTTGAGCAGGGGATGGTGCGGGTCATTGATTTCTTTGAGGTACTGATCCGTCCAGCCCATCCGCTCGCGTACACGGTTGAACAAGTCTTCGCCGTTTACTCCGAACATGGATTCGTCGATGTCAAGAGGGGGTGCGTCTTGCTGTGAAGTCATGCAGGGGTGTCTCCTTTCGTTGCTAGAGTTTCATAGCTATACGTGTGTGAGAATTACGGCAAATGTTATGATGCTGCCGCTCATGAGGATGTTGGCGAGTAACCAGAGGCCGATCTTATTGACAGTTATTTCATCTTTCGGATTGATGAAAGTTTCGAACGGTAGCGTTTCATAGTCTTGATTGGCGTCATATTCTTGCTGTTCTTCTCTGATGTCGCGTTTTGTTAGATACCACGTTGCTGTTGCAATAGCTACGCATATACAGGCTGTAATGATGTAAATTGCGGCGTTTTTGTGTTGGATCATTAGATTGGCTAATGCTTGAAAGCCAAAACATCCGATTAACCCTACGGCTGCAATTGTCATTGCGAAAGCTGATCTCGATATTGCGAGATATGCCCAGTACGCTTTTCCCTTACGAGGTTTGTTTCCGTTCTGTTCGTATGCTTTGTTATTGGTTTTCATCAGGATGAATGTGCTGAGATCCAATATGATCGTCACAATGACAAATGTTGTCAGTATCCATGCGATGGTGTTGTTCATGAGTATTTGTCCTTTCAGTGATACCAAAACCCCGTAGCGCGGTGATGAACCGAGCTACGGGGTTTCAGTGTATGTGTGGATCAGGAGCACATGTAGCGACCGTTACCCACAACGAAGCACTTCATGCCAGGCTTGAGTTGATCTTTGCCGATGCTGTGTTCGTAGGTCCATTTTTCGAATTCGGCGTCGGATTTGATTGGGGGCTGACCGCCGCCAGAGTTAGAACCACCACCGGAGTAGGACGATCCGCCAGTGGAGCTAGAGCTAGAACCGCCACCGTTAGAGTGCGAGCGCGCCTGAGATCCGCCGGTCGAACCGTAGGAGCGAGCCGAGCTAGAGGAACCGGAGCTGTAGGACGATCCACCACGGCTAGATGCGCTCTGCTGAGCGGAGCGAGAAGCAGCAGCGGCCTCAGCAGCCTTGGCTTCCTGGTAGGTGTTCACAGCACCCTTCAACGACTCCAGATTCTTCTTGATGTCGTTCGCCTTCTGGTCAACGTCCTTTGCCTTCGCGATGGATGCAACAGCCTCGTCGTAGGAAGAGATGGTCACAGTGGTTGAGAGGGAGTGCGATTCGTTGTTGACGTTCTTCAGAGCGTCGTATGCACCCTTGACGTTTCCATCAGAGGCCATCTGCGAGTCGTCGTCAACGGCCTTGATCTGCTCGTCTGCGTTCTTCTGAGCCTCGGCAAGGTTTGCCTTCGCAGCGTCCATGGTGGAGTTTGCTTCGTCGGTTGCCTTGGTCAGACGGTATGCATCGCGAGCATTAACGAACGACTGAGTCTTGTCGTCAACAGCCTTGACAGCTGCCTCGGCATCAGTCACGTCCTGTGCGCTCAGGCACTTGCCTTTTTCTGCGCTTTCCTTTGCAGCCTCAGAGGTCTTGGCTTCGTCAGCCTTGGCAATAGCGTCGTTCAATTCAGCGGTGGCACTTTGTCCTTCGGGAGCAAGAGTGAAGCCTTCAGTGTGTGCGAGGCGGGAACCTTCGCCAACCTTCACGGACTCATCGACTGTAGCAAGTGCGTCGTGAGCCTTGGCAGTGGACTGATCCAGCTGGGTCAGCTTGTCAGCGAAAGCTACGGAGCGAGCCTGGCATTCCTTCTGGTGCTGGATGCGCGAGGTGATAACAGCGCCTGCGATACTAGCCAGAACCAGAACTGCTGCAACGATGGCTGCAATGATCTTGTTCTTCTTGGACCACAGCTTCGGGTTGGTGAAGTGAATGTTCTTAATCATGAGTGTTCTCCTTGATGATGATGTCTGTGTTGGGGTGAGGCTTCCAGATCACCCTCATCAAGGGTGTTCTTTGAGATCTTTTGTGGGCCTCAGTTGGAAAGTTTAGCGGTTGCGATGACCCTGATATAGGTGTCTGGATCATTGTTTGCTCGGACCATCCGGTATTCGGGTGGGAGCATGAGTGTGATCATCACGTCTGGATGGACGGCTTGACCGTCGTCATCTCGGCGCGTGAGTTCGTCTTGGATAGCGACGAGAATGTTCTCGTCGCCAGGAACGAGAGCGATTCCTTCGTCTGGCTTGATTGCCAGGGTTTCAATAGCTGGAACCATTACGACGACCGGAATGCTCTCATGCGCGATGTGCGTGAGTATCTCCTCGTCATTGACAAGCGTGGCATTGTAGCCATGCTTGTTTGCCCAGCCGTTGAGGTACAGGCTGTTTGTCACGATAGTGACGTCTTTTTCGTTTTCAGTCGAAGAGATTGCCTTCTTCGTTTCTTCGATAGTATCGGCAATCGTTTCTCCAAGCTGGAACGTTTGAGTATTCGGTTCCGTAACGACCATGACGGTCATCTGTTGCTTTTCGGCATCGTGGGCCTGAGTCATGCGGGACTCCTGTCTTTTCATCGGGTGTTTTCGTGGTTTTTATCTGGTCATTTATAAACCACGATATGTCTCTATGAGCGTGCTCGGCTCGCCCCTGGCGAGCTGCTCTCACCTGATGAAATCATTATGGAAATCATTTTTGATTCCAGACAGAACCCCGGTGTCTCCGGCAGGGACACCCGACTCCTTCCTTTATGTGGCATTTTTGGTGCGATGAAGAAAGGTTTTGTTCCATTGATTTTCATCCAATGGGGCCTTTCTTTTGAGCTATCTATGAGTCTCATGGCGAGATGTGTGCGTATGTCATGTCGGCGCGATGAGCGCGGTATGTACACAGTCTTGCACCATGTTTTATGCCAACATTGTTTGGCGGGGCACATGAATTTATATGGGTGATGCACCCTCTGTATTTTCAGAGGATGCACCACCAGTGGCCCCACCACTTTTCTTATGAGCATCACTTTTGTGATACCTGTGGTGACATTCGGTGCAACCTCTGGTTGTGCCATTGTCTGATCCGACTGTTTGTTACTTCCGTGAGCCTGTGTTTTTGAGCTGACCTCAAAAACATGGGTTCTTTTTACGTCAACAGACGGTGCTATCAGGGTCGAAGCAATGAGACCGTAATTTGTCTGATACCGAAGAGGGTGTTTCGCCCTTTGCGACCCTCTTGGGTATCTGTACCCACGGTGACCCAGGTGTTGCTTTGTGGGTGTTCCCCGCAAAGCAACGACATGTGGTCCATCGCCGTGGTACGAGGGTCTCATTGCCGAGACCCGGTGACACAGACGGGAGTCTGGGTCGTGTTTCAAGCGTCTGGAACAGACGCGCAGAAGGGCACCCGGAGCAGCCCCGGTGGGGGTGCGTAGGGCAAGCCTGTGGAGCAACGCGAAACAGGCGCAGTAAGAGCCTCTCGAAGCGATAGCGTAGAGAGGTGAGGGAGGGGTCGAAGCGGAGCGAGACCACGACCGAAGGGCTGTCGGCTATGCCGACCGAAGGAGTACGCTTTGCGTACGACTGAGCCAGCCCCTCTTATGCCCTTTTATTCCCACTCCACCGCCAGCGACCTCTAGGGAGCGTAAGGTGGGCAAAGTGGCGTAACAAAAGGGAAAACAGGCGGGACCACCCCCGGTTGTCCCACGGGTCGTTGAGGCGGGACAGCCTCCGACACGCGGGACAACGCCTGCCTGTTTGCCCTGATCAGACGGGACTTAGGCAGGACACGGTGACGAGCTTGCTTGGCACCGGTGTCCCGCCATGCGGCATCAGCCGCGAAACAGGGTGACGAACCGAGCGAGCGCAGGTTTGGCACACTGTTCTGTCTCCCGTCTTGTGGGGCCTGGTACAGGGCCGTGAACGCCGTAAAGGAGCAGGGCTTGCTCTGCTCCGTTGACACAATTCCAGGCTCTGAGACGGCCTTCTAGGGGCCGTTTCAGAGACGTTTATTCGTCTGTGCATCGACCCTTTATACACAGACTTATCCACAGTGTGGATGAGGCTGTGGATAGTACCCGGTGGTGATCCATCGGGTCTGAACACCCCGGGTGCATGTCCTCATGCACACAGACGAACATGTCGGCGAAGCCTCCATCAACGGTCCACCAGATGAGGTATCAGCATGGCGCGACGTATGTGTAGTACACATGCGGCGTGACATGCTTTCAGAGCTTGCTCTGGACTCATCTGGTGGGGTTGCATAGCCACATGGACCAAGGGCTTGCACAAGCCCTGTCACGGGCGTCTAGCGCGTGACTGTAACAGGGGTGCGTACACCCCTGTGTGCCACATTTTGCTGCTGTGTATGCAGCAGCAGTATGTGCTTGGTCTGATGCAGGAATCTGCATCAGCCTGGGTCACCTTGCGAGGTATCGCGAGGTGCATATGTATCACTCCGCATGAATAAAAAATAGGCACATGTGCTTGCATAGCGAGTTGCTGCGTGTCAGAAAACAGCTGGCAACTCGCGGGGTGCATGTGGGCTGGGTGCGCCTGGGAGCGCGCCTGGGAATGTGCGCTTTTGTCGCGCCTGTGCGGGTATGCGATAACCGCCTGCGCACAGCTGCGCGATGGTGGTGTTTCATCATCGTCAGCGCCGCCCATTGATGGTCATAAACAGCGTGCGAGAGTCCATCTCGTGGCGCAATGGTGGCCTAAAACTGGTCACCATTGACCGTTATATGGTCACGATTAGACCAGATAAACGCCAGGGTACCTGTGTGGTTCTTATCTGGTCATTATTAGACCAATAAATGGTCTTTTAATGGGCTTTCTATGACCACCAATACAGTGTGGTTCTTATCGGGTCCTTTAATGGCCTAATGATGGTCTAATAATGGGCTTTCAATGACCATGCGTTATGATGGCGCAATGGTGACCAAAGAGTGGTTCTTATCTGGTCTAATAATGGGTCTATATTGGCGCGTTATTGACCAGGTACAAACATGCTGCAATGGTGGGTCAATGATGGCGCAATAATGGGTCAATAATGACCATGTAATGGCGCTTTGGTGACCAGATAAACGCCAGGTGCACCGCCGTTCAACAGCACATGAATTTGTGGTGGAGCGGCGCTTTGATCACACATACACTTGTAGAGGCCAATAATCAAAGATCGAAAGATTAGAAAGAGAGGTGTGGTTCCTATGAGGACCCCTCGTCAATCCAGCAAGCTGAGTCTGCCGCTCATGGCAGTGATGACTGTCGCGATGGGCGCATCTGTTGCAGTACTACCAACTTCTGCTGCAACTGCCGCGCCTGCCAGCGCAGAGAACACGACTAGCGCCGCCGGGTTGCCTTCGTTTGTCGCACGTGACTATAAGATGACGTTCCATGATGAGTTTGACGGTACCCAGCTCGATACCACCAAGTGGGGCTATCAGTATGGTTGCTTCGATCCGGCTCAACGGTCGCAAGCTCAGTACACTGACAGCCCAGATAACGTCTCCGTGCGAGACGGGTATCTGAACCTGACTGCGCGGTACTCTCCGACGAAGACCAAGTGGGACGGCACTCAGATCCCACGCACGTGTAAGCACGGTAGTGTGACTTATGATGCGCCGTTTACGTCCGGCATGATCACGACGAAGACCAAGGACGGCAAGGTGCTCTATGCAGCGCCGGGCACAGGTTTTTATGCCGAGGCGCGTATCAAGCTGCCGAGCGCACGTCCATCGTGGTCGGCGTTTTGGGGCACCGGCACCAAGGGTGCGTATCCCGCTAACGGCGAGATCGACGTGTTCGAGTCTAAGGGCTATGACCCGACCCACCTGATGAGCAACGTGCACACGCCTCGGATCGGGGACCCGAAGAAGACCACTCAGCATCAGGGCATGATGAAGGGTGACACGGCCTCGTCGCAAAGCGAGTTCCACACGTATGGCGTGCGCAAGACTGCCGACGCGATTGAGTTCTATTTCGACGGTCAGAAGACTCACACCGTGAAGATGAGTGATATTAAGGGTGACAACCCGTTCCTTGACAAGGACAATAACCTGGTGCTGATGCTCAACCAGATGGTGGGCGGAAGCTACTTGGCGAAGCAGAGTAACTGGTCTGATAAGACCTATGTTGATGCGACCAAGTACGCTGATGACTACAAGAGCGCTGACGGCGCGGGCGCGACCATGTATGTCGATTACGTGCGAGTGTATGAGCCGAAGACTGAGGCTGACAAGCCTGCTGAGCCGACGCCTGCGCCCGAGCAATCGAAGCCTCAGCCCACCCCGAGTGTCACTCCTACTTCTACCCCGGCACCTAAGCCTTCTGTGACTCCTACGCCGTCTCAGACTCCGGCCCAGCCAGCCAAGCCGAAACCTGAGCCTTCTCAGAGTGTTCAGCCTGTCGTTCCTGTGACGCCCGCGCCAGCTCCTACTAAGCCTGCGCCCACTCAGCCAGCGCAGCCCAGCCAGCCCACCCAGAAGCCAACCCCATCTGAGCAACCTACTGTGACGCCCCAGCCTACAAAGTCTGCCCAGCCTGTCAAGCCTCAGCCGAAGAAGCCCAGCGCCGATCGGAAAGTGACCACGATTGTCTACTCGCGTTATCACTGGGTTACTACCATTTGGCAGGGCTTCCGTAAGTGGGTCATCACTGTGTGGCTGTGGTGATCGCCTGATTGCTTAACCACGAGCCAGGCGAGTGGTTGAGTGAAAAAGAAAGCCCCTACGGGATAAGCACTGCGCGAGCAGTACCGACCCGTAGGGGCTTTTAGTGCTGATGTGAGTTTAGGCGCGTGAGTGATCAACCCACGAAGTAAGCGATGATGTGAGCGGCCCCCATGATGGTCGCCCACACGACAAGCGTGACACCGAAGAGCCTGAATCCAGGCGTGGTGTCATCGGTGATCCACTCGTGAAGGTTGTCGAGTGTGGTCTTGATGTTCTTCAGCATGATGGTTCCTTTGTGAGAAGAAGATGTTGATCAATTCAAAGTTCGGAGCGTCGATAGACGCTCTATTGCTGAGAGAAAAAGATCATTATTGTAGGAAAAGAAAACCCCGCCCATACAACAGTATGAGCGGGGCTTGTTTGTGAACTGTGTCTACCATATTCAGTTATTGTCTGCCAGCAACAGGAGATAGTACAGCCAAGGCAGTGAGGCTGTACCGATACTGTAACCGGGGCGCTCTAGCGCCCTCACCCAGCGTACTCGTATTCGTAGTACTCTCGCGCACTACGGTAGTATTCACGGAGCGAGCGCTTGAACTCCTGGCGCTTGCGGCGCTTGTTCATGCGACGAGCTGCGACACGGTCTTTGCCGGGCGCGTCACCGCAACACGGGCAGTCGCGGCCACCGGGACCGCATGGGCAGGCGTCGCCGATCATGATATCTATGGTTGATAGAGCGAAAGAGTCTTCGAGGGTGTGCATCTGCGAGCGCTTGTTGCGACGAGGTATGATGGTCTCTTTTCTGTGAATAGGGATGAGGGTAGAGAGAGGGTGGGGCTTAGATGGATGTAACAGGGATGCTCGTGACCGACCACATGGAGTTAGAGCACCATTTGTGCAGGTCGCAGTCGGGCTTGAGGTCAAACGGTGCAAGCAGCGCCGTGATGAAGCGGTGCAGGTGCTTGCTCGTCGTGCGAGAGTGGTCGAAGGCATCTTTGCACACCCTGATTGTGGGGATACGCACCGAGTAGGGGTGGAACGTCACGAACGCGACGATGGTTCGGTACGAGTACACGCGGTACTCACAGATCAGTTCGTCGTTCACTGTGTAGTCGTGACGGACGATGGTGAAGCGACCGCCAGCCATCGGGATGATGCCCTCGGGTCGATCGTTGATGATTTCGTAGGCTGCTTCGTTGATCTCTTTGAGAATCGGTGTGCGCTTGCCTTGGAAGTCTGCGGATGAGTATTCCATGATGGTTCCTTTTGGATAGGAGCGGGGGATAGAGAATTGTTCTATCAATTCCGTTATCGGGGCGTCGAAAGACGGCCTGTAAAAACACCCCTTCACCCAACGGAGTTGCTGGGCAAAGGGGCGAAGGTGGTAGAGTCAGTCGCTAGGTTGAGCGTCCTTGATCAGATCCATGAGGTGATCGAGACCAAGACGTAGGAACAGTGTCTCGTTGCTTTCCGGCATACCGTAGGTGTGCATCTCGTCGATGACAGAGGCACCGATGTACTTGTTCTTAATAGCCAGCGGAACACCGAGCTGGATCGTGAGCATACGAAGAACAGCAACGCCGACGCCACTTGAGGTGAAGAACTTGTCCGTTTTGGACGTGAAGTCACACGCTTTGTTATCGCTTCGTGTCTTGGTGACATCGATGCTCCATGTGATTGGGGCATACTCAGTATGGTTCTTGGTCCCCAGGTTTGCCAGGAGCACAGACAGTGTCAGTGTGGTGGTCCAGGTGACACTGTTTTCATCACCATGAACCTTCTGTGCTGTGATCTCTAGGCGCGTGCGATCATGGGCGTATTGCTCAAAGCTCGGGACGAATTCGGCACGCACAGTGTGCGTAGTGTCGTCCCAGTCTGTTTCAGCAACGTTCATGATGTCGAGGTAGAGTTCATCCTCGCGCGAGCTTGCTGCGCACAGCGTTGAGATGAGCATGTTGGTCGTGAGCCTGGAGAGCGCGTGCATCTGCGCGGGCAGGTCGTGGCGCATGTCGGTCATGTGGCGAAGTAACATGATTAGTCCTCTTTCTATTTGATGGATAGGTATACACACTAACCCCTTCAATACATAGCATCTCTGTGCATTGAAGGGCCTCCTTTTGTTGTGAGTTAGATGCTGTAGCGGTTAAAGCGGACAGGTTTGTATGGGTGGAAACGAAGAGGGTAACTCTTGTTCAGCTCCCATTGTTGCAATACTGCGTTCAGTGCCCAAATGGTTCGGTGGATCTCTTTATCCGTTTCCCAGTCAATTTTGTCGTAGTGACCATCGAGCATTTCGATGCATCGGTAACGAAGCTGCATGATCTGTTCTTTTGTGGGTTTATTACTGAGGATATTGCGGGTGAGTTCATCAAGATGGTCCCACATCATGATCGGCATGACACATGGTGCGTTGTCGTATTGATCGTGGATCGCCATGAGGCGGATTCGAGGTTCAATGCGCGCGATGATGCTATTGGGATGAGTCGGGACGTCTCGTTCATAGTTAAGATCGAGGCTTTCTAATGCGCTGCGTGCATCATCAAGTGCAAGAGCCATCTCTTGGGCTTGTGGTCGGATGAACCCTTCCGTGATGAGCTGCGTGCGACGCATTCGTTCCTCCCATGCGTCCATGTGGTTGACGTCTGTGTAAAGCCGGACGAGGTATGTCTTCCAATGCATAGTCATGGTTGTCATCTTTCTGAGTTGTGTCAGGTGTGTATGGTAGAGCAACCCCTGTAACAGACGTGCTACAGGGGTTGCATATGGGGTTGTTTGGACGGTGTTTCAGCCCATGACGCTCAGGCGCGAAATGACTGTGTCCAGGCCGTCCTTATCGAGCGGGTAGGCCACCTCGCGCTTCGAGATATCACGGTAGGTGAAGTCCGAAGGCACCACGTAGAGCGTGGGGCACCTAGGGCTGATGCGGTCGGTGAGATCAATGACGGGAACATAGGGCTGTTCGTGTGAGTAGATCTGGCTGTGGATCTCCAGCTTCGCATCAAGCAATGGCTTGCCGTGCTCCATAAGGAAGGAGAAGGGCGCCAGCCCTGATCCGAGTTCCCCGTCATCTCCGCGCGTGAAGGCGCGGGCGAGGATACGGGTGAAGTAGGCGGGATCATCCACGCGGTTCAACCCCACGTCGCGGCAGGAGGTCAAAGCGTCGAGGACTGCAACAGTTCCTCCCCAGTGGGAGTACATGGACAGTCCGGTGACGAGATCGAAGCCAGGGCACTCGGGCAGTTCCTGGCGGTTCGTGATGATGAGGAATGAGGAGCGGTCCCCCATAGTGGTTCTTCTTTCTGAGTAAGACAGGGATAGAGGGTGTTCTATCGGTTTGACATTCGGGGCGTCGAAAGACGCTCTGTAACAACACCCCTTTACCCAGGCATGAGCGCTGGGTAAAGGGGCGTGGGGTTGGGTCAGTCGCTGGGCTGAGCGTCCTTGACTAGCTTCATGAGATGGTTGATGCCGTAGCGCAAGAATTCCTTCTCGGCGTGTTCTGGCATACCGTCGATGCGGTAATTGTCCATGACGTCGGTATTGATGAGTGAGTTGCTCCGGGTAGCGAGCTGGACACCGAGCTGGATCGCGAGGCAGCGGAGTACTGCAATGGCAGCGCCACCTGTGAGGTGGTACTCACGTTGATCACATGCATACTTGCCATCGATCGTTTTGATGACATCGAGGTTCCATTCCAACGGAATGTATCGAGTGTGGTACTCGGTGTGGTAATGACCCAGGAGTACAGATGCCGACAGTAGTGTTGATCTGCTCGGCGTGTCCAGGTCCCCTTTGATATCGTTCTTGACGAGGATAGTCAGGAGCGTACGATCGAGGCCACGTAGCCTATGTCTTGGAACGAACTCTGTATGTACTTCGTGTGTGGCGTCATCCCAATCCATATCGGTGATACGTTTGACGTCGAAGTAAAGTTCGTTGCTATTATCGATCATCGGAATTTCTAACAGGAGTATGTCGGTCGTGTTTCGCGTGAGGTCTTGTATCTGAGTTTTGAGATCGAGAGGGCGATCGCTCATGTGCGAAAGTTGCATGATGAGTCCTTTGGTTGATACGTAGATAAACCAACCCCTCCAACGCACAGGGTTTCTATGCGCTGGAGAGGTTGGTGCGGGTCTTAGCCGAACATGAGACGGCCAATGGCTTCGGTCAAGCCCTCGTCGGTGAGTGGATAGACGTTGGATGAGATAAAGGCGTATTGGTAGTAGGTGGAGACGCGTTGCATGAGGTAAAGTTTTGGTTCTTCACCACCGTCGTACTCATACCCTGTGAGGTCAATGACAGGTAGATATGGTTGTTCGGAGTAGACCAATCGGAACAGGTCGTTTTCTGACTTAAGGAAAGACATACCTTTATCCGCATCAATGGAGTAGGGCATGATCCCCGACTCCGGTTCTTCGTATTCGTCATCTTCACGTGTGAAGGCGCGGGAGATGATGCGAACGAAGCCTGGGTGATAATCCAAATGCTTCAACCCATGCTTTCGACAGGCTTCCAAAGCGTCAATGATCGCGGGGGTATCTCCCCATTGGGAGCACAACGAGAGCACGGTGATCATATCGGTGTCTTCACCGAAAACACGCTTGCGATCTGTAATGATGAGGATTTGAGAACGGTGTGCCATGATGAGGCTCCTTTTTCGTATATATAAGGCGAGCGTTACTTGGCGGTGTTGCCCTGAGCCTCAGCCTCAGCAAGGCGAGCCTTGAGCTTCTTGATCGTCTTGCGACGCTTCTTATCAAGCAGATCTTCGTACGAGAGCGTGACGAAGATGCCGGTGAAGAAGCCGATACCTCCAGAGACGAAGATCCAGGTCAGGGTGTGCAGGTCATTTGCAGTAGGCATGTGAGTTTTCTCCTTAGTTTTCAGGGATGTAAATAATCATTATTTCGTTAGCGCGTTCAAAACCTGACCACGTGCTGGGGACAGCAGCGTGATCGTTGAGGGGCGTTTCACCCTCTTTGTGCAGTCGCACCCACGGTTCGCCAGTTGTGCTTGCTTCCTTACGGAAGTACAACGGGTTTCGGTCTAAGACTTCGCGGTTGACTCGAAGAATGGTACCTTTCGGCAGTTCATCGAGATCAATGTCAACGTGCTCAAAGAGTGGTTTGCTACCTTCCCAGAATGAGCCGAGATGGCCACGCTCAGGAATGAAACCTTTTTCGAAGATTTTGCGTCCAAATGTGGTTTGAATCTTTTTAGCGTGCATGATGAAGTCTTTCTGTTCGTCAATTGGTGAGATGATGTTGCGAGAAGCTCATGCCTCCATGCACTCGTCACAGTACACGGCCTCGGTGAGGTCCATGTAGGCGAGGGTCTTATCAGAGACGTGAGCGAAAACGTGCTTACCGCACTCGGTGCAATCGACGAACATGACGAACTTCTTTCTCTATATATAAGGAGTAGGTTACCCCTGAGATGAGCGAGGGCTTAGACAATGGAACAATGTCAATGTATATTTCGACGCTGCGTGCAGCGTCAGAAACGAAAACTATTTGTAACATGTGGCTTGTCTCATATAGACAGGCACACATAAACAGATCACTTGGTAATTGAATATATTCGTCGCATACATTCGTGTATGTGTGCTACTATTGTTCTTAGTGGTCTTCTCCCTCTCAGAGGACGCAACTACCATCGCCTGGATCGGTAGTCAACCGTTGAATCGTAAGGACTCATCGCGAGAGGAAGTGGGCGTAGCCCGCTGATGAGTATGGCTTTTATTAACAGAAAGTGAGACGAGATGATGACAGCAAAGTCACGGACACGCACAGTTGCCGCAACTGCGGCTCTGATTGCGTTTACCGGATCGCTGGGTGCCAGCGCTGCGTTCGCAGAAGGTGGTACAGGTGGCGTTGGCGGCGGTGGCTTTGGCTCCAGCGCGGGCCTGAGTGCAACGTATCAATTCTTCGATGCCGCTAAGGGTGACTTCAATAACCCGGACACGCCCCAAGGCGAGGGTCAGGACTCGGTTAACTGGTTCCTGGCTCAACGAAATCTCCAGAACACGAAGATGGGCGCAAAGATTCAGCTCGCATGTAATGATGCGCTGAATGAAGCATCCGATCGTGCACGTGCACAGGGTGATCCCAATCCGCATTCCCGTGTTGTGGGCATCATGTACGCCCTCTATAAGGAAAACCCAAACGTTGAGGCCGCTCGTGGAGCACAGTTCTTCTATGAACTGACGAACCACTGGCGCAATAATGGTTACCAGGGCTTCTGGGAGCTTTCCAAAGACACTCCGGTTTTCAAGGAATGGATCGCAAATTTGGCCGATGCTGGTATCAGGAAGGGTTCTCGTGACGGTGCAGACTCTGTTTCAGCCGTGTGTGTTGCTGTGAACAATCACGAGCCTCTCAGTCTCAATAAGCCGGTCACCTACCGTTTGAATGTCACGACGAACCATGACTCGCACGTGACCGAGGCCGGTAGCACCGATCCTGTCTACGACATCATTCACGCCTCTCGCGTGGATAACAAGGGCGCGGATGAGAATCTGAACGCCGATATCATTTTGAACTACGAAGGTCCCGAGGGAAACAAGTCGGTGACCAAGCAGGCTCAGATCGCCAACCACGGTGATACCAAGTCTCCTGAGTTCACTCCTGCCGACTTCGGCTGGTCCTCGTGGCCTGCAACGGGTGAGGGTAAGAAGTTCTGGTTCGATATCCATGTTGCCAAGCAGGGCAATCTGGAAGAGGCCATCGACACTGCCGACCGTGAAGAGGCAGAGTCGTGGGCTGTGACCCCCAAGAACCCCGTCAAGTACTTGATGAATGGCGAGAACGGTAGCCAGCTGACCGAAAAGGACGTTCTGGCTGCAAACATGTTCTACAACGCGAACATCACCGCGCACTCGAACGGCTACTCGTCTGAGATGACCATCACCGATACCGTGAACACCGCTGATGTCACGATCGGTGGCAAGGATGCAGATGACGCTGGTCGCGTCCAGGTCTTTGGTCCTGATGGTCAGCGCGTCAAGGCCGATGTGAAGATCGACCGCTCCACCGAAGGTAAGGTCATCATCTCCGGTACCGTGAAGAACATGGAGAAGCAGGGGACGTACACCCTGTCTGTTCCGACCTACACGAAGGCCACTGGCGCTGACTACCGCATCCCGGATGATTCCAAGGCGTGCTACACCGCTGCTGGCGACCACTGCTTGAAGGGTAACTCCGCTGAGACCGGCAAGGTCACCCCGGATCCCGACAAGGTGTGGACTGCTGATGAGGCGGATGCTCGTACCACTGCTGATCCCAGCCGCACGAACTCCAAGGGCGTGGACCGCGAGACGTTCCTGCCCGGTGACAAGGTTTCTGCTGTGGTCAACGACCACATTGCACCGTTCTTGCAGTACAACCTGGAAGAGTACTCCATCGTTGATGACTGGTCGGATGGTCTGGCTTACGTCACAATGGACAAGGCTCCCAAGGTCTTCTTCCAGGGTAAGGATGTCACTAAGGAATTCGAGATCACGAACGATGTCGAAAAGGGTGTCACCACTGCGAAGGCTAAGCCTGAGTTCCTCGCCAAGACTGGTCGTCTGGCAGAACCCGGTGAGGTCAAGCTCGTCATTTCCGGTGAGTTCCGTCGTGACTACGACACCGATGGTAGCTTGCGTACCCTGATCAACAAGGGCCACGTGACCTGGAACAACGAGATGAAGGCCACCAACGAGCCTCCGATCTTCACTCTGACCCCCAAGGTCGCCATCGACGTTGAGAAGTACACTCTCGACGAGGGCCTGGAAAAGGGTGACCGTGACGATGCTAAGGACGCATTGACCTTGAAGTCTCCCGAGGACGTCACCAAGATTGGCTTCCTTGTGAAGAACACTGGTGACGCTGATCTCGTCGATGTTACCTTGACCGATAAGACTCATGAGGGTACCACTGGCAATGTCACTGACATCACTTGTGAGATCCCTGCTGATCAGGCCAAGGCAAACCAGGCGACCTCTGGTGTTGCGAACGGCACCACCTCTGGAACCGTTAAGGTTGCAGGCGATAAGATCGGTCTGCTCAAGGTTGGTCAGTCTGTGACCTGCACCGGCTTCCTGACTGGTGTTCAGACTGGTACCATGCACTCCGATACCGCTACCGCTGAGGGCAAGTCGATCCACAACGGTAAGAAGGTCTCGGACTCCGATGACTGGCACGCAACCGTTCCTGCTCCTGAAAAGCAGGCACCTCGCGGCGCTGTCACTGGTGAGGCAGCGGGAGCAAACACCGCTGGTCTGGCTGCTGCTGGTACCTTGATGGTTCTGGCTGGCGCTGGCGCTGGTGCAACTGCACTGTCTCGTCGCAAGCAGCGCGCATGACACAGTAAGCATGACTCCGGTCATGTGAGCTGACTCGATCCCCCGTGGTGAAAACTGCGGGGGATCTTTTTATGCGTGTTTTGTCGTACGTGAGCGGCTCTAATGGTGTAGAATGGTTGATGTACCAATAGAATCAACCATATGTTATGAAAGGTTTTGAGTTATATGACTATGCGCCCTGAGATTTTGCATCATGTTTTTAACCCTGCTGATCCTCTTTATATTGAAGGGGTAGAACCAGCGCCTCTCGTCGGTTTTGTCGGTCTTAAACGATCAGGTAAAGATACCGCTGCTCAGGCGTTTGTTGATCAGGGCTGGACGCGCATGGCGTTTGCTGACCCGCTCAAAGACATGGCTATGAAGCTGCGCGGTGTGTGGGTTGAGGTGCCCGAAGGTGTTCATTTGGACGCTGCTGTGCCTGTGATGCGTGATTCATCGGGTCACGGTGGAAGTTTTGCACAGTACCATTACGTCGTTGATGCTCTCGGTATGGAGAAGGCGAAGGATCTCGTGCCTGACGTGCGACGTCTGCTCCAAACTCTTGGAACGGATTGCGTTCGCGGGACGTTCGGCCCTATGGCATGGGTTGATTGTATGGAAGATGCTGTGAGTCGCGTTATTGGTCAAGATGGTTCAGTAGTGATCACCGATGTTCGTTTTCATGAGGAGTTAGATTTTATGATTCGTCATGGTGGTACGGTGATTGGCGTATGGCGAGGTGATAGACGGTCATTTTTTGAGGCATTAGATCGTCGCGATGCTGGTGCCATCGAAGATGAGCACGTCTCGGAACGAAATATTTACGAATTGTTTAGTCGTTGCCATTCAGTGATTTGTAACTGTGGGTCTGTTCAAGATTTGCAAGATATGGCGTTGCGTATCATGCGGTGAACCTACCGACTCTTATCTGGCGCTTATCTGGTTTTTATGTGACCGGGTAAGCGCCATTTCTCTTGATACACGAGCCGAATAATGTTATGATGGTTTATAGATGACCAGATAAGAACCATCTGGTCCGTGTAGTCCACACACAGAAAGGGGTGTCTATGCCCAAGCGTTTTACGGGGTCTGTTCCACGGCCTACGCCGAAGCGGTTCCGCGTGTCTGTTCCAGAAACCGATGAGTCTGTCCTGGCATGGATCGGTGCTCAAAGTGATCTGAGCAATTCAGTGCGAGCGCTCATTAGAGAGTCGATTGAGAAGAACGGATACCGTGATGCGACGTGTTATCCCGTTGTGCAACAGCCTCGTCGTGGCCGTCCTCCGAGATCAGCAGAGGATGAGGCAGAGGACGCGATTGTGCCTGAGATGATTAAACCTGGGGTCGAACCAGATGATGAGGTTACCACTATCCCTGCTGCTGTCCCCATGCCTGTGCATGAGGAACCTGCATATGAAGCCCCGGCTCAGACAAACGTTGAAGACGTACTCGGTACGTTGCGCTAGTAAGAAGACTGAAACGAAAGGATTATACTTATGACTTCTATCAACCTTGTGGGTGGTATCGACGTTGGTAACGGCTATGTGAAGGGTCTGATTCGCTCCGACCGCACTGATAAGGCCGGTAAGCCGATCGTTGATACTGTTGATTTGCCTAGTGGCGTGACTTTGATGACGCGCCCGAACTCTTTGCCTGATCCTGATAATGAGGCGAAGGAGAAGTGCGCTGAGGATCTCTACAACAACCTCGATGTGTCGTTCTCGTCCCCCATGGTCTCGAACTCGTACCGACACCTGTTTGGTACGCGCGCTCTGAGTGCTAATGGCGCGTTTGATGAATTCAACGTCGTGGGGCGACGCTCGAAGGCTGAGCAAGAACTATCCAAGGTCTTGATCTTGGGTTGCTTCGCAGCGAAGGCTCTGCGCGATTACGTCTCTGAGAACAAGGCGCTGCCAACGAGTGAGTTGAATGTTAAGGCGCGCGTGGCTGTGGCTCTTCCCATTGATGAGTACATGCGCCACCGCACCAGCTACAGCGCTCAGTTCATGAGCGGCGTTCACCTGGTGACTGTTCATAACTTTGAGACTCCCGTGACTATTCGCATTACTTTTGATGACGTGGTGGTGATGGCCGAAGGTGCCTCCGCTCAGTGGGCAATCACCGAGAAGGGTGTCCCGCTCATGCAGGCTATGCTTGCTGACGTGCGCTCCCGGGGTCTTGCTCTCGAAGGTGTCACAGCCGAAGATGTCCTGGCTGCGCGCAACACCATTGGTATCGACATTGGCGAAGGCACGGTGAACTTCCCTGTGTTCACTAACGGTAAGTTCAACGCTGATGCCTCGACGACTTTTGGCGAAGGCTACGGAACTGTGCTTACTCGTGCGCTCGAATCTATGGACGGCGAAGGCTTCAACACTGGATTTACCAGCCGGAAGCAACTGGCTGATTTCCTCCAGCATGAGCCGTCCCCCTTGAAGCGTAATTTCTACCAGAAGGTTCAGACCTACGTTGCTCGTGAGATTGAGTTTTTCGCTCGCGCTGTCTCCGATCAATTTGGACGTGTGCTCTCTGTTGTGGGTGCAACCACTGAGGTCGTGTTTGTGTTCGGCGGTGGATCTGGGCCTGTGAAGGACGCGCTCTACCCCTTGCTCTTGGCGAAGGTTGCAGAGATGAACTCAGCGGACGCAATGCCGGTGCTCTACCTCGATGCCTCGTACTCGCGCTCGCTCAACCGTGAGGGTCTATATTCGATCGCTCAGGCGTCTGCTGTGACGGGCCGTAAGACGAAGGCATCGGCATGAGTAGCCCCTGGGATAACGTTTCTCGTCAGTATGGCGTTCAGCCACCTGGCGAGCCTGATGAGGTTTCTGAGGCGGTAGCAGAAGATGCTCCGAACTTGGAGCCTCGCTCTGGATTGCTGACCTTTGATGAGATCATGCACAGCAGTGGGACTGAGGTAGCCGAAGCCAAGGCACGCAAGAAGCGAAGCGCTCTTGTGACTGGCGTTGTCAGCGTGCTCATTGCAGCTTTGCTGGGCGGTGGTGGGTATCTCGTGTACCGCGCCTATACTGACTCGCAGATCGAAGACACTTTGTCTTTGCCGAGTGACACGTATCAAGACGCTCAGGTGGATCAGGGTCCTGTTGACCCGACCACCGAGATGCTCAACCACGAGTGGCCGGTTGTGAACGCGGATTCGGATCAGGGATCCAATACCTGGGATATCAACACTGAGGATCACCGGATTCAAACCATGTCTATTGCACGCATGGCTCCGGGATCGGTGTTTATCCCCGAATCCGGGATTTACATGGAAGTGCAAGGCAGCGACAAGTTTGAGCCATCGAAGTATGGCGACCTGCAAACCATCCACGTGCCAACGAACGTGCATCGTGGCGTCTGGTACTCCGACGGCGCACCTCTGACTCAGTCTGATACAGGCGTACTGACGAACGTGACTGTTCACTCTGATCCTGTACCAAGCCATAGCACCAACCCCTCTGTCCCAACCCCTGCTCCTAACGGCACTCCCTCCCCCTCCTCTACTCTTTCCGAGAATCAGGGAACGAAGGATCAGAACACCCCAAATTTCGGAGAAGGGACAACGTTCATTGCTTCCCATGTTGCATGGACGAAGAAACATCGCGGTGCCCTGTACACGATGGCAACCGATGTTAAGCAAGGTCAGCTCATCTGGGCGAAAGGTTTCGATGGAACCCTCTCCACATGGCGAGTGAACGGTATGTGGACCGCTGAGCATGAGGCGTTCCCGCCTGACTATTTCAGTGCAAGTGGGCCTCGTCGGCTTGTGCTCACCACGTGTGGTGGTAGAGTGAATAAGCAGGGATACTACCAACAGAACGTGTTTCTTGTAGCGGCTCCTGTGCCGCTCAAGGGACAGTTACCGCACTGATTTTGAGGGTTTTCAGGGCGGTATAGCAAGACCCCGTAGCGATGGTGTTTCACCAGGCTACGGGGTCTCGTTTGCGCTATGTGTTTAGAGAGAGAAGCGCTTTCGCACAGCGAGAATTGCTCCACCCATGAGGGTGAGCAGGCTTCCACCGAGCAGTGGGAGAGTTGCCGCTCCGGTGTGAGCTAGACCCTCTTGGTTGTTCACAGAGGTGGAACCGTTAGCAGTCTTGGAACCAGTCTGGGTTGCAGACTGAGTGTTGCCGTTCGCATTGACGAGGACGTCACCACCCTTGCCATCGGCCTTGTTTCCATCCTGAGAGCCAGGAATCGGGGTCTCAGTGCTTCCATCAGTGGAAGGAGCCGGAGTAGGATCCGTGGTCTCGTTACCCGGAGTAGGCGCTGGAGCAGGAGTGGTGCCATCTGGAGCCGGAGTTACTTCACCAGGAGTGGGAGTGGCCGGATTAGTTGTCGTGTCACCCGTGCCAGGGGTCTCGGTGGTTCCACCAGGCGTTGGTGTCGGATCAGGGAGCGGTCCCTCTGGAGTTGGGATGTTCGGCCTCTCAGCGTTGTCGCTGGGAGTCGGAGCCGGTTTTGGATCCTCAGTAGTTGCACCAGGCGTACCGGGCGTCGTTTCGTTCGTATCCGGCTTGGGTGCTACCGGAGAATCGCTCTCGTTGGAAGGCTTAGGGTTTTCGCTCCCAGGCGTCTCGGTAGATGGAGCAGCAGGTGTAGTCTCGCTTGGAGCAGGTGTCACGGGTGCGGTCTCATCTGTCGCTGGAGTAGGCGTTACAGGAGCTGGATCAGCGGGCGGATCTGCTGGTGCTGGTGTGCCAGGCTCTGTGGTAGGAGCAGGGTCTGTAGCGGGCGCTACAGGAGCCGTCTCAGTTTCAGTAGCTGCCGGGGCTGCTGGAGTTGTATCTGCCGTATCGGTGGTTGCAGCCGTGTTTGCCGTGTTCGCTGCTCCATCACAGATCAGACCGTTTTCATATGCAACGCCTGCGTTTGTGCCAGGCGTGTACAACCGCGCATCGTCTGCGGCGGTTGGAACCCGGCAGTCAGTATCGCCGAGGTGATCTTCTGCCGCCATTGCTCCACCTGCGAGAAGCATGGTGAAGGCTGCTGTTGCGCCGATGGTTGCGCCCAGCTTCTTAGCTGGTGTCATTCCATTCATGAGATGTTCTCTTTCTCGATCGAGTATTGCGACGGGGTAGCGCAATAGCAATAAAACAAAAGACCCCGTAGCGTCAGTATACCTGAGCTACGAGGTCTTTTGTACCCTGATGTGCTGAAACGTCAGGCTATGCCTTGGCTCGCTTGGTCAGAGTAAGAGCTGATCCAGCCACGAGAAGGAGAGCTGCTCCACCCAGTAGGGGCAGAGTCACTGACCCGGTGTGAGCCAGAGCTGCTCCCTGATGGTCCACAGAGGTGGATCCAGCAGGAGTCTTGGTTCCAGTCTGGTTGCTACCGTTCTCAGTAACGTTGGTGGAACCATTCGTGGTACCACCCTTACCATCCTTGTTTCCGTTCTCCTGAGAGCCAGGAACCGGAGCCTCAGTGGCTGCGCTGGGAGCCGGAGTAGGATCCGTGGTTGCGTCACCCGGAGTGGAAGGAGCCGGTGCGGGAGTCGTCTCACCAGGGGTGGGAACAACAGGAGCAGGCGTGGTTTCACTTGGGTTCGGCGCAGGAGCGGTTGCACTCGGATCGGGCACCGGGGTGGGTGCCGGAGTCGTTTCCTCTGGGGTTGGAACAACCGGAGCCGGAGTAGTTTCACTTGGCTTCGGTGTAGGAGTGACTTCACCAGGAGTAGGCTCAGGAGCCGGAGTTGGCGCAGGTGTCGTTTCGCTTGGAGCAGGGGTCGGCACCGGAGTAGGCGGTGGGGTTACTCCGTCGTGATCAGGCAGAGATGGAGTCGGCTTCGGCGTAGGAGTTGTCTCACCAGGCGTAGGTGTTGGAGTTGGAGCCGGAGTGGTCTCACTCGGTGTAGGAGTTGGCGTTGGAGCCGGTTCCTCTTGCTTGGGAAGAGTGACAACCTCGTCTTCTGCGCCCCACCCATCGATGAAGTTCGCATCCATGTACTTACCCCAGGTGCCGGGCTGCTTGTTACGATCTACGCTCCAGACCCAGACGATGTAGCCGTTATTCAAAGCGGTGGCAGGCTTGGCGATTGAGGCAGTCTTGGTGCCCGGTTCGTTAAAGTCGAGATCGGTTTCACCAATGAGCTGTGCACCAGATGGGAGCGTGTATGTAAGCTCAGGCTTGTTCTTCATGTAGTACACCTGGCCGTGGACTGTGGCCGGGGCCATTTCGTGGTTGATGACGAGCCAGGGGTCTCGGCCATAGGTCGGGTCCGAGGCGACGGTCACATCGTCTTTCAGTTCGTTGCCTTCAATACCGTACTTGACAGCGTTCGTCTTAACGATTAGTGCCCATCGGCAGTTGTATGCTGCGATGCCATCGTCAGCGGGAACGGCATTGAATGTTCCCGAGGTACCAATGAGACCAAACGATGAGCCACTGACATGAGCAGATTCACCCGGCTCAGGTGTATACGACAGCTCGTCGAAGGCTCCGGTGTGGATCTTGCAGTGGTCGGAGTTGTCAGCTGCTGCCTTGGCCTGAGCGATCCGGTTCTGGAAGTCGTTGAAGCCTGCGACGGTGTCAGCGCTGGAGGCATCTTCACTGTATTGATGCACGGCGGTGATACCGCCAGTGAGAGCCGCTGTGAAAGCAGCAGTTGCACCGATTGCGCCGACGAGCTTCTTTGTTTGTGTGTGCATAGATATTCTCTTTCTATTGAGTTGTGAGACCTTTTCACATGAAAAACCCCTGTAGCACCAGTCTAGCTGGTACCACAGGGGTTTCATACCTAAGAGATTCGATATTCAGTTATCAGTGTCGATCAGAACGGGGGATTGTCCTGATCGGCGATCCCGAGATAAGGCGACTGCATGTCGTCGTAGACGGGAGCCTGGGGTGCAACCTGAGCAGCAGGCGCAGCGGGAGCTGCGAGCTGTGCGGCGCGGTTGTAGGCATCCTGCTGAGCAACGCGCTTGGCGAGGCGATCAGTGGTGGTCTTGCGCGACTCCAGCATCTGAACGTCAGAGACGATCAGCTTGGTGGCGAAGTGGCGCTCACCTGCGCGATCGACGTAGGAGTCAGTGGTGACGCGGTAGGCGACCTCGACAAGGTCACCCTTGTGGATCATGTCGAAAACGCCATTGTCGCGGTCAGCGGGAATGAAGCGCTCGACGGGTACTGCGTCGGTGCCACGTTCGCCGTTGCGATCAGTGAAGTCCTGATCGACCAGAACGGTGAAGCGAACGGTGCGAGAACCGTCAGAGTTGTCGAAGAAGCGAGGGTCAGCTGCCAGGCGGCCAAGAGCGATGCCGTGATTGCGAGTGTTGATACGAGCCATTGTTATTCTCCTTTGTGTGTAACACGTAGATCGGATGATCTTGATCAGTATATCTTTGTGTGCATCTGTGATGCACTGAGATAAACTATTTGTTCTGCTTTTTCAGCAGAATTGCTCCCAGACTAGGATTCGAACCTAGACCAGCAGATTCAGAGTCTGTGGTGCTGCCATTACACCATCTGGGAAAAGAGCCAAGAGACAGGGGTTGTTTCTTGGCTTAGGTTGGTAGTGTCAATTTAGGGGTGCGTATCCGCTTACACCACCTTCTTCAATGTAGATGTAGCCGTCTTCCTCATCGAAATTCTCATCCCCGAAATCATCGTCCTCATAGAGATAGATCTCAGGTTCTGTGTCGATGCGGTAGGCGCGGAAGTTTTCGATGATGTCTTGCCACGTGCGACGCGATCCGAAGAGGCGGTCAAGGACGGGCCACATCTGGGTGTTCTCAGAGTCACCGACGACGCGCGAGGTTCGGTGCCAGATGCTGTCACCGATGTTTTCGACCTCAGTGACGAGCAGGGAGATGAAAGGAAAGTCTTCCCGGTTGTAGTCTTCCCATAGTGACACGTGATAGATGTGGTTGTAGTCGTCACAGTAGGTCTCGTACCACAGGCGGGTGTCTTCGAATGATCCGTATTTGGACTCGACTTGGTCCCATTGCTCCCAATCGAGGTTCAAGGGTTGATGAGGCATGGCGGTCTCCTTTTGTGTTGGTTGTGGTGTTTTGAGAGAGGCTCCCAGACTAGGGGTCGAACCTAGATTCTCGGGATCAAAACCCGATGTGCTGCCTTTACACTATCTGGGATGAAGCCAAGTGTTGTACTTGGCCGGGTGAGTAATCAATGGACGTATACGTGAATTGGAGCGATGGTTGACTTCAAGATTTTTGCCATCTCTTCATCGGAGTGCGTATTACCCGTGTAAGAAATCCATCCGCCAAGGTTACTCACTTTGAAGAAAGAATGTTGCGCCATGCGTACGACAGTACCATCTTCGAGGTCAGTGGTGTCGTACTCCGTATACTCGGTTGCTCGGCAATCACGCAGGTTCAGGCCGTACGATTGAAATTTAGTGTCTGTCATTGGTCTCTCCTAAACAAGAGTTTTTACTGTTTCAGCGATGAAACCGATGCAATTTATTGCATAAGAATTGATGTTGTGGGTCAGATGGGGGGTCTTTATAGATGTGGTCACCATACATACTTGTTGATGTACATATGGTGACCACTATCGGATGGTTTTGGTTCAGTCGTTAGTCTGGATCAATGACTGAGTCGAGATGGATAATTATGGTTTCGTAATTATAGTTTCGAGATTTTCGTGCAACGTCCTCAGAGTCGTATAGCATACCATTGTCGGAGATCCAGACGGCCTGTCCTCCGATATGATCGATAACCATGAATCGGTCGGGGTCCAAGTTTTCGAATTCTTCTCTTTTGTCAGTGAACTGAACGATGGAACCTCGGCGCATGGACTTGAGATCATAAACGGTTTCATCTTTATCTACGATCTCGGTGTTTTTGCGTTTGTTTGTGTCCTTTTCTTCTTCTTCGTAGAGGAAAATTTCATAATTATCCGGGTCAAAGATCGGTAATTCGTCCTGTTCAGTTTGGTCTTCTGATGGGATTGTTTGCAGGTCGTCGTCCACCTGTTGATTAGATTCGTCATCAGTGGGTGTCATGTGGTTTTTGTTGGCGAAAAGCATGGTATTCTCTCTTTTCTGTCGTGCTCATTACACTGTGTAATGCGTCGGAACGGCGAGACTCGAACTCGCGGCCTCCTGACCCCAAATCAGGCGCGCTACCACCTGCGCTACGTTCCGTGTGGCGGGTGTGCCCCTTGGTCTCAGATCACCTCTGTTAACAGAACAAAGAGCACACCGGATGCGGCCAACGATCAGAAAGGTGATTCCCAATCGTTCCGCTACCTCTCTATGGCTGCGTGTAGAGAGGTGGTTTGTGGTGTGGGGGCTGTTTGGCGCGCGGACAAAGCAAAACACACTATATTCAGTTATTGCGCGTCTCGGGTGCGACCCGATTCGTACCCCACGTTACGGCGGTTGGTCCAGCCATTGGTTTATAGGTTCGCGATAACCAATGGCAGGAAAAGGTTGTAACCCTTTGATCCTATTCATCCAGCATTGTCCAACCGCTGGGTGGTTCCCTCGGTGGGAGTTGAACCCACACGTCCTTGTGGACACTTGATTTTGAGTCAAGCGCGTCTGCCTGTTTCGCCACGAGGGATTTTGATTGGTATATCAGTATTATATACCATGTGTCAGTTGTTCGCTATATCTCTTGCGCGCGAGATGAACATTGTAGTATCGGGGCTATGTGCGGCATTACAACGTCGAACAATTTCTGCGAGATCATCATTAGTGTAATGATTGTCCCATGGGTCCACCCACACGCAAAAAGGTTCATTGGGGTTGTGTGGTCGATGGACGTGATAGAACGTATT